TCAAAATGAACTCCATGTTGCCATTCCGCAGATGCCGTCAGCCGCCAATCCATGTGTTTTCTGCCATTCTACCAGCTTAGCTTTTGTACCAGCGCCAAAAATGCCATCTACCTTCAAGCCTAAATGTCGCTGCAATACAGTCACAGCATAAGACACGCCACCAGTGCAGTCCTTAGAGCCCTGACGAATCGTGGGCATGATTTTACTCACGACCTGATATGCAGTACCACTTTTACTGACCCAACGGCTATGAGTCTCACGCACATCAACATGAACAAAGCCACCCGTCACCTGTGCTCGACTATAATAGCCAATACCGCCATGCTTCTGGAAGTAGGGGAGTGAGGCTACGTATAGCGCAATACGAATTGGGTCAACACCGTTGATGTGAATATCCGCTGCTGTGCCCAGACAATGCTGACTACGAGAACTGCCACCGATTGAAATGTTATATGCAGGAGTACGGTAGGCAGAGCTGATTAGAACCGGCTTGCCGAAATGGTCACGAATCTGCTGCAGAGTCTCTACTAGTTCAGTTGCGACCTTGAACTCGTCGCTCCGGTCATTGCAAGCAAATTCATAGGCACAGAAGTTCTTGGACAGCTTCTTGTTCCAGTCCTTCTTCATAGAATATGTAATAATGCTCATAGAGCCACACCTTCAATCCTTCTTGAGTTCTGCATTGATCTTCTCGTTCTGGATATCCATTTCCTTAACGGCGGCCTCAATCATCATCTCGATAGTAGGAGTGACCTTAATATGCATCTTCTCCAATGCGGCAATAACATACTTCTTCTTGTCAGCTTTCTTGATTGCGCCGGTGACGCCCAACTTCTCAGCGGCACGCACAGCCATCTGGACGATCTTGTACATACCGATCTGCTTCAGGTAGGGGATGCCATAGGTCATAAATGCAGTGCCAGCAACAGTGATAACCAGCTTCACAATAACAGAGACGATCTCATTAACAATACTTGCCATAGTAATACCTCCTGTTTTTTGAATAAAAAATAAAGCCCGGCACACACGTACCGAGCTATGTATTAAATGTCTTTTAAATTTTGTCCGTCAATTAGGTAGCTTTCAAGAGCAGCCTTAGCTTCCTTCATGGGGTCGATAGCATTACCATCAATGCCGTGACTGAGTAGAGCCAGTAGGGCTTTCATCATCACATTGATACCATGTTCACTCTTGTTCACACGCTGTTCTACGCCAGCGATTTTTCGTCCATGGTCTTCAACTACGATATCCTGTTCCTTCTGATGCTCTTCAAGTGACAAAAGCTTGGAACGATATAAATCCAAAACCTCTTTATCATTCTTGAGCTTGCGGTCGATATCTTCCAGATGTTTGTCGTGTTCAGTAAGCTTCAAGTTCTGTTTCGTGTCAGGTTCTTTTGCCTTCTTGATTGCATTTACAATAACGACAACAGCAGCTGAAATAGCCGTAATGCCACCAGCAATACTTAGAATCATTTGCCAAAGCTGTTCTATTGTAAAGCTGATAACACCCGGAGCATGAGTTGGTGCGGCAGTCAACAAACCAATCATTTCATCACCTCGATTCTGGTTGACAAAAAATTCACACTATGATAGAATGGGCGTGTCAAAGATTCGTCGAGCGAATTTGTGACGTCCTATCTTTGTATAGGTGTGTGGCGGGAGAGCTCTGGGTGTAACAGCCCGGGGCTCTTTCTGTTTTTACATATACTTTTAGTTTGTTTACTGCTTCGGTTTACATACCTTACGCCAGTGATAGTGCGGCTTGTCCTCGTGGAACATGATATAGCGCATCCAGTCGTCTACATAAATGCACAACAAGGCAAGGAAAAACCATAGTACAGTAAATGGCAGACAGATTTGACCCAGCAGATTGAATGGTAGGGAAGAGTAGTCCCAAATATGTAACCCCAGCATCAAGTTCAATGGAATGCCGACAACAAGCTCCATACCAGTTACAAATAACGCACCGACAAGACCCTGTTCCCACATTGGCATTTCCCACGGAATATAATTATTCAGTCCGCCGATGATTACGTAGCAGATGCCGCCCACTACAGCCATAGTCCAGTGTGAGTGACCTCGCCACAATATCTCGATGCAATAATAAAGCGCCCCTCCTATCAAAAAGAGAAGCGCACATTTCGATAATTCTTTATACTTCTTTACGATTTTGTTCATTCAGTGACCTCCTTCAACCCGACGGTTTCGAGATATTGCTTCAGAACAGGGTCGTAGTTGATTTCGACTGCATCCAGCTCTTCCATTGTAGTACAAGCTTTAATGTCGAGCTCTAATTCTTGTTGACGAGATACAAACGGTTGTACATATGTACCAATCGCCAAAGCCAGTGCGGCAAGGTCATCATACTTCCATACGGTGCATTCATCGCCAGTGGTATTCCATTTTAAAGTAAAAGACTGTCCATTTGATACAGCAAGCTGATATAGAGATAGATTAGAAGTAAGCAGAGCCTGTTTTTCACTAGTAACACTATAATACTTGCCGTCCGTCCATTGAAGCGGGTGAGAAGCAAGATATTCAGAAAGAGCGGTTTTAGACTCTGAAATTTTAGAATGCTTTGCTTTTGCTAGTTTTGCTTCAGGGTCAAGACAAGACTCTTTACCTGTAATTTCCTTGAAGTCAGCGTCGTTTATAAGCCCTTTGGAAACATACACTAGCAGCATCGCTTCAGAAATACGATTGTTTTTCCAACGTTCACTCAACTTTTCTTTTGTTGTCATGTACACACGCCTCCTTATTCAATAGTTGGTAGATTTAATGCCACGATATCTTCTAAGGCGTCAGCGATACGAGTCTGATCACTTGTTTGTTTAGCCGCGATTTCCGCAGCTTTTTTCTGTGCTGCGTCTTGGTCTTTTTCGTATTGATCAATCAGGGCTAATTTCTCCTCGCCGGTAGTGCAGTTAGAAAAATCAAGACCCTGTGCTTCGTAATTTTCGACTAGAGAATTCAAAGTTCCAAAGAATGCGCCATTGATTTCTCCGGCGGCACATAGGATATCAATACTTTCAATGCCAGCAACTGGGTAACGAGCGATCCACTCTTCTGCAGATAGAACTTCGCCAATCGGAGTGATAATAGGGTCTTGTTTATTCCAAATTTTATATCTCATAATATTATTACTCTCCTTTTAATAATTAGTTGGTTTATAAAATATAGGTTTACCAGTATAGCCGTTATACATTACAACAATATCGTCAAAATTAACACTGCCAACGCATTCACGTTCATAATCAGAGACAATACTGGACGGAAATCCAGAATACTGTATTATAGTGCCCTTCTTTCCGTCCAATATAATATATTGCGGAATAGAGCCGTCTTTCATACCATACACAATAAAACTGCCATTCGGGGTTCGTTTTGTTTTTTTTGCTAAATAGTTTGCTTGAGCGTATTTTTTGATAATGCCAGAATCACCAGATCCTAAATTAGTATTTATGGATGTTATAGTTAAACTTGGATTGATCAAATATGTGTAACCATTACTCATGCTATAAACCATGGCATAATCTGAATTAGAAGCGGAAGCAACATAAGTTCCTGGATTTGATATAACACCAGCATTAAATGTTGATTGTGTAAGCGATTCATTATATACCTCGGCAGTTGTGTTTGTGTCATACCTGATTATCAAACCTTTTCCACCAACATAAGCTGAAAGAGCACCACACTGCGTAGCAGATTTTAAAGATTCAATATCTTGTTTTGTTCCTGATGAATTCCATGCAGAAGCACTCACAAGATATGTACTGTCGAGAAATAATGTTCTCCAACCTCCAGCAATAATTCCATAATCACCTGCTTTTGTAGTAAGCTGACTTCCGCATTTGGTATATAGGGAATCTGCAAAACTTTTTGTTAGACTCGGCGTATACATGGTCACTTCATCACCGGTTCTACCATAACTATTCCATCCACCAGCAAAAAACGCATTATCTCCAATAGTCAAACCAACGCCATCGTTTTTCTCCCATGTAAGAGACGGAGCAGAAACTTTTGTCATTGTGCGCGAAAATGCTTCAACAATATCTGAAGTAGAAGGTGTTGTGCTACCACTAATGTTATTAGAATCGATACAATCTCCTCCTGCAAATATAGCATAATCGCCAGCACGAGCAGACCCTTGGAGCTTATACCGTTTTTTGCCGCTTCCAGAATATTCTTTAAATTCAACAGCCCTCATACGATATTCGTACCATAACCTTGCTATTTCGTTTACGCCAATGTATACTTTTTTAATTTTTCGAGCTACACCGTTCACGCCAATATACATGATATCAATTAGATGTGCATTATTGTCAACGCCAATGTATCCATTATGTGCCATTTATTCACCACCTTCTTATTCGTAAACAATGTAAATAACATTATTATTGAGTCTTGAATAACCGGCAGTTAAATCAGAGGTGGACGCTTGAATTGTAAAACCATTTAATTGTGAAGCCGATCCCGCACTCGCAGCATACTTCACACTCTTGTCTTTATCCGCAGTATTATCAACGTTACCCAGTCCAACCTCAGCCTTGGTGTAGCTTGGTTTTGTAGCTGCTTTAGCCCATGCATATACATCACTTGCAGGCATAGAACTTGGAAAATCCGTTATTTGGGACTTTTTGTGCGTATGTGAAATAGGCGCTTTACCATCAACTAATGTTTTCAAAGCTTTGCCTTGTGCAGCACTAAGGCTCTGATCTGTACTATCACTTGTCAAATTATTCTGGATTCCGCGCCATGTGTTTGTATCAGTAAACTTAGCATCCGCTGGGACACTCTTGGCGATTGTGTACCCGATTGCAACGGGCTTACCACCAGAGAAGTAGACGGGTTGATTATTGGAGCCAGCATTAGAGGAAAGCTTTGTAGCTGTTGTAGCGTTTGTTGCATTCGTTGCGTTCGTGGCATTTGTAGCGTTCGTGGCATTGCCCGCCCTATTAGCGTAATTAACAGACTGACTGCCGATAGTAGCACTTGTAATGATAGTACCGGCTTGAGCGGGGAGATAGACTTGAGAAGTTTCGTTTTTGCCAGCATTGTATTTCGCGTCAGTTGAATAATTGAATATTAAACTCTCATCTCCGCCAAGGTTACCCATAGTCCAGTAACCGTTTTTTGTCGCCATAGCAGCAACGGCACCATAAGAACTATCACCCGCATAGCTACTCTTTATTGCAGCGCGGTCCCTATCACCAATCCAAGAGCCGCCAGTGGATTTTGTAATTTGACCACTCATCGTACCACCGATAAGAGGTAGATAATTCCCCAATCCAATCCAACTCTTCAGGACATCCTTGGACACGTCTTTGATTTTTGTGCCATTGTCTGCATAACCTGCAACATAACCTAAATTTTCTGTAGTCAAGCCAGCGCCAGCAAAACCAATCTGAATAGTTCTATTAGCGTCGTTGTAGTCTTTTACACCGTTAGAGGTTGTCGCGCTATCGGCAGTTCCTGCGGTTGCTGGCTTGTCATCTGTAAAAGCAACGGTTTTCCATGGAGACCAATTCGCATCTGAAGTGTCTCGTTTATTCCGGTAATACAGTCGTTCAACTGCGCCAGAAGTGCCACTCCATCCAGCTACAATTTGTCCAGAACCAGAACCGTGCACAGTAATGACGTTGCCGTAAGTTGTTGGATAGCCATTATTATAGACCTTATTAACCGTCAATCCGGCAGCAGGAGAGGTGGTTCCTGACAATGCAGTCTGATTATCACCCATAGTAAGTTTTCCAGCGCTGTCTGCAGTTGTTGCTTTTGTAGCCGTACTAGCACTTCCTGCGCTCGTAGCATACTTAACAGATTTATTTGCATCAGCGGTGTTATCTACATTACCGAGTCCGATATTGCCTTTCGTGACGTTGACTGTTTTTGCAGCACTACCATCGTAAATAGCGGCAGTTGTGCCGTTTGTTTGAATCGTCAGAGCGGTCGGATTTTTAAGCGAAGCAGGAAAGTCGGTGATCTGTGATTTGGTATGTGTGTGGGATTTTGCAGAATACACGGCATCGGCTTTGCTCTTAATATAGCTCCATATCGTAGAAAACTTTACGCGACCAAAACTGTTTCCTCCTCCTGTATCTTGCCGCATAAAATAGGTGTCATCAGTAGGAGTGGCAGTCCAGACAGAGAGCTTTGAAAGCAGTCCATTTGCTCCAGCTTCGTTATTGTTCACCTTGCTGTTCAGCTTACCATCCATCTCGGATTCCGTATAATACCTATCATCGTGGCTGTGGCTCTTCGGAGCGAACTTTTCTTTCAGCTTGCCCCACAGATACTGTAAACCAGCATAATCTAAATATCCCATAATCGACCTCCTGTCTCAGTAAAAACTGAAATCAGCTTGCCAAAACAGTGTCGATTTCAGTATTTGTGATCTTTGTAATAGTAAAAATTTCTCCCAGTGCGTCCCATGCAGAACCGTTCCATGCATAGTTCATTCCATTGCCAACGTCATACACATCACCAATGGTCTGACCACTCGTGGGTAGCTTGTCCGTAGAAGCAACGGAACCCTTGTAACGATACATTGCCGTGATATCGCTCTTCAGGGCATAGGTGCTTGCCGCGCCAAATCCATCCAGCTTTTGTTTATCGGCAGTACTCATCAATCCATGAGCACTCTGTGTTGCATCACTGTATGTAGTATTAGTCGGGGTAGACCAAGTGCCATCTCCCCGCAGATATTGACCCTGCTTTCCAGCTGCCGGGGCAGGAACCAGACCAGCGCCACCCGCAGCCGAAGAGGTAGCAGCTTTAAAATCAGAATAGGTGGTGTTATAATCAGGTCCCCAAGTAGCAGAACCATCACCACTCCACCTTAGAATTTGACCAGACTGACCGCCAGCCGGAATATGTTTATTACCAGCAGAAGTCGGATGTGTATAGTTGTTTGCGTTTGCAGCAATACCATCCAACTTTGCTTTATCTCCGGCGCTCATCAAGCCAGCAGAGCCAGAGGTTGCATTATTATAGGTCGTATTTAATGGGGTTGCCCATGTACCATCGCCTTTCAAAAACTGACCAGCATTATTAGCAGCAGGGGCGGGGACAAGACCTGAGCCACCGGCTGCGGCACTTGTTGCACCCTTAAATGCGCTATAAGTTGTGTTATTATCAGCGCCCCACTGTGCTTCACCATCCTTACTCCAACGCAGAATCTGACCAGCAGAACCACCAGACGGAATGTGTTTGTTACCAGAACTTGTCGGATGAGAATAATTGTTTGCGCCAGCCGCGATACCAGCCAGCTTATTCTTTTCAGCGGTGGTAAAATCGTTGGAGGACAGCCCTTTGCCTTCGACTTTATCGACCTTATCTGCCAGCTTTGCCTTTATCTTTTGCCAAAAGTAAAGTAGGCCATCATAATCTAACCAAGCCATAAAATTCCTCCTCACATTGAAAGTATCTTGTCTATATCTGAATTGGTCAGCGCCTCCATGTACATAGATGGATCGCCGGTATTCACAACAAGCTCGCCATTCTCATCTGTCATAACAGTGGTGATACCAGTGCCTTTGATAGATACAGAACTTTGCTTTGCGCCATCCAGCGTGATTTTTGCCTTACCATTAAGTGCACTCTTATTTGCGCCCAGCGAGAAATTGTTGTCGTTTAATAACGTCCAATTGCCGCCCAAGTACGCATATAGCTTATCAGGCTTCAGATAATAGATTTTTTCGGCTAGAGGAGCCAATGGTAAGTCGCTCACAACCTCTAAATCGCTTCCGATTTTTACGTGAGCCATAGCAGTATCTCGATAGGCGTTTCCGGTGTCAAGGCAGACAATAAGCTGTCCGTCGATCACTGGAGTCTTGTCGAGTTGAGATTGTGCAATCTCTAAAAGTGATAATTTTGACATCATGAAACTCCTTTTCGATAAAAATAATCCCACACTCCATTACAGAGTGCAGGGATTCATGTTAGATTATTATGTCTCAGCGTTTGCGCCGGTATCATCAAGCGACTTCCAAGTCAGAGCCTTCTCAACCACTTTTACGCGGCCGTCCATAGCAGTATTCAAACCATCTGCATAAGTTTTAGCAGTATCGCGAGCGGCATCCGCCTTTTTAGTAGCATCAGCAGCAGCGGCAGAAATTACTTCTGATTTCGCAGCGGTCAGCTCATCTTGAGATACCTTTGCATTCCAAGTGTTGCGCTCTTCGGCGGTAATGTGCACCACAGCATCCTTGGAATGACCGTCTAGCTGGTCTTGCACCTTCTTGATTTTTGCGTCAGTCTCAGCCTTGGTATAAGCATCAGGCACAGCCACATACAAACCATCTTCTTCAATCGTGATAGAGTTGTTGGCTTTTGCGGACACGCGCACAGCGACACTGATTTTATTGTCGTCAGAAACGGTTACAGTTGCAGTAGAAGTTGCCACGCCGATATAAATATCAATCAGAGAACCAACAGGAATCTTGATGACCTCGCCAGTAGTGATAGTCAGTTCGATTTCATGGGTCTCAGTATTATAAACGCCGCTCGTTACAACCAGATCCTTACCCAACGCAATCGTCAGAGTGTCGCCGCCAAATACAGGCATCTTAATGGTGCGGGTTTCCGCATCGTAAGTAGGCTCGTGAACAATACCAGTCAAGGTAGTAGTAACAGGTTCGTCACCCTTTGCCACACTCAACGCACCAGCATTATAAGTGACGTCTGTAACGAATTTACCTTTGATACCTTCCACTGCGGCAACCTTGGCGTTGACATAATCGGCAACAGCCTTTGTGGTCGGAATATCATCGTTGGTAGCATCTGCCGGAATCTGAGTAACAGTTGTTTTATTCAGCTGTACGAACTCCACGCCATTCCAAATGTGCATGGTGTAGTCTGTCATGCGGAAATAAATAATGCCCTGAACCTGACCAGCTGCGGGCAGGGAAGACACCATCTTAGTGCTTTTGGTGTACTCAGTTGTACCCTTAAACAGTTGCCACGTATCGGTCGTGAAGTACAGTGTGTCCATGTCTTTTGGAGCAAGGGCATCGTACCGTGCTTTCGTACCATACGCAAATTTTACTTGTGCCATATTTTTCCTCCTTATTAGAATTCAGTCCATTGGAAATTTGTAGATTGAGTTTGAAAAGGCTCGACGAAGAACCGACCTGACTCCGCACTTTGCTGCACGACCCACGGTTCATATTTGTCGTCTTTGCCTCGTATCATTACGGTCTGACCTGCATAAGTCGCGTCATTCTGGTTGATTGCCTCATTTGCCGCCGGAATACTATCAAAACAAAGCGTCCGAGGCGCTACCTTTTGAATAGATAAGTCGTCCCGGACGTATATGAATTCTGATGTATCTTTTGTGATAATAATGTCTTTGCCATCAATCAACCCAAGCGCAATCGCGGCTTCTACGTCTTCTGCGTTACCGTAACCAAGCTTCGAGTATTTGTATGCCATTCTTTTCACCTCGCTTTAAACGATGGTTAGAATGGGACAACACGCATACTACCATCTTCAGTTTCCACAGTTTCAGTCGTAATCTTAATAGCGTTACCAATGGGTTTGCCCTCGGAGGTAAGCTGAATACGATGCTCTTCATCGTAAGTGATGTTATCAGCCTTGTTAGCCAGACTAGTGTTGAAGCGGTCGGTCATTGCCTTGTTCAGAGCCTCCAGCGCAATAATACGCTGATCCAGTGTGCTCAGTGCTTCATCAGGGATCAAATCAGACCACTTGCTGATAGGAATAATATGTACAACGCCAGGGCCAGCCTTACGCACGCGCTGAATCGTCTGTCCTTCAGAGTCCATCTCGACATGAATGAAGGTCAGCTGGAATTCAATGTCTCCAGCCTCACTAGTCAAACCCGTATCAAATGGCAGAAGATATTCCAACCGGTTCTTGTACAAGTCTTTTGACTTTTGTAGAATTTCAGTTTTATAGCGTTTACTCACAGGCAAAACGTACTCCAGCATAACTGTATAGTCACTAATATCTACACCTTTGTAGGTCTGATCGGCAAGAAAGTGCAGATTATCCACTAGCTTGCTTCGCTGCATGATACGCTCAGTCAGACTCGCTGTGATAGTGTTATCCTCGTTAATTAAAAAGGTATACATATCACACCTCCTTTCCGTTCACAATGTACAGGTAATCATCCAATGAGATCTTCTTGCCCTCAAGCAAGTTCTCCACAAATTTGTCCTGTACCATTCCATTCTTATAGAGTCTGTGCATACTCTCGACGAACTCAGTGAAAATCTTCTCCATCACAGTAGACCTCCTTGAATTAACGTCAACGTATAGGCATCAATAATGGCCTCAGGAGTTGTACCTCCCAAGGCCATGATTTGGTCATATTCGTATTTATCAATCGGCTCAAGCGTTACAGTATCATATTCCGGCGATGGAATCAGGTAATAACCTTCAACGTGCCAGATATATTTGCCGTTGCTGCTGATAATACCCTGTGCGTCATCTTCGGTGCAATTCACCATGATATCGTGCTTGGGCTGATACTTTACAAACTGAAGGCGGTCAAGAGCATCGATCACTCGACCGTCTTTAAGTACCTTATAATACACTCTCAACACCTCCTTAAATGCTGAACATCACGGCTACTCCTAACTGCTCAGAGGGATAATGGAAACCATACAGCTCACCAGTCTCCTCAATTGCATAGAAGTATCCATCATAGGTTGCAAACGGGCTGCGCAGCCAATACTTTGTTGCCTTGCCCTCTGTGTTGTGCTTGATGCGTGATTCATTGCCGGTCATGTAGCTGATTGTTTGACCTTCGTAAACGTAAGGCTCGTCAATCATCGAAGAGCTTACTTCAATCGCAGATGGAATGAAGAAATAACAATCCGAGGTCACAATTTCCTTGCTCTTATTTCCGGCAGAACTCGGCACTTTGACCTTCTTAATCAGCTGTTTCCAACCAATCGGTAAAGCATCAACCAGACGAGAGTCAAGATATTCACGCAGAGAAGTGCTGCCCCAACCGCCAGCATTATTTGCAGCAGAACTCAGCACCATATCTTGACCTAAAGTGTCTTTCTGCAAGAATGTCATGGAACAACGCTTGTTGGAATTATCGCTCAGGTAGTAGTTCTTAAAGCTTGCCACCTCAACGATCAAATCATCGTGTGTCCATGCGGCCAATTCGCGACAAGCAGCATCACCAAGGTCTGCGTACCAAAGCTTAGACCAATAAACCGTACCTTTGGCGTGACGCTCGTAAGCACCGTCGTCTGCTTTTGCACATCCAAATACCAGAGTGGCATTCGTCTTTGTGGAACGGGTACGAGTAATCTTTGTGTAATTCAGTGCAGAACCATAGATATTAGAGGAATAGACATACAGTCCATTATCACCCTTAATATGCCGGATAACAGTCATATCGCGAGAACCGGCAGCAACGCCATTTGCAGAGTCGATACCCCAAGTCATTTTGACGCCAGTTGAGTTCCACAAACGGATACCATTCATACCGTTCTGCTCAAAGCACTGCATCAAAACAGTGTTATTTGCATTTGTGACATCCATCTTGTAGTCAACAGCCAGCACAAAATCTCTGTCCTCTTCAAACAGCTTGAGGTCGGTATCAATGTAGTTCTTGCCATCAAACACCTGCGGTTTACTAATAAGAACCTTTTCAGTGATATCCTCATAAGAGAAATCGTTGCCAAGCTTGATGGAAACTTCATCCTTTGGCGTGGCAACATTCTGCTCAACGCCAACCTTGTTCATCGCATAAATTTCAACAGGGCGAAGCTGACCGATTTCCTTACCATCAAAATAAGTAGAAGAATACTCGCAGCTATCATAAACAGCATTGATATCCTTATCGCCAGTGACGTAACCGCCTTTATCCCAGCCACTGAACAGGTAATACTTAAAAGCAGTTTCCTCAGAAGTGTAAGTCGGAGTATCGCCATCATACAGAACCATAGAGCCATACGGAGCAACAGTTTCCTTCAGCACAGCGCCACGATTCATATAGCGGACAGTGTATTTGCGCACAGATTCTGTATAAATTGCGGTAATAGTCTGATTGCTGAAAACAGTCGTAAACTCGGTGTCCCAGCCACTGAAAGTAAAATCTGTAGAAATTGTGCTCTCAGCAGTAGGTGTCGGAATCGGATTCTCCTTACGGGTAACAGGGTCAACGGCCTTGTCGCCTTTATCAATGTATTGGACATCCAACACCGTGCCATCCTTGTTCACGAACGTCCAGACAAACTGCTGAACAAGCGTGTTGTAAGTGATATTCAAATCAGGCCACTGTGCGTTGTAATCGGCCAGCTGACGCTCGCGCATGATAGGCACATGAACGCTACCTTCAACGACAGAATGATCAGCGTTATAGCCATTCTCATCCAGACCTGTCATCTTCAGCAGACGATCAAGCAGGGAAGTGTCATCCAACTGCCAATCAATACCAGTCAAACGCACACGACTCAAGTTCGTGCACTTAGCCAGCATATCAGTCAGGTCAATTGTCGGGCACTTCTCGACAGTCAGTGTAGTGATATTCTTATAATCTGTAACCTTCAGGTCGGTCAAATAATTCAAGTTCTTAGCGCTCAGACTTGCGATCGCAGGCAATTCAGCTTTTCGAATCTTGCCACCCTTAGCAAATGCGACACCAGTAATACCAGAGCCGCCAGCATAGAACTCTTCTAGATTTGTACAGCCAGTCAGACTGATGGACTTTTTCAGGTTCGGCACATTCTGCAGGTTCAAATGCTCAAGCAGTGTGTTGTTACCAACCGCGAAGTCAGTCATATTCGTATTTTTGTAGCCCTCGGCGGCAGAACCAATCTTCAGGTCAGTCAATTTTACGCCGTGGCTGAAATCAACATAGCCGGGATAGAAACCAGAAATATCGCCAATGCTCTGGATGATAGAAGCGTTGTAAACATAAACTTCGGTATCATTCATAGCTGCAATCGGGCACTGAATCTCATAAGTCTGACCGCGCTTACCACGCACCTTCACAGGGTTAGAACCATACCGTACAGAGACATAAGTGTCGGCATAGGGGACAATATGGAAAGTGCCATCGGGTTTCACACCTGTCCAGTTGGTCGGAGTATAACCACGAATGGTCATATCGTCAGAGGTACAAGTAGCACCCGTATACTTAGATGCCATGTATTTCTCTTGATAACGCTGGAACTGACGCCGCTGATGACGCTTATTGCCATGCATCATAGGCAGATAGCTAGTTGTTCCATTGTCCTCATAAGTGCGGAAATACTTGCGCCGCATATCCATGATCCATAGCTTTTCGGGCTTTACGTTCTGATAATCCTCGAACTTTTTCAAAATACGAGTAGCACTCCATGCCAAAGCACTCTCACGGTTCAAGAACATCTTTGCGAGGTCATCTGCAAATAGGTCACGAATCTTACACCACAGCTTAGAATCGTGTGCGTTGAACACGCTCTTTGTTCCGATGGCGTCCATATCTTCGTAGCCGTAACTCAGTGTCAAACCACCCTCGTTATCGTTGCCCATGGCAGTGTCGTTATCGTAATCAAAGCAGAAATCCCAGTGCACAAGGTCAGTCGTGTGCGGGAATACGTTCTTTGCACGGTTATCAACCATGGTATGGCGCTCAGTAAACAGATAGTGGAACAGGGTAGAATCCTTGACGAAGTAATTCTCGAAGTTCTTCTTAAACTCCTCATCATCAGCATTCACGACCCAGTTCTGCACGCGAATCCATGCGTCTTTAGCGTCTTGAATCTCTTGTTCGCTACAATTTTTATTGATATAGCGGAACTCAAAGCTGTGGTCGCCATCCCAAGTTTCCTCAGAGAAATCGCCACTCAGGAAACGAGTCTGTGCATCGGTGTTATTATCAATCTCAATAATAACTTCCTTGTGATTGTTCGGGTCCATACCCATTGTGTCACTATTCTTCTTTGAGTTACCAAAATCACCACAAGCATAGAAATGCCACTGACCATCCTTAAAGACGGTTGCATTTGTGGTATCTGTCTCCTGAATAAAAACGACACAGGGGTAGAATGCCATGGTGTCACGCACTTTCGGGTTGTCCTTGCGAGCCTGACGAATGTACGGATTGAACTCGTTAAACTCGTCTGCCAGCAGAGCATTATTTGCATTCTCAGAAGAAGCAACATTGACTTTGATGTTAAAATACTTCTCACCAACACTGTTTTCTGTAAATGCATACTTGCTACCAGTGCTCTCATCACCAAAGGTGAAACCGCCAGAGCAGTTGATATCAATATTACGACCAGATTCACCGTATGCGTTAGAGCTGGTGCCCTGTCCCTTGTGGGAGCCAGTAGCAGTCCAGTTATCTTCCACAGCACGGCCATTCTTGTAAATGTGTTGAATGGTTGTGTTTGGCACTTCGTTCTTTTTGCCAGTCGTAAAGGTCGGAGCAGAGATCTTGATAATGCGCAGGTCTGGGCACTTCTCAGCCAGTAGGTCAGGATTCAGCTCGCCGCTCACGTCCGTAATATCATTGCGGGTGTAGCGCTCAATCATTTCCTCTGCATTCTTTGCGTCTGCAATAAAGTTGTCGAGGATCTCGTCGTCCGTCAGGTTCATCATGTATGACTTCATGCGATAAACCAGCACGTCACAATCAGGAGAACCAATCGTAATGCCTACCGGAGAAGCCTGTGTAAAGTTGTCGCTTGCATCATACAGCTCAACACGACAGGGAATACCATCCAACCATAGAACCATTTCCTTGTACTGACTGTCTGGCAGAATATTAAATTCAAATTCCATAAAGTCGTCTTCACAAGTCGGTAGGCCGATACTATTCTGCTCACTAGTCAACGTGACCTTCTGCGCCTGAATATTCAAACCGATACCACCGTTCAAGCAGGTCAGTGCCGTAGCATCGTAGTTCTTGACATTCGTAGTCTTAAACACAAGCTTGAAATTCTTGCCTAACTTCTTTGCGTCATCACCAAACAACTTATAACTGATATTTGCAGTTGTACCAGCCTTCACACAGAAGTAGGTATCACCATCTTCATCCAGCTGATAACCACCGTTAGACCAGTCAAAATTATCGCTTACGGTCAGCCTTGTATTGCCATCAGACCACAAACGGGTCTCGTCAGCGTTGGTTTTACCAGCAGGGTTAAAATCAAAAGCCAGATTTGTCTTAACGGGCTCAATCGTAATACCAAGCTCTTTAATCTCGACACTAATCTCCTTGCTCACGGAGCCGCATACGATTTTTAACATATGAGTGCCAATATCAGCAGACTTCCAAGTCCATGTCTGCATGGTACGTCCAACAGTCAGGGTAGCAGTCTTAGCGCCATCAACCTCCAACGTTACCGTGGTTGTAGAGCTAGAAGGGTCATAAACGGTATAGTTGATTGCAACATTGCTATACTGTTTTGCACTTGCTGTCTTTGTGGCGCAGCTGATAATAGGAGTTGTATTATCTTCAGTTGCCCACATGATATCTTTGACAACCTTATTACTGGTGATCTGTTTTCCATTGATTTCAGCAGTCATGGAAACTTCTACCAAATGTGCGCCGTGGGTCTGTGCAGGAATAGCATAAGTCAGCTGTCTGCCGGTAACGCTGCTTGTGGTAGAGCCAAGAATCTTTCCGTCAATCGTAAAGTTGATAGTCTTGGAAATATTGCCATACGGAGTGTAGCGGAAGGTTACCTCTCCACTATAAACCAGCGTATCATCAAAAGAACTCTCCAGATAGAATTCAACGACATTGACAGTCCAAGTCTTTGTACCAACACTGCCCACACTATCGGTCACCTGTAGCTTAATAGTATTGTCACCGCTATGCAGATACTGTGTTGCGTCAAAGCTATTTTTGCCCTGAATAACAGTCTGCGTGCCAACTTTTGTATTGCCGACATACCAGACACCAGTAGCAGAACCAGTGTCATCGCCAGAATTGTCCACAGAAGAGAACTTGAAATTGATAATAGCTGGGTCACCAGCAACAACAGTCAAAGCAGACCCATCCAGACGCTCGATCTTGATAACGCTTGTGTTGCCGCCAGTGCCGCCACCTCCACCGCCTTGAATGACCACGGTAGTCTTAACAGTGCCATTCTCTAACAGGTTCAGCTTGGAATCCTCATAAGTAATGTCATACTCGCGTCCAGCATTCGGGTCTGGTTTCACATTCTTCAACTGCTCCTGAATTTCAGAAATATCGCCATTGATAGTGTCAATGCTATTCTGCAAACCGGAAGCAGTGTTTTTCACCACGGTCAAATCATTTGCCACGGTCTCAACGCTGGTCTTTTCAGCCTTTGCTTCTAACAGCTTGTCAGTTGCCTGTTTGTTGTAATAATCACTTTGCAACGTCTCAGGCAAGTTACCGACGCTATCCTGTAGATTCTTTACGGCAGCATCATTGCTGGTCTTATACTCAGTCAGTTCGGTCTTAACGGGCGCAATCTTTTCATCGATTTTTGCTTCAACGGTTTTATTAAAAGCTGTCACCCAATCAGCACTCGGGTCAGTATTCAGGGTGATGGTTTTAATAACCTTTTCGCCATTCAGGAACTTGATCGTCTGTGTTTCAGCATCATACTGCACATCAAACTTTGCCAGACCGTCAACCTTGGCGATATCATCCCGAAGCAGGGTAACAAAACCGTCAACCTCTTCCTTAGTGTAATAGTTTGCCAGTGTGTCAGCCAGACCATCTACAACAGCCTGTGCTTCTTGTGCGCTCTGTGCAGCCTGAGTTGCAGCAGTCTGTGCCTCACCAACCTTCTGGCTCATCGTAGCTAAGAACTGAGTATACCAGTCATCGCCGGTCGGATCGGTCATTGCAGTGCCGGTAAGCGCTTTCAAAACATTTAGCTTTTCGTTCGGCTTTGTACGCCATAGATAATTCTTCGATTCACCGCTGTTCGGTACAGTAATTGCACCAGTCGCCATAATTTCAAACTTTAGCACACCCTCTTTGATAGTGGCATAGTTACTGACCATCCAGTAAAACCGAATCTTATCAGTACTATAGCTCACGTTGATGGGTGCGGTATAGTTCTCAGCATTATTAGCGTTAACATAGTGGATCTGAATCGTCATGCTCATCAGGTCAACACCATCATAATAACGCGGCATCTCAAACGGAATGACCTGACTGTTGTTTTCCTGTGTGATATTTACCTGAGTCGGACTCAGTGTGATTTCTTTATTGGTATCAACCGTAGAAAAATCATTGTCCGAGAAGGTATCAAACCACGTATAGTTGCCACTTCTGGTGAAATTCTGGTCTTCCATAGAGAAGGTTGCCACATCCTCATCACAATCAACCACTGGACGAGCATCTTCTATGGAAGCCTCCATCGTCATTGCGGGGCTTGCAGCGACCATACGTTTGGATTCTTCAAATGATAATGCCATCTACTCACTCCTCTCATTAAGTATCTTTCTTATTATCGATATATTTTTCTTTGAGGACATTCTCATAAGTGATATAGGGATAATACGGGTAATAGCGGCTCAATGTAACATTCATTGTGCCTTCTCCAATGTTTTTATCTATCTTTTTAATAATCCACTCAACTGCAATATCAGACTTCAGGTACTTCGCTGCATATTTTACCTTTTCATTTACGTCAAGCCACGGAATCATGTGCATACTCAATGTGATGGAATCCGTCAGCCGGCAATTTTTCCATAGCGTGTATTTGCATACCGTCATGACTGATTCATCCGAGGTATATCCGTCAAACTCACTACCCGAGCACACAAGGTTTCTTCGCCCGATTTTATCAATCGTCAACCGACTATTGTACAAGTCATCAATGCGGTTTGGGTCATTTACGACAACGTACTCAAGGTTGTCACATGCCTCCGCAATCTTGTCTGCCTCAATTTGTTTTGCGGTCGGCATTGCATCCACAAACTTCGTCATAGCATGAGACTGAGACTGACCAATAAAATAGACCCGGCTCTCAATAAGAAGAGCAGGGTCTGATATCTGGATCTCTGTATTCGTTGCTGGATTATACTTCACATACACGGTGTCATAATTTTTCGTGGATGGATTATAGATTTGTTTCGGGTAATAGCGCACCTGTGGATCACGCTGTTCTTTTTCGTATTTGCCTGTAAGTGCGTTGAATTTATATGTGAATGCACCATCAGTTGCCTGATTTAACCAATGCTCACCATATTTTATGACGTAATAACGCCCTTTCCTTAGTAGAGAGGTATCTTCTGGTTCGTCCTCTCCTTTTTCGTTGGTAACAGCCTTAAACAACATCATAGGTCCATACACTGCGCGTGTCGTTTCCCGATACTGTCCTTCTCCAGTCGGATTCGATTTAATTGTCGTAACAAGGTTCTCAACACAGATTCTTGCGTTTATCGCAATATCTTCTGGGCAAATAAACGAAAATCTTGTACCGTCCTGAATACTTGCTTGTTTTAATTTTAGCAATAAAATAGACGCACCTGTATCATTTGGGTTCATGTTGTAGCTCATATTCAATTTATTATCTCTGAGCAGTGTAACAACATCATTCCATTCTCTTGTTCCTTTTCTACAATACACGACCTCGCCAGTACCTTCAGGGTCATTTTTTTCAAGTTTATCCTTACAGAAATAGTCGCTGGAGTTTGATGCACCCCATACCTCTACGCAATTATGAATTTGACTGTAATCAACACTGGCATTTTCGCTGATAACCATACTCTTAAATGTATTCTCGTCCAGAACAACGGGGTCGTCGTAGCCAGACGGAATTTCTTTGCACACAAAAGTATCGTCGTCAAAATACATCTCAAAAGGAAAGTAGAGGTCTCTCAACTCCGTCAAAATGTTCCAGATGGTCGTGCCAGTATTATATTCTAGGTCGTGCGGAATTCGCCGTACCCAGTAATCCACCATACTCTTTGTCAGCCCTGAAAGTTCAAATGTCTCCTTAATGGAATCGCGAACATAGTGCGGCTTCTTTTTGTCATCTTCGTAGTAGTTGACCCCATCCTTAACCACGAGCTTGCGGTCAAACATCGGAATGCGCGTTGCGTATCCAGTCAGTGTTCCACCAAGTGTGCCGTCAAGTAAACAAGTCATATCAAGGCAAGAAAGGCTCAGTTTGTTTGTTGTGGCATCATAACTGTATCCGTTTTGCTGTATCGCATATACGCCAGCGCCATACCAGTGCACGCCATCTGTGTCCACAAAGTTTGTGCCTGTGCGTATTTCAGCCTCACCAGAATATAAAGCGTGATAGAAGTTGTATATCTGGGTCAAACCATCCTTCAATTCCCATATCGTTCCTTGAATATCGTGCATGGAGTAGTCAACAAATACACTTGTGTCATGGAAATACTTATCAAGCTCTTCTTTGGTACAACCAGCAATCGCTGCAACATCGGCTGCAGATAATATCCTTCCTGCTGCAATGCCGCCCTCTACAGCAGCAATCATATTCTTTACACGTATTGTTTTCCCATAAATCGTACAGTCAACACCAAAACTATCAAGTTCAAGTATTTTACTTTGTAAAGTTGAACCATCTCTTTGAACTGCATCACAAGCTGCATTGAAAATCACTTCAATATAAGACCTGATATCTGCATTCAGCAGCGGAATAACAACATCTCCTCCGCCTATCAGTAGTGGGGTGTATGCAATCTCATACGTCTTGCCATTTGTTGTGTAACCAGCCGATGATGCAACAACGGTCGAATAGGTTCCAACATCTCCTTGCTCTTTCACAAAAGATGCATATTTCTTTTTATTTTCATCTGTCCAAATAATACGCTTACGATTTATATTTTCGATATTACCATACTGTTCATAACCGCCAACCTTATATCTCCACTTTGCTTGTCTTAACTCTGTGTCCTTTTCTTTATATATCACACTATTTTTGATTTTTGCATTGATCTCTTCTTCTGGTATTCTTACCGCGTCCGCCCCAACAAGCGGCATACTCGTTGGAGCTTTCATACCAATCTGTAAGCGCAGCATCTTGCTCGTCCACTCCTCTGTGGAGAACTGAGAAATAGAAAATCCACTTTTCGGGAAGATATCAAGATTAAAAGTGCGCCGTGTATCTGAGTCTGCGTCAATCGAGTTAGAGCCACTTAACGCAAGTCCTTCGATCGTATCAATAATCTGGTAGTCCTTATTCAGCAGTTCAATACGACAGTATAATCTTTTTGACCGGCTTTTCAGTAAGGCCAGATCTTCTTCTGTAGGTAAGTAAGTCATGGCCCACCTCCTTAAATCAACCCAGCGTTCTTCATATTGTCGCCGTTATTCAAATCGCCAGTCTCTACAAAATCAAACGAGATTTCTACCTTATCTGGGTGATCGTCGTCTGAGTAAGAAACGTTTCCATTTACGTTCATCAGCCATGCGCGGCCATCATACATCTTCAATACTTTTGGCTTTTTGTTCGTTAGCCAATTGATAAAAGTCTCCCGATAGTCAATAGACCCATCAAAATCAAACGCATCATTGGCACGATCCCACTTGATAATAACACCAGAGAAGTTGCCGCTATAATAATTTGCCTCACTACCATAAAATACGATGGGATACTTGCTTCCCAAGGTCGTCTCCACAGACGCTTCTTGATTGCGTGTAATATTCGTGACGGCTGGCTCAAGACCAACATAATATGATATGTCTTTGTCCATTAGCCATGCTCCGTCAAAATCGCTTACGGCACTTGTAGATGTGTACACTTGTTCAATTTCATCCACAACAGGAACTGCCATGTATTGATATTTCGTCTTCCTGCCACGTGCGAATTTGTCATAGCATACAATCAAAATAGGCTCAACGGAACTTGTGATTTTCTTTTCATAAATCGTAATCCAGTCGTATTTGCCAACCTCTCTACGTTTTACGCGAATAGAGTCAAAATTATTAGGCTCGTCCGCGTTTTTCGTAACAGTAAGTTTGATTCTGCCTTCTCTTTTTTCGTTCTCTGCCACAATTTCAAGCTTCTGCAGTTGTCCGTCATACTCAATTCTGAATGCGCAAAAATCCGTGTCCAGAACATATCCGTTCACAGTTTCTCCAACCGCTCGCACATAGTACACCTTATTATTATCAAGACTTTCTACGTTAAATGCATGTGAAATAGAGCCGTGGTATATCTCCTCATGTAGCAAAGTCTTGTCTGAATCATAAAGCTGATATTTATAAAGATTCAGTGTCTCGCCCTCTTCTTCGATGTTTTTATATTCAACATTAAATGAAAAAGCGGGGAAGGGAATCGTCTTTTCAGCGCGTGCTTCCACATCAACAAACGTTAACACCGGTTTTTCATGGCAATAAAAAAGAACGGCATCGCTAAAATCGCTTTTCTTGCCGCTCTGATTTGTTACTGCAATTTTAAGATAGTAGGGGAGTAGTCTGTTATGTACAAGGTTCGCTGGCAGCATAAACATACGCACAGAAGATGAACCACTGGTTTTCACTGTCTGGTCAACAATAATATTGCCGGAGGCGTTGTCATAGATAATATACTCCACTTCATTGATCGTGTCATCGTAACATGTGTACCGCACGATATTTTCCCGCGTAGCGTCTATCACGGAAAATTTTGAAATTATCGGTTTCGCCAATTTAACACCTCCTTATTTTACGCCATATATCTCACATGGAATAATCAAATCGTTATTTGTTGTAATGGCCGTCTCACCAGAGCTCTGTGCGTCAAAAAATGTAACTTCAGTGCAATATTTATTATTCTTTTCATATGCTTTTACATAGAACGGACGGAAAGCGCTTTTTATACTTGTGTCAGAATTGTATGATACATTTGAAGTAGAATTGTCGCCAGCGCTCAAATCATAAATCATACACAGCTTCGGCGTATTCATAGTGACGCAATGATATTCTGCACCACTCCATTCACCTGCGACTGGTTTCGACACAATAACAGAAACTTTGCTCAAATATTCGAGCACCCGTTTTGTTGCAGCACTCTCTGGATCAATCTCAACAACTTCTCTCTCTTTGTAGCCACGGAAAATAAAAATATATTCTGAATAATCGCTGTCCGCTTCAAAAGTCAACTTGTTCTCTTCGCCAACAGCAGAGTATGCATCTTTTGAATCGTTCTTCCATAATAGCTGGAAAATCTGCCCAGCCTTCAACTTGTCCACAGTAATAGTATCAGTGGTGATTTTATCCCCAGAAACTTGCGTAAGGCTGTTGTTTACAGAGGTGGAATCAAGCGCCACTTTACCATTTTTGTCAACAGATATAGCACCAGTCAAGTTAAGCTTTGTCGCCTTGATTTTTACAGTATTTGTACTCTGGTTTATCAAAGTAGCAATGTTTTTTCCGGTATAATCCGTCTTAGCCACCTTTGAATCAATGCTTTCAGTTGCTGTTTTAATGTGCTCTTCAAGTTTTTTATTTGCATTTAATTCTGCAGCATCCGCATACTTTTGAGCTTCAGTTTTTGTGGCACACAGTATGATGGCATTCTCATTTTTTGAAACTCTAGATTCTGCAAGCGAAATTTTTGTATTTAGTCCGCTCATGTCCTCATTGTATTTTTTGGTGGTTACGCGGGCTTCAATCTGCTGCTTTGTACTCTCCAAATCAGAATTATATTCCGTTTTAAAGCTTACAAGGTCACCATCTATTTTGCCAGCGGCATCCAGTGCCTCGTTTGCTTTTGTATCATCCGTGTATTTTAGCGCCACAGCCCAGTCAGTTCGACTAAAGCTTTCAGTTGTAGGACGTGCTGTCTGACATACAAGAACTTTATTATCACCAGAACTACTTGCCCAGATATCACCACGGCTATATGGGGTTGAAGGCGTTGTGAAAAAAACACGTCTTGATCCATTTGCTGTATCGTTTTCAAGGCTCGCAGCTCTCAAAACTTTCAATAAATTCTTATCACTAAGAGTCTCCCATATAAAAGTGTCCGCCCACCTATACGCATCATCAGCCTTTATGTCATAATAAAGGTCGCCAATGTGCAGTCTCTTTGCATCCTCCGTTACCCAATTTACTGTCGGAGCCGTATCAGTAGATGGTACACCACTGTAGAACCATAAGCTGAGTTGTCCGTCTACCTGATCTTTCAGCGTTAAAAATTCACTGACATCCGTGTATTTGACAATAGTATCAGCAAAATCTGTATCAATAATGGACAGCTGACTGCCAACCACGTTGACTTTGCTGTCCACTGTTTTCATTGTACCAATATTATCGGGGGAACATACCAGTCGCTTCATATCACCCTGCAATGCAGTCACAACCACACTCTGTCCAACCGTGTAAATCTGGTCAGAGGTAATGTTATACTGGCTTCCAAACACGGATATTGTGTATGTATTCCCACTCACCGCAGTTACCACGCCAGTCTGCGATTTGTCAAATTTTGCGTCATTGAGTTTCTTTTCAATCGTGTCTACGATGACTTTGCTCAACACGTCGATTGCATCTTGACTATTTTGTGACATCTCGTCCCTCCTTTATAAATGTATACTCGATCTCAACCTACCCAACCCACCCTGAGCCAAGTATACTTCGTATTTATTTTTGCTTATTGTACTGTTTAACGTCTATTCAGTTCCTGTACAACCTTGTTCGGCAGACGATTTACCAACTCACGAGCCAGTGCATCGCTATCACCAACGGGGTTGTTCACATTCACATCACCAATAGACAGGGAAATACCACCAGCGTCGCGGCTTTGCACCATAGAAGCAGAACCATGTTTTGCCAACTGATCGCTGAACCACTTATCTGGATTGCCACCCATCTCAAACAGGCGAGAGGTAATATCCGCAGGAACCACACCGTCACCAGTTTCAAGATATGTATAACGTCCAGAAGCAGGCTTACGGACAATAAGTTCTGAACCTCTTTCGTCAACGTTTGCAAAATGATTCGTTTTAGAAGATTTAAGACCATTCGCGTGACGACCAAAAAAGAAACCAGCAAAACCTCCTAAAAGAGTACCAATCAATGCTCCTGCTGGTCCACCTATTGCCATACCCGCAGCTGCGCCCAGACCAGCACCAGTAAGAGTTGTAGCAACCGTTTTGACTGTTTTATCTTCATTGGCAGTTGCGTCATTCTTTTTGTCTGTTTCGTCAGTTGCTTTATTCTCTTCTTTAGATACGATCTGTGTAGCGTTAATTGTGAGATTTGTTGCGCTGTGTTTGGTGTTTTCTGCAGTTTCAGAGCTACTATCTGCTGTATCCTTGGTGTTCTCAGCAGTCTTTTTACTCTTGCCAGAGATATCCTTGCACAGATTTACAATTGCACCAATCGGGCTAATATCCCAGAAGAAGGTAGCGACAGACTTTATTGCTTTTTTGCCAAAGCCATCTTCTTTGTTAGACCAGATTTCTTTTTGATGTTTGAAATTTTTCGCAGCACCGTAAATACCAAGACCAGCCGCTGCAGCGATCGGAATTGCGTAAGGTCCAGCCGCAGCCAAGGCGCTTCCAGCTGTACCAATAAGTTTTCCAGCACCAGCAAGCAACTTGCCTCCGCCACTAAGTAATGTAGTTCCAACCTTACCAATCCCGCCAAGAATCGTGGAACCAATTTTACTCTTACTAACAGCATTGCCGATAGCCTTAAATCCATTCACAAACGTGGAAATGATACCGCCGCCAGAACCAGAACCTCTAAATAGGCTCTGAGCGCCAACTTTAATTTTATCCCAGATGCCACCAAATGTTTCAATAAGTCCGTTTCCAGAGGTTTTAATCTGGTTGATCATTGCATTGATAACATCTGTTGCTCCAGTAGTTGCAGTATCTGTAAGCTGTTTTTTACCAGCATTGAATGCCTTTTTAGCGGCATTGAAGGTGTCTTTAAAGGATTTATTTACATTCTCTGATTTTCCCTTATTGAAGAATCCTTTTATCGTATCCCACAGACCTTTTGTGCCGAGATCTTTGTACTCACCAGTCTTAAACATGGAATACAGGTTATTTACCTTCGTAAGCGTATTGATTAGCGATTCAAGGTTTGTAATCAAATTCTGGATGCCGGTAATCGCGCTGCCAGTATTCAGGCTTGCAATGATCTTATTGTGATAATCATCCAGAATGCCCTCCATCTGCGTGAGAGTCATCTTCTGAATCTGCGCAGTGTACTCAAGTTCCTTCTGGTAATCCTTCCAGCTCTTGCCGATATCATCCATGACTTCAGACAACTTGTCCTTGAATTCATTGTACTTCTTGATTTGGTCATCAATAGCCTTTTCAGCGTCTTTATTATTCCATTCACGCTGCTTGTCGGCAAGGTCTTCGCGTGCAGTACGCACATCTTCAGCATTTGCCTGCCACTCGTAACCATTCTCAGTGTACACACGGGTCGTGCGCTGTTGCTGGGCACGGGCGAGAGCATCTTGTGCCTTGGAAAGTTCAATGGCGCGTTCAGTAGCTTCATTATTTTCTTCCAGAGCTTCCTTCTGCTTATTCAGAGCCTCAATCCGCTTGTCAATGACTTTATTCATCGTGTCGCCCCAAATCTTGAGGTCATTGTTGGATTTGTCATTTAAAGTGGAGAGAAGGGAAAGGAAAGAGGACAGAACAGCTTTTGCATCGGATAGAGCGGACTTGAATTCCTCGATTACCTTTTCGACGCCATCCCAGTGCTTTTTCAGTTTTGTTGTAACCTGTGCGTCGGTTTCTTGAACCTCAAGAAGGGCTTCTTCTATAGCCTCGTCAAGCTCTTTTTGAACCTCGGCCTTTTGCTGGAGTGCTTCATCTTCCGATAGATCCTTGTTAGAATCAATGGCAGACATTTTCTTTGTGTATTGCGCTAGAGCTTTTTGATACTTTACAGTTTTCTCCGCAAGCGCTTTATATTCTTCTGGAGTCGGCTCACGCACATCATCAATCATGGCTTGAACCTGAATACCAATCGGACTGCCTTCAAACTCTTTTGCAAACGCACTCAGTTTATCAACGTAGCTTTGGCGAAGCGCCTTTACGTCGATTTTAGCGTTTCCGTCCTCATCATAAGTAAGTAGATTAGAAAATTCTTCAGGAAGTTCCTGCAGCTTCTGCATGGTATCCTGTGTCAGCTGGCCGGTAGTATTCCACTCGTCCATCGCATCTTTTAGCGTGCTCCAATTAGTCTGATATTTGTCCAACTCGGTATTTACACGCTCAAGGTCAGTTCCAAGACCAACAAGATAATCACTAACAGAAATTTTGCCGCTTTCAATATTTGCTTTATCAGAACTCAACGAGTTTGCAAGCGCAGTAGCTGCTGCACCACCGGTTTCGTTTGCGGCTTTTATGCGCTTATCCAATTCATCAAGAGTCGCTTTCTTAAACGCCTCGGTGTTAAGATTGATGTTTCCGTTTTTGTCAACGAGATTATCCATCAAATCCTTGTTGTCACCAAAGAACTTGCTCAGTTGCAAAATAGACTCTATCTTACTTTCTGTTGCATCAAGGTCGCCAACACCGAATTGACTATTCTTGATTTTCTGCTGAATATCATACAGCCCAGAAAATGCGGATTTTATAGCATCCGTCTTTTCCTTGGCTTCATCCATCGCCGTACCGTAGCCCTTGATGGCATCAGTAAGTTGCTCAAAAGAAATGGTTTCGGAATCGACACTAGAGTTCAACCAGTCGAGAATCTTCTTCATCTCGCTAGCAGACTTGCCACCATCATTAGCTGCATTCGCTTCCTCAAGCTGCGCTCTGACAAAAGTGCGGAATTTTGCGGTATTAAGCTCAAGTTTTCCATTTTGCTCAGTTAAGCAAGCAGTAAACTTATCATCAACACCGATTAACGACTTCATGGTGTCTGCACTAATATAGCCATACTGGTTATATTCTTTCATCGCTTTTGTTAACGTATCAAAAGCAGATGACAGGTCAGCAACAGATTTAGAAGTTGTACTAGATGATTTTCCAGCATTTTTAGAAGATGAGCCAAATCCATTTAACTGATTTGTTAATGCTCGCCCACCCTTTAAAGCGGCATTCATATTGGTGTACAGCAAAGAAAGCTGAGTATTTGTGCGATTCGTGATTTCCTCTAGTTTTGCAGGATCTACGCCGCGTTCGCCGGCCTTCTCTACTTCATTTGCAAACTCCTGAGCCGCACTGTATGTCGCAGTAGCCGCAGTAGCATTTTTCAAGGCAGGAAGAAGATTTTCCAGAGCAGTCTTTTCAGCCTCTGTTTTTTCTTTTAAATCATCAGTGCTTTCAGCCGTATCATCGGCAGTAAGGTTTGCGACCTCATGTTGTGCGTTAGACAGAATTGTTGCCGCAGCTTCTGCGTATTCAGCAGCAAGTAACTCGGCATAACTCTGTTTATTTATCTGGAGTTTACCATTAACAAGCTCAAGGCAATTCAGATACTCGGTGTTCATCGTCAGTAAAGACTGAAGAGAATCGAGACTCATGTAGCCATACTGATTGTACTCTTCCATTGCACTGGTAGAAGCTTTATACGCAGACTGGATTTCATCCATTTTGGAAGAAATATCCTCCATCTTCTGTGCGCCAGCAGCCAATGCGTCAACACCATTTGCAGAAGACTGAGCTACAATACCAACTTGAACAAGTGCTTGGATAAACGCATTTACACCGTTTGTATCAGCAGAAAAGTCCATGTCTGTAAGAGCTTTGCGAAGATTTGCGAGAGCTTGAGCTTGCTCGTCGGATAATCCTTCGTTTGTACCCCACAAGAGCTCGTTTAACTTACTTGCATCAAACCCATCAATTGTATCTTCCAGTGTTTGAACGGCAGAATTTACTTTATCAAAAGTAAAGCTAACATCCATGCCATTACTCTTGCCATCACTCCAAAAATCAACTGCTTGAAGTTTTCTACGAGCATTCGTATTATTGTTGATTGCGTCCGTAGAATCATTGTAAGAATCTACATCATCACGGAGAGCGGTTTGCTCATCAAGCAAGAATTGATACAGACTATGATACGTTCCACCAGCAGCTCGTTCAGCCTCAGTTGTGTTATCAATGATATATTTTAATGCTTTGCCAACTTCGTTGTAATAATCAACAATTGAATCCGCATCATTTAACTTGTCAGGTCCATAACCACCGAACTTGTTAAAGACATCAATGCCAGCATTTTTAATCTGGTCTCCCATATCCATTTCAGGAGCCGACCAAACAGTAAGATAATGCGTCCGATTATTCTTCTTGGCTGTATCAACAAGCTTATCGCCTTGAGCATCTTTGTTCTGTGTCAACTCATAACGAGATGCCTCTAACTGCTCCGCTGTAATATCCTGAAGCAATCCAAGCTGCTCTTCATACTTGCCGTTTTGAAGGTCAAGTTTACCAAGTTTGCCCTCATCCAGAGTTCCTTGCTCCTTGGCAAGATCAAGAATCTCTGCCTGAATGTCTTTTGCTTGGTCAAAGTCCTCGGTATCCCAACTAGACTTGTCGCCAAGTTCTTCATAAGCACTGACCAAATCCTTTAAAGAGGAAGTGGTGCTCTGCGCAGCATCGGCGGCTTCCTTGGATTTCGTGGCCGCAGTGTCAATACGCTGAGAATATTCAACAAATTTCTTTGTTATCCACGACAGTGCAAAACCAATGCCAGCGCTTAATGCGGCATTAAGTAAAATAGCTCGTGCTCGAAGCAACAACATACTGAGCGACAACTTGTTTGTTGCACCCTCGGCTCCCTCTGCTTGAACTTTACTTTGGATTAAAGCTGTGGTAAGATTACTAAGAGAAGGCCTTGCTCCGTTTGCCGCTTCTTTACACTGATTGTAAACTGCAACTAAACGCAAAAATTTCTTGATTATTGTGTCCCAAATGCTAGATGTCGTATCTGTTCCATTAGTAGAAAAGAAAGTTAATACCAATCTACTTTTATGAGGAGAAAGTTATGAAAAAGATAGGATACTGTCATTGGTGTAACAAATATGCCGATTTAAATTATGGCTTTTGCCCGTTTTGCTCAAGTCAACTGATATCAATTAGTGCATGGAATAAAATGACCAACAAAGAAAGAGAAGATTGGTTAAATAGAAATCCTAGACACAACCCTCCTAAAAAAATGTGGGGTGTTAATCTTGACTCCGCAGAAAAGGAAAACAAACAAGCTCGTGCTGAACTCGCTCAAGAAGAAGCTCGCAAACAATACATACCCAGATGTCCAACTTGCGGATGCCCTGACGTAGAACGTGTTGGCTTCGGAGAAAAAATTGTGGATACGGCTGTATGGGGCTTTCTGGCGAGAAAACCTAAATGCCAATTTAGATGTAAAAACTGCGGATATGAATGGTGATGAATTATGTCTCTTATTATTGCAATCCCTACTAAGCAGGGGATCTTCGTGTCAGGCGATTATAGACGAGAATCTAAATATACCGACAGAGACTCAAACGAAGTCATGTACACCACTCATTTTGATTTTGAGCAAAAGGTTTTCCGAACCAACAATGGTCATGCAATAGCTCTTGCTGGAAATGCAAAGTTAAACGATGGAACTTCGACTAATGATACTGTTTACAAGCTTGTTAAGAGTGTCAATCGCCGCAAACTAACCATCAAACAAGAAATCGAGCTTGTAAAGAAAGACATCTCAGCTAAAACAGGAGATAATCCTGTTGCACTTCTTATCGCTGGCTACGAGAATGGAAAACAAGTCATCTTGAAAACAGATACAAGAGAGAATAGTATTCAGGACGTTTCAAACGAAGACATTGCTGTCATCGGTGTGATGGGTGTCGCAGAAAGACTCATTCGCATAGTACCGCCGAGAGATACACTTTGCGAAATCGATGTTGTTGAGTACATCAAGTTTCTGAATAGAACGGTCGCAAAAATGCTGGAATTCTCGGACTATAACCCAATGGTAAGTGAAGACTGTGACGTTCTAGTTATCACAGAGGATAACGCCCGATGGAAAACCTCACTCAGAAGACTCGACTCTCTTAGGTAGTGGACCGTAATCAGCGTAAATTACGATTGTCCCATCTTTTTTTAGGCATGATATCCCAAAATGCGGAACGACTTCTTCGATATCTGGAAGTTGAGCCGCAAATGCTTCAATTTCTTCAAGAGTTGAAAGAGGTTTTCGCTCAAAAGTAGTAGTATCATTCATATGAAAAAACCTCCCAAGAGAGCAAGCTGAAATTGAGGCAGCAAAACCTAAGTATGTTCCCAAATGCCCTATCTGCGGTTCACCAGATATAGAAAAGATCGGAACTGCTTCTAAAGTCTTAGATGTAGCATTCTGGGGCTTCGCCAGTGGAAAAGTAAAAAAGACTTTCCACTGCAATAATTGTGGATATGAGTGGTGAGTTGCAGTTAACTAAAATGACATAAATAAAGCCCTGTCGGACGGCATCCGTCCAACAGGGTAGTTGCATGTTATTTAACTTAGTGTTTTGGCATCTCAATCAATCCGCCAATATTGAACTTTTGATACGGGGAATTATTATCCATATACATGAGTTCAAATCGCTCAACTTCACTCATCTTGATACAAAGGACAGTTCCATCTACACGATGCTCTTTAAGTGCAGTTGGGATATCGTCGGCACTATTTGCCGTACAATGGTGAATCACCACAATGTAATCATCATCAGCACTTGAAAGCTTTCCGTAGATTACCTTCCCATCTTTTGTGAAAACTAGAATCTTTGTGCCACGTTTTGTATCAAAGAATTTAGTCCAAATATTGTCGGCAGTTTCAACACTTAGAAAATGGGCAAAGAATTTTCTTGCCGGAAAACTATTCTTTATTAAATAAAATAAGATACCGCAAATAACACCAAGGGCAACATAAAGTAGGGCTGACGGAACTACTGTAATCAAACATTGTGGCGCGTAACCATCCACAAAATTCTTGAAAAGATATCCAAGCGAAATACTAATAATAACGTATGCCGCATACTCAATCTTTTTCATCGAAAGACGAGTATAAACCCAGACACAAATTGCTCCTGGAACAAAATAAGAAAATAGTGAGTTAAAGTCACTTATCAGTTCCGTTATTTTCACTTTGACCTCCTTCTTTTGGTTTTACAGTTCGGAGACTTTGAAAAAATTTTACATCCGAATCAATATCAAAATCCTTACCTTTGCCATCAACATACGAGAATTGCATATCACGACTCGAAATTTCATAATCCGGCACATGCTTCTTATTGTTTTCCATGATTCAACACTCCTTTTGTAAGAGTGTATCATAGGCTGTCGTAAAAAGCAACATAAATTAAAACGCCCGGCATCCCAGTAGTAAGGAAGTCGGGCTTTTTATTATGATGATACCTTACTTCAGCTTTTCCAAAATCTCGTCCGTGCTCATACCTTCAGCGAGCAGTTTCTTGAGAACGTCTTCCGCCTCAGCTTTCTTGGCAGCTTCTGCGACCTTTGCGTCGGCATCAGCCTTTTTCTTTTCGAGCTTGGTGATCTCTTTGTTGAGTTTTTTCAATTCTGCTTCTTTTGCTTTACGCTGGGCGTTCAGTGTAGCAATATCATCACCAATAGTTGCAATCTCCTGAGCAATAGATTCTGCGGCAGTATTCTTTTCAGCAATCTGTGCCGCATAATCGATACCGTCAAGAACCTTTACTTTGTTCTTACTTCCTTTAGGTCTAGCCATAATAAAACACCTCCGTATATTTTGGATACGCGATTGTACTTTTATTATAGCCAGAATATCGTATATAGTCAACGAATATTTTGTTTTCTCCTATTTATATCGCGCCAGAGAATAGCGCGTCTCCTCGTTTCCACCTACTTCTTTAAGTCGTCTGATTACGTCTGAGATGGACTTCTGAACTTTCGTCCAGAACTGACTATCCTTCCAGTGGTTGCTCACTGACCCTTTTTAGTCGATGAACCTTCCACCCTCCTACATTATATAATAGGGGAGTGGATCGGCTGCTGACCGCCCATTGTAAACGCTACTTAGCGCTCAATTATTACCATATTTTGACAATACGGTAAAAACGAGCTTTTATCTCAGCATATAGCATCCATATCCTTATTTCTATCTTTCGATTCCTACATTATATAAATATAGGTGATATGGCTCTTAGGGTTTCCCAGCACTCTAGGGGCTGTTTTATTTTTACATGGTGCCGCATCCTATATTTTTTATACGCAACAAATATAAGAGGGCATATTAACTTTACCCGCACCATTTTTGAGCTTTCCGCTCATCTGCATTACGGACAACACGCCAGAAATGGCAGCTGTCAAAGTGGGTAATGCACCAGCAAATTTTACAGCGTTATCTGCACCGTCAACAAAAACTGTTGCAAGATCTACGAAAAACTTCGGAATATCAGACTTCATCAAATCCGTACTAAACTTCTGGAATGCAGAATCAAGCTGATTAAGCTTCGCCTGTAAAGAATCCATGTACGTCTGGTTCTCACGCATTGCGCTACCGCTAGAATTAAGTGCCTGCTTCATAGCGTCTTCAGCAACACTAAAATTATTCAGCAGGGCAGATGTACTCTGACCTCCACGCTTACCGGCGATCAATTCGGTAATATTTGCCTGAGTGGTATCAGAAAGGTCTTTCCAAACCTCAGAAAGCTCCTTCATAATCTGATAGGTTGATTTGAAGGTATTATCATCCTTCATGATATCAACCCCAGCAAGTTGCTTCAACTCAGAGCGAAGCTCAGATACGGAACTCGCCATTCCATCCGTAGCAATACCGGCATTTTCTGCATCAGTCTTTGAAGCACGAAGGTACATACTCAAAGTTTTTAGGTAAGTGCCACTCGCTTCACTGTCCTGAAGTACGCCATTTACAGCGGCTGCAAGGCTAAGAGTCTCTTGATATGTATTTCCGGCGGCAGACATCGCAGCAGAACTTTTCTGCATGATAATTCCGAGATCATTCATACTGACAGGCTCTGTATTCGCGATTTGGTTCATGCAGTCCAAAAGATGTTCTGCGTCGTCTGCAACCAGACCAAAGCCTTGCATTGTAGAAATCAGGTAAGAGGAGGCAGTTGTTGCGTTATCAATCTGATCTCCAACGTTAGCCATAAGCGCAGACACACGAGCAAGCTCTTCAGAGTCTTTGTCCGTATATCCGAGTCGTTTCCAGTCAGCAGTACTACTTACAAGGTCAGAAATATTCGCACCAAGCTCACGAGCATTTGTTGCAGTTCTGTCGAGATATTCATTCATCTCGTCGCCAGTCATTTTACTGACCTTTTTGAGTTCAGTTACAGCCGTATCAAGCTCAAGAACGTTATCATAAACCTCTCGCAGACCCTGCTTAACCATAGCAACGCCAGCCATAGCAATTGCAGTCTGAAAATGCTCCTTAAACAAGCGAGAAAGCTTTTGGCTTAAAGTTTCTGTAGTGGCCCCACATCTGCTGGCCTCAACCTCAAGGCTTGATAGTCTTGCACTAAGATCAGTAACATCGCCTTCACAGCCAGCAGCAGAAGCTTTTATTCCGTTTAAACTATCAATTAGCCAAGAATATTTACTTTTATTTGCAATAGAGTCTTCTAACTTCGTTGCACGTTCATAAACACTCTTAAACTTCGTCATATCAACATTGGCTTGATTTAAATCTCTAAAATCAAATCCAAGTTCTTTTAAATGTTGACTTGTAGAATCAATAGTTGTATCAAGAGTCTTGCATTTTTTATCAAAGTCTTGAATCGCTTTTCCTGGTGTAGTGTTCTCAATAGAAGCAAGCTGATCTCGCAACTCTTTTAATTTTCCAGAAGTTTTTCCAGTTCCATCTTCTCCATATAAATATTTTTTGATATTATCATTTTTATAGTTGGAGTTATTCTTGGAATAGTTTTCAAGAGACTGAATCTTTTTTTGATATTTTTCATACTCGGATTCTTGAGATGTGAGAGTCTTTTTTAAATCATCTGCAATTTCTTGATTTTGTTTTTTTAGTTCTTTTGCAGCCGAATCAGCACCTTTTGCAGTATTCCTGTCAGCATTAAACTTTCCGTTTTTTTCGATATCCTCAAGCTTTAACTTCTGAGATTCCGTAATTACATCTTTTGTTTTTGTCTTGAGTTTATCCATCTCATCGTTGATTGCGCTCAGTCTAGTCTGTACCGCTTTCAACTCAGATGATTTGTTTCCATTAGCAATTAACGATGCTTCATCCGCTTTTAACTTTGCTTGACGATTTGCAAGGCTGAAAAGGCGAGAAATATCACTTTTTGAAGTATCTTGTGTTTTTGTAGAACCAGACTTTCCGGTATCAACCTTAACTGTCTGCTTTGCCGCAGATTGCATAGCTTTTTTAAGCTGTGCAGTTACTTTACTCTGGTCGATCTTAACATCAAGTGTAACCTTTGGAGTTCTTAATTTTCCGCTCTTGACCACCTTGTCAAGTGCATCATTTATATTACGGATAGTGTCGTTTTGATTTACTCCAAAAGCAATTTTTACTGGTTTTTCTTTATAATGCTCCTTGACAGAATTAAATTGCTGGTCTAATTCTTTTTTATTTGTGTCAATAACAACCTTGACCTTAATGGCCGTTACGGCAGAAGACTCTGCGCCAGTATTTTCTTTTTCATCCATACTGTTGGTCACCTCTCTTTTCCATTTTCAACAATTCCTTTCAAAATAAAAAAGAGAAGCGGCCAGCTTCTTCAAGCCAGCCTCCTCTCATTCAAATTTTCCAAATAAATTGTGGGATTACAATTCATGTAATGCGGTTTTTACGAGCATAGCCGCTTCAACTTGTACTTTTGAAATAAATGGACGCGCAGGACGCTTTGGTTTATTTTCCTTCGGTCGCCCCATTCGATTCCATTCTGCAATATCCATCCACAAGCCATGCTCAATCCAATTAGCAAACATTGTTTCTTCTAATGCTGCATTATCTCCTTCTCGGAATGGTGTTTTGCACCACGATGCCTGCGGTCTTGCAATATCCTTCACTGTCATGGTCACCACATTATTGTCGGTAGTAACGCTACTTACGATATTTTTTTTGCTTTCGATTCCGTCAGACCGCCCACTCTTCGAGTGTACGTTTTCTACAATGCTCGCCTGCAGTCTCGTTTCAATTTCCGGCGCAACACCTTCAAGGATGTCTTGAACGCTGTTAACCACACCGGCCAGTAAATCATCAAAGTTCGTATACGAAGAAGCAAGACTTCCCATTCACTCCACCTCAAATCTCAAACCGATCCTTTGCAGACTGAATCTTTGTCGTATCCTTTTTAATGTAATACTTGTTGGTCACATCCGTGCCAGCATGGTTGAGCAGGGAAGAGACGTCTTCCAGACTCATACCCGCATTCTTCAGCAGGGTAGCACCACTGTGCCGGAAATCGTGCGGATGCAGTGTAGGCTCGTCAATCATCTCACCAATCTTCTTACACCAATCACCGGCAGTGCTTGAAGTAATCGGCATCCATGCGCCATTGATTTTCGTACCAACAAACACATAGCCGCCATCCTCAATATCATGCTCAGTGCGGTATTCCTTCAGCTCTTTCAAAAGCTCAGAAACTTCCTTGCTGAACATCAAATCAACAATTTTTCCTTCCTTTTCCAGAACGTCATGCACCATACGGTTCTCATAGTCGATAGACTTCCAGAGTGTATTCCGCACAGCGTTGACACGAGCCATCGTGGATAGCGAGAACAGTGCATACAGACGCAGCGTCATCGCATTATCCTTCATGTGAACGGTGGTCGCAGATTCAACCAGAGCGTTCAGCTTCTCTCGCATCAACTTAACCTCATCAGGCGTAAGGTATGTCTGCTTCACAACAGCCACATCCTTTGTCGGTCGGTCAATGAACTCCATCGGATTCTCTTTGATGATTTTCTTCTTGCGAAGATACCGGTACAGTGCAGAAATCGTACTCATGCGTCGCTTCATACGAGCAGAGTTATTTCCATGCTTCTTACAGTAGAACAGAAATTCTTCAATATCCTCTTCCTCAAGTTCCGTCACAGGGGCGTTGCCCTGATTGTCCAGAACATAAATCATCCACTGCTTGAAATCTGATTCATAATTGTAAACAGTAGACGGGCTGAGATCACGGATGCCCATATCAGTCTCATATCTATCCCAGTATTTCAAAGACACTGGGTTAACATTCTTGAACTTCTCAGCATCCCATAACTTCAGCGGTTTACTTCTTGTAGCCATATTAAAATTCCCTCCAACCCACCTCTAAAAGTGTTTATTCCTTTTTATCTTTTGCCAGCACAGCAGAGATCTCCTGCTTATTGTCCAGCAGGGCAGAAGTCACTTCAGAAAACTTCTCGACGTCAAAGTCATTCAAGTTGCCCTTCACATCATTCAAATAGTTCTCCATAAAGTCAACGAAATCAGAAATAGGGTCAGGCTTCTTAATAATCTCGTTGAGCTTGCCACAGAGACCAAGAACAAGCCATTCCTTATGAGAACGGTCAATCTGTTCGTGGACAGCCTTCTCCAGAGAATCGTACTGGTCCCAGAATGCAGAAGTATCACAACCAGCCTTGTTAATCTTGAAGTTAAAAGACTCGTAAGCAATACGCGGCCACTCACTCTGCGGCTCACCACGATAATCATAATCCGCAAAATACTTTAGAACGGTTAACCGGAACACTACATCGAGCAGTGCGGGCTGATAATCACCGTCAATAGTACATGCCTTAACTACTTCATCAAGAAACTCATTTCGCTCCTGAAAATTTAAAACCTTCATTTTATCTCCCTTTCGTCTGTTTCGTCTGTGCTTGCTTTAATTTCTTTCGCTCTTTCCGAGCTTTTTTTAGGTCGTCATAATCGACCCAGCCTCCATCGATTTTGGAGTATGTGATCCAGCGGTAATCTACATCAGGATACTTGAACCAGAACATCTTGCGCTTCATCAAAGCGACACTATCAGCGAATCCCTTCGTATCAATCACTTGTTTGCTGCCATCTCGATATGTAATTTCATAGTCCGCCACATAGTCAATCTTCCGCACCGCTACGTCCTTGCCGTCCTTATCGACCCGGCGGAACGCTTCTTGCAAAAGAAAGGGGACTTGTTTACGACACTCTACAATTTCGCCGCTTGCCAGTCTTGGCAATACAATATCTCGATAAAACAACATTTCTGCCTTACTATCATAAACTACGCCGTCATATGTTCTATCTGCTGGATTCTTACTGACATTAAACTTTGTCCTGTTCTTTTTCTCCATAAAATCACCACGAAAAACGAAGGGGCGGTTATGCCCGCCCCTTACGATTTGATGTTTTCTTAACTACCGGCTTCACGGGCGTCTCATCCTTTACATCACTAGATGATTCATTTTCAGCCTTTGCAGGCTCATCCATGATCTCATGGAAAACATCACGAACAGCAGGGATAAAAGTTTCTACCTCGGCTTCCGTAACATTCTTATACTTGCGCATCAAAAGAGTAGTCAGATCTGCCTTTGCAGTCTCTTTTGAAATAATACCCTGACGATACTGATTTACAGCAGTCCACACAAGAAAGTGCGGCTCAGTGTCGCAAATCATTCGCCAAGGATTAAGACGCGCATCCTGCTCGCAATGCGGGCAAACCGGATATTCTTTTCCGCAAGTACGGCACCAATTTAGATTTGCCATTAGGCAGCTGCGGTCTCGATGCGGAACAGACGCTTATCGTCAGAGCAGTATTCCTGAGTAGCGCTGATTTTAACAGGGTGAGTCAGCTCGTTATTCAGGGTCATGTCGATAGCGTTATCCATCTTAGCGTTCGGGAAGATGATGCGCATCAGCTTCTTGTTTGCCTTGTCGCAAGGATTGTAGCAGAATGCCTCAATCACAAACTCACCCTCGGTAGAGAACTTGTCGGCACTATCATTGATAGCAACGCCCTCTTCGCTCTCGTACTGGTACTTCACAACAAAGCGGTCGCCAGCCTTCAGGTTCGCACCAGTAGGCAGAGTAACCTCAGTGCCAGTGACAGAGAACTGAGACTCGGCAGTCTCACCCAGTTCAAAGGTCTTCAGTGCGTTGCCCTGACCATCAATCAGATCGATGTACTTAAAGGGTGCATTTGCAACAGCAGCCTTGGGGGTGTGAGTCAGGGTCAGCTTCTTGCCATCAGCAGAAGTCAGGTACTCAACAGTGGTAAAGACCTGCTTTGCCTCAGAAGAAGCAACCTCCTTCTTGGAACCCATCTGCTCTGCCAGAGCACCCAGATGCATCAGAGCATTAGACCAATCAGCCTCGGCAGTCTTGCTCTTGTCAAATGCCATGATGTTAACGCCCTGTGCATCCTGAGCATAAACGGTCTCGCCACCCAGAGTCAGCTTGAAATCCTTAACCTGATTCATGGTCCACAGGCGCTTGCCGTTCAGGTCATACTCGTGAATGCGATGAACGCGGTCAATAACGACCTCATTGAAATTAAAATCGCTCATAATATTCTTCCTTTCAATTTATTTGGATAAAATAAAAGAGCAAGGCTAATCAGTCAACCTTGCTCGTCCAATCCAGTTGTGCTTTTGGGATTTTCCCAAATTCAACGGTGCCAGCATAAACGCCATGCATCGTATTGTCGTAACTTTTTATTTGCTGAATCTTTCTTACATGATTCATAAATACACTCATAGGGTAGTCCATAGCCTTGAAGTAATCCGCTTTAAAGCCGGATGAACACGCCATCGAGAGAACAAGCTCTGCAAGGTGTGGTTCATAATGCTTTGTTTTCTGATACTCCATGTTATCTCTGGCTTCCTCTATCATTGCAATTCTTGTAGGTTCGTCAGCAGCAAATTCAGAATGCTTTTCAATTCCATTTGCGGCGCATAGGTACTGAGAAATTGTTTCATACACCACATGGTCGATACGGGTGTCCGTAAACCTGTTGTGTAATACAATCTCACCACTTATGTTATCTTTCGCCATCATAAACCCAGAAGTGTCCATATCACCAAGCAAAATAGACATATCCTGATTTTTATTGCCTATAAAAAGTTGCCGGAACATTTCAAAGTCCGAAACCTTCTGCCAATCAACCCCAACAGAGTCAAGTTGTGCTTTATAGTCGCTCGATGTAGAACAGAACAGATAAACCAACTGAAAATACTTTTGCTCGCCATAATCGATAATGTCACCGACAGACGGCATATGAATCGTAATTTTGTCGTTGATTTTAAAATCTCTTCCACGCATCAAACTTGGCTCGTACATCTCTCGAAGTTCCATCAGCCACACCCCACAAGGTCATCCAGATCCTGCGTCTTGAATGTCATAATTCGCACGCGATGGTGTAAATCCATATTGTCCTCGATATTAGATGTGATTTTAAGCTGCTTGATTCCAAAAATCGTACTGCCGTGCAGTTCTTTTTCTACAAGACCACTCAGATAGTCAACTCGTGTTGCACCGCCATGACCTTTCATCTTCATTAACGCTTGGTTCACGATAACCCACACAGTAAGCGTGAAGTTCTCATACCAATCGTTAACGTTGCTTCGGTCAGTCATATTTACCTTAAAACAAATATAGCTGTGTGCTGCCTCAATCGTGTCTGGAATATGGAAGTAAGGGAAGATGTATGTATAAATCGCCTCGTCAGGCTCTTCAATATCGTCATTACCCATCGCTTCAACAAGTCCGTCCGTGTTGACCAACTTTAAAGCCAATTTGTTTTTGTAGTCAGTAATCAATTCACTCGTTGTCACAGCAAACTCACCACCTTACATTCAATTGATGTATTTGCCGTACCATCTGCATTTGTCAGAGAAATCTTAACAGTTACGCCGTCCATGATACTATTATTCAAAATACGAATTTTGAAAACACCATCTGTAGCAACCTGTGTTTCAACAAAGCTCTTGAACTCATCAAGACAAATAAAGCTCCACCTTGCAACTTCCGCAACCTCTTCACCCGTAATGCTTGTGAATACCGGAGTGAATTTCTTCCAAGAGCCACCAACACGAACTTCTGGCTTGCCTGCGTACTTAATGGTAGCGGTAATCTGAGAATCCGTATCCGGCACATTACTCTTGTTTGGTTCAAAGTAGTCACAAATCATCTTCTCGGCATTGTCCGTCTTGCTGTTGTACTGATCTTGCCGAATATTCAGCACAAGGAACCCCTGTGTCTTACCGTGCAGTTCATAGCGCTCTGTGCTCTGGTCAACAGAAGTCGTAACATACGTTTTCGGCTCTCCATTGATAATTTCCAGCATAAAGCGCTTATCAAGGTCAATCAGTGCAGTCTCATCATCGAAAGGCATCTGCACCTTATATTCACGCTGGCTCAATGAAGTCATAACAAGTTCCTTATTATTTGCATAATAAGGCTTGCTCAACGTCGCCCAGCGAGAGACTATCTCACCAGTAATCGGGTTTTGCCATTGAATCTGACGGTTACACAGCTCCATTTTCCCACGAAGAAAAATCTCATCATTTGGTTCTATCTCAGTTACCAGCCATTTGCAGTTGTAACAGTCAACAATATCACCAAGATTCAAAGAATCACCGGGATAAGCCCAAATCTTCTTTTCCTTGGCTACGCTATTACTACGGCTAACGACCAGCTTCTGAGGCAAACCATTTACTAGAGTATTATCCTCGTAGTCAACACTATCCTTGAAGTGTGCAGCGAAGTCACGTTTCGCAAAAGCAATTTTGACATCCTTTTTATTAGACATCTTTGCGGCACCACCAACAGCTCGCGCCCTCGTATAAAAGTCCATCGGTACACCTCCTTACTCAGAGTAGGAAGCGTATGTATCATAGTCGATGGTCTTACGCTTGCGGGTCGATCGGTCTTTTGCCATATAATTATCCAGCATCGTCATATTCTCCTCATGGATGTCTTTCACAAGAGCACGAATGCTCGTGCGCTCGTTAGCAGGGGAGAATACCTGTAAACTTGTAGGAAGGTCTTGTGCACTAAATGCCTTCAGCTTTCCAAACTCTCGCTTGAAATGCTGCTCTAACATCAGGTGCGCAAGCATATCAATTTCGTCGTATGTAAGGTCTGAATTGAATTCCTCTAACTCAGAATCATAATCATCAAAGCTAAAATTCTCTTCAGGTTCAATATTTCTGAAAATAACAGAAAGTGACTCCATTAAATAACTCTTTGCACGGTCATGCACAAGGTTTCTTACTTCATTCTCGCTCAGGTCAAAATACTGAAAGAAATTACTATCAGTTTCAACCAGCTCATAGAACTTGTCGTATATTTCCGAAAATGCGGTCACACTATCCCTCCAATCTTACTCGGCGGGAACGACCTCCGCCTTTTCTGCCTCTACCTTCTTACGGCCACGCTTAACAGTAGTCTTTTCTGCAGAGCTATCCTGTGCAACAGGCTGCGCACCTGCCATCATAATAGATTGCATCTGTGCCATCATAGCCTGCATCTGCTTCTGCATTTCAGCCATCTGATTCTTTGCAGTCTCAAGTTCTGCCTGAACATCAGCAGGGGCAGACTTGGCTGCAGGTACAACAGACAACTCGCTGTTACGCTTGCCAGCACGAAGCTCCTTGTAACGCTCGTCAATCAGGCGCTTGACCTTAGTAGACAGATCTTCACCGGCATTGGTCATACGATAAAAGCGACCACGAATACGCTCAAACTGAGCGCCATCCTTAATGTCAATCATACGCTGAAGATTCTCGACAGTTGGATTCAGAATCGTATCATCAATATCTTCAATGAATAGAACATCGTCACCCTTAATGCCAATAGCCTTAAAGATTTCATTCTGCTCTTCAGGGCGAAAACGCAGAACACCATTCTTGAACGCAGAACAAGTGCTGTTCATATACATAATCTCCTCCGGCGGAATAGGAATCACACAAGGATCTTCCACACTACCGGGCTCGAAAGTATAGCCCTTACCGTTCAGTGACGAAATGGTAACCACGTTATCGTCGCAGTTCAGAACGTCAATAAACTTCTTTTCCATCACGGAACTCATAATTTGTCTCCTTTTCTATAAAAGCGGAGACTGAAAAGTCTCCGCCCAGATTTTCCTTTGGTAAAAAATTACTGCAGAACAATCTTAGCAACACGCTCGATATGATCAATGCTGTAACCGAAGGTGAAGTCCTTGACCATCAGATGGATCTTCTCGTTGTTGTTGTCGTGATCCTCGTAAGTATGAGTCTCACCCTTCATGTCAAGGCGACCGATCTTGCCAGCGATACCATAAATACGTTTCCAAAATTTTTAAGAAAAATGTTTATCTAAAATTGATTCCATATTATCAAAATCCGTGTAGGGAATCCTGATAAGTTTTATTCCGTTATTTTTGCAATAACTTGTTTTCAAAGAATCTTTCTTTTGCTGATTTTTATATGTAGTAATAGAATCAGACTCGGTTATACTTTTACAAAACCTAACTGGCATAAAATGTTGCTGTCCATCATATTCAATGCAAGTATTTTGCGACGGAATATAAAAATCGAAAGGAAGCCGTCTCTCGTTTTTGCAATCTTTAAAGCGATATTCACGAATATATGCAATTCCCCTTTTGTCAAGATATTCACATATTTTTTCTTCACCATGAGAGGACCAACACTTAGGACACCCGTGCCCACCAAGTATTGAGTTGACTACGGTGTGCCATTCGTAACCACATTTCCTACAACGAAAGTTGGCGTGAGATAAAATATTTTTATATCCGTTCAAATACTCTACATTTGGAGAAGATTCCTTTATTCGTTCAATTATTTCAGACTCCATAATATATGCTTTCCCCGCACATTTTGGACAGCCGGAATTTTTGTTATTAAGTAATGTGTCTGGAATCGCAGTCCAATGGTAACCGCAAATACTACACGCAAAATCCACTTTCACAGCAACACGGACATATTTTGAAAGAACATGAATAGTAGGAAATCGTTCACGCATTTCTTTTAAGAATTCATCTTCCGTTCGTCTGTTTGCAATCCGTCGATAACATTCTGGACACCCATGTCCATCAAGCAATGTATGAGGTATGCCATTCCACTCATTCCCATCAAGTTTACAACGACAATGCACTCTCGCATTGTTTGTTGTGTATTCAGATAACAACTCAATATTAGGATTTACTTCAAACAGCTCCGTGGAAAATTGTATTGGCGACTTTCTTTTTTCTGCTCCACGCTTAGAGGCAACACATGCTTGACACCCACGATTATCAAGCAACATTCTTGCCTGTACTTCACGTACATCACCGCATACTTTACATTTCCTGGTAATCTTTTTTCGAAGACCATTATATTCGGATAAAATTTCAAAATTTGGGTTTACATCAAACACTTCTTTTTTGAAGTCTTCTGTCGTTCTCATTGGTGTCATCCATGCTACCTCCTTTCTTGCAAAATAAAAGCCAGACATTCTACACAACATCTGGTCAAATTAAATATTAGATAAACATTATACCGGACGCTACTCCGTTCTTGTTGCATCTAGCAACCTCGTACTCTCATACGAGTGAAGACTATATCTTCACCCAGTAAAAACACTGGGGCACACCACTTCGGATGCCAGACACTTGCATCCTAACCGCTCCCACGCGGATAGTCGTTGAACCTTCTCCTTTTCGGAGCTTGGCTGCTGATTGCCCATTATTTTTAATGTTTAGGTTTTAACCATGCATCATCTACAATTTTCTTTCTACTTTCGCAACCATCCATCTAGGTATATTTCATCCTTCTGTTTTGGTAATTGTAGTTTTAGGGTTTTCCAGCAATTCAATGTGTATTTGTTATCGTGACTTACATCACGACTGGACTATATTACGTAAATTTACATAAATTTAATCCGGGATCAGCAGGGAACCATCACCCAGCTTCTTGGCAGAGCTAATACCAGTAATAGCAACACCATCGTAAGTCTTAACAAGACCATAACGGTTGAACTCGTCCTTAGCTGCGTCAGACAGATACTCAGCATAACCGGTCATACGACGCATCTTAGCACAATACTTCATCAGGCTGACAGTGAATGGATTACCACCATCGGCATACTCATTCAGATACAGAGCCAGAGTGTCCATATCCTGCATAGTGGGCTCCTTGCCCTGTGCATCGATCTTCTGCTCGCCACCAGTGATAGCGTCATCAACCATGCTAAAGATGTCATAGAACATCTGGTTCTTCAGAGCCTCAGTCATAAAGGTGGTCAGAGTTGCCACACTCTTCCAAGCATTACGTCTTACTTCCACAAAGCTAAGATCAGCCTCGATCTGCTTATTACGCCAGACGGGCTTAATAGTCTCGTAGTGCAGGTAAGACTTCGGCACGTTGCCGCCCTTAGCTGCATCATAAGCCTTCAGGGTGTTCTTAACAGTACGACCTGCTTCGTAATCATCAAACTCACCAACATTACCACGCTCAAACATGGAGTCCAGCAACTCATCAGGTGCACCATACAGCTCATCAGTCACGGTGCGGTTAACAAACTGAGCAATCTCCTTGTTGGGGTCGCCCTTATCAATCAGCTCCTCAACATGAGCGCCAACAACCTCAGCAATTTCCTTGTCCTCGGCATCCATAGCGCGATTGTACTGAGTCTTCTCAGCAACTTCATAAACACGACCAGGCTGCTTCATCAGCTCGGCCACTTCAATATTCAGTGCCATAATTCATTTCCTTTCTCTTCGCGCAAAATAAAAGAGCTACCGCCAAAAGACGATAGCCTTAAATTTCACGTATCATATTCAAGATTTTTCTCTCAATCAAGCAACAGTCTTTGCCTCGGGCAGCACACTGATCATAATCAGCTTGTGGCCGTTGTCATCCATCACACCAGCAAACTCAAAACGAGAAGTACCAGTAGTAGCAACCTGCCACTTACCGTCAGTGTTGACCTCCAGCAGCTTGCCGATATTGGTATCCTGTGCATCGCCATCCTTGTACTGGTCGGTGCCGTACAGCTCGCCAGCATACAGAGGAACGCGCTTCACCAGCACACCTGCCTTAATCTCGGTGGCCATCTTGTCATAGTCATCAAAATTAGTCTGGCTTGCATAGATGCCCTCCGGGATAAACTCATGGGCAACCATCTCGATGCCCTCGGCGGTAGCTGCGTCAGGGAACTTAACCTGACCAGCCTTGTGGTCAACCTGAACACCCATACCGGTGACCATATCGACCTTTGCGGCATAGTTAGCGGGAATATTCTTCGCGCCGTTCACCATCAGTTCACGAATCATAATATTTTTCCTTTCTCTCAAATGTTATTACTTACCCAAATATTCCCGCCATGCGTCACGCTTGTTAGCGTTAGTGGTGTTATACTTGGTTTCATTCAAATTCAGCTTGATACTCTCAGGCTTATGTACATCAGAGGTCTCAATCTTCTTTTCAGTAGGGGCCTTCTTTGCGGCTTCAACGCAACGCTCAGCAATCACACTCTTAATGCCTGTCTCGTCCAAATTCTCAATCAGACTTGCGTAATTGCCACCCTCGGAAACCTCAGCCTCGGTAATCATCTTGCTGGAGAGTGCGTACTGACGCAGATCATCCTTCTTCTGTGCAAGCTCTGCAGCCGCTTTTTCTGCCTCTGCCTTCTCTGCCTGATCCTTATATGGAGCCAGAGAAGCAACCTCTTCCTTTGCACTCTGCAACTCAGTGTTCAGGCTTGCAATAGCGTTATTCAGCTCCGCAATCTTGGTGTTAACATCAGAAATAGAAACAGTCAGAGTGATACGCTGCGGTTCGCCAAGAGAAACCTCGTTGCCCTCAACGGTGTAAGAGAACATGATGTAATCCAAATCGTTCATACAACGACCGAATTTCTTACACCAGATAGTGTGATCTTCGGGGAACACTTCGGCTAGATACATATCTGAATTAAACTTCACAACAGCCTCATTCAGCTTCTCGTACAGGTCATGACCGGTCAAACTGGAAGTCTCAGTGGTAGACTCCGGCTCTGGCTCACCAGTAGGCTCAGTACCGGTTTCAGGCTCAGTCGGGGGAGGAGTTTCACCGCCTTCCTCGGAAGTCTGAACATCAGGCTCTGCCGGAGTGGTTGGCTCTGTGGTAGACTCAGTAGCGGTCTGTTCTGCCTGCTCAGTCTCGGTTGGATTCTCAACCTGTGCGGTCTGAGTCTCCTTGTCCTTATTCAGTTCCAAATTTTTTGCCTCCTTTTTATTAGATTCTATATTTGAAATCTCTTTTGTATCCTCGATATAGGCATTTGCCAATTCAAGACCAAAATCGGTTTCAGCGACTTCAAGCAGTTTAGAGCACTTATATGCTGGTTCAACATTTGCACCAAGCAAGCAATGTGCAGTAAACACACCATCGTCAATAATTTTTGCCATGCGGCCACCCACGATTCCCTTATGAGCTTTCAGCACATCAATTTCCCAACTGGTGTTTAATGTGCCGCTCTCAATACGGCGCAGAATCGTCGCACAAGCCTTTGGATATCGTTTCCAGATCTTACAAGAGGCAACAATAAAGTCGGTATCGTCAATTTTCTCGATACCGACTGATTGAAAACTACCGAATGCATCAGTGTCAAATTCGGCAGTCTTATATTCATTACCATCGTTGTCTTTTCTGGTGACGACTTTCATATTGTGACCGGAAAAATCCAGTTCACCCTTTGGAGCTACGACCAACTTACCAACAAGCGGGTTGCCAACCAGTGTACTCATCCAACTTTCAATGGTGTCACGGTTCAAAGCAACCTGATTCCCATTTACTGAGAAGTCACAGATGACAAACTTGGCAAGATAGTGGTCTGGATGCTCCGTAATCTCAGAGCAACAGATATTTCTACTATAGAAATACTCCTTACTCATTGTTCATCACCTCACTTACTATCTTCATTTCTCTGCTGGTCATAAATTTGTTTTTCAGTTTCCTCGCCCTTTGGACGGCCTGTCTTTTTATCACTGTCACTACCACCGCCGGAACTACCGGTCGATGTATAAGAGGTCTGGCGAGCCACAAACACATCGTCATAACCTTCTTCGGTTTCAGCCTGACGCTTGCGTAGTTCGTCCTCAGCATGAAGTCCCATGTACTCGTAAGCAGTCTTGTAAGAACAGTTCAAAGTGGTGAACAGGAACTGAGCAATCGCCTTCTTCATCTCCATACCCATCATTTCAGTAGTAGAGACCTTCACATCAGGGCAGTACATTGGGTCTACACCTGCGTCTTCAAGGCGAATACGATACCAGCGTTTTAATACATCTTCAATCTGCTCTGCAATCTTACCAATATTTTTCATCAACTGGTCAAGAGACACTTTTGCAGTTGAAACAGTCTGCTGACCATCAGTATTCAAGAAACTAATACCCAAAGCAGCCATCTCTCTGTTGCGATACTGCTTGACAGTCTCGATATTTGTCATCTCGACCTTCGGCTCAACATACTTAATATCCTTGACATAGGGAGCGGTCGTTACAAGTACGGTATTTTGCTTCCATGCACGCAACAGGTTGTCATGTGCTGTCACCTGTTCAGAGAAACCCTTCTTGTCGTTGTTTGGTCCCATCAACGCAGGATCAAGTTGCTGCCAGATTATTTTCTTAGCCTTTGCCTTAGCGTTCACACGGTCTGAAGTATCAAAGGTCTCAAGCATCAATGCCGGACGTAAGGCGCGGAACAGGGGAGAAACACCATATTTTTGCCCCATATTGCCAATACGAATTACGCCACAATGGTCAACATCCAATTTTGCATATGTATCACCATTCTTAAACGCCTGATACACCTCGTCTGGATAGTTGTTCTGAATCTCGGTCTCCTGATTTTCAAAGAATAGTGCTTTATTCTTCTTATCCTTCAGCATAGATTTGCTCAAAGCGGATTTCAGCTTAGACATGTTGATAAGTACAACGGGCTGTCCATTTGATAGGTAATCACTTATCTCAGCAATACCAAGAGGGTAGTAGTCTACAATGTAGTTCTCATCCTTCTGACGCAGATATGTAATGTAAGTACCCTCTGCATAAGTCATCGGAATGGCGGCACGAAGCAGACTTCGCACATTGATTTGTGTATTGAAGTCATCAATCACTTCACGGGCATAATTTACCTGTTTTGTCTTATTACGCTGCTCAGGGAACTGCGCGAAACTGCATTTGAACTCCGTATTAACATTCGCCTCAATCGCATCATAAGTAATGCCAATCAGGTCATCTTTATTGATGTAATTACGAATGATTCCATTTACCGTCTGCACATTCGTCAGGCTTGACTGTAACCCTCGTGCAAGTTCATCAATTCGGTCAACTGTCAGTGTCTCAGAGGAGGCTGAAATTTTCAGGTATGTACTATACTGTTTGTTTTCAGGGTCATAAGACGCAACTGCATTTCGGATGACGTTGTTCATTCTCTCTTCCGAAAGCTCATTCAAAGAGGTAATAACAACAGTACCATCATCTGTTTGTGAAGCAGTCACAACATCAAAATCTTCCTTTTTCTTTCTTGCCACATTTTCACCTCCTCTGCTTAGAAGTCAATGTTAGAAATACAAATCGGCGGAGTAGTCATTGTCTCCACCGCAGACTGGCGCACTTTATCCTTACGACGTAACTCGTATAGACGATGAGCAAGCAAAATCGCAACATAGAACCTATCATCGTGAATTTTGTTGGCAACATCGGGCGCTAAAGCATACGTTACGGTCGTATTTTCAGAGTTTGTCGTTTTCTGAATACTCGTAATCTCGTTCTTCATCAAGTCGATATTAACCCACGCAGTCTGTTCCTCTAAGGAGAGTTCATGCGTCTTCAAAATTTCTTGACCGGTTGATTTATCCACACCGTCTACTACCTGAACGTAATCTCCGCCGTTATATTCAAGAGGGAAGTGAATGACACCAAGGTTCATCAGCTCAATAAATTCCTCAACCATTGCAGTACGGAATTTACGAGGACTAATTAGACGTAGCTTATCAACAGCATCTGGGTAACGGGCATCATATCCTTCATATAACTCATGATTTGCGTCGATAAAACCACGATGTTCTGCGCCTGTTTTATCAGTCCAATTGTTAAGCAAACCGTCCGCATATGTGGAAGTACCACCGCCGCCTGCGCCTTGATCAATCATCAATCTATCAATGTACTCGTAATCAGGATTTTGACCATTATAATGTAGAATCAACTCATGCAACTGCTCAAGCTGACGATTAGAGTCAAGCTTGAATTTTTTCTCATTCGCAAGGTCAACCATGTTCACGCAATTTATAATGTCGCCACACATGCCATTTTCTGGATCGTTATAAATACGCATAACGCCAACAATAGAATTATCCATTGTGCGGGCAGGATCAAACGCAAGAATATACTGATAGTTCTTATCCCAATAAAGCTGTGGTATATACTTTCGCTCATTGCGACGAACTGTACCCCATTTGATGATCTGATTTACGCCACCATCACGGCTTGGGCGATTATAATATTCACGCAACGCCTTCATTTTATTTGACTTTAGAGCTGCTTCAACTTTATCTCTCGTCAGCAGAGCCTTGTATGGCTTTCCGTTCATATAAACCTGAATTGCAACATCACAAATCATGTCACAAACAAAATAATCACGGTCACCGGCAATCATACGCTTTGCAAAGTTTTTGTAATAACGATAGAATAGTTTATCCATTGTATCCTGACTCGAAGCATACACAAGCTGTGTAGGAACCTTGCGAGGCTGGGTTTCAGGGTTATAAGAATCATCCGTATCAGTCACGAAGTCAGTATTCTGAGTGGCAAAAGCTTCACAGACAACAATCAGTTCATCAGAGCAAAACGCTGCTTCGTCAAAGAATACAAGAGTTGCGCGACGGGATCGGTTAGAATCCGGGTTTGAGTTCAATGTGTTAATAGAACTACCGTTGTAAAATTCGACAACGTACCCGGCGGGATTATGACTAAAGCCACTCTTGTTAGTTGCAGACTTTTTGGTTTCCTTTTCTGCAATATCTTGCAGACTACGAATAGAAGCTGCTGTCTTGCCAACACGAGTGACAATTTCTTCGATTTTATTAAAAGTTTCTGAATGTATTTAATGCACATCGCAACTGTACATTGCCGTATAAACGACCACACAATTTCTTGTCGTGAATAGACTATTTCATCATCCAAATATAATTTGGAGCTTGATTTTTCCTCCGCCATAAGCTTGCGGTTTTACTCTCCCACAAGGAGATAGTCGTTGAACCTCACCCTGTCATATAGACGTTACGGGCAGTGGCTGCATGAACATGGATTGTTGCGAGCTTTAGCACGTCATAAGACGATTTTATTTCAGCATAACTCATCTCTACGTTTTTTCTGCTTTCGCACATTTACGTTTACCGTTTCCGGTTCCGCTTTAGTGTAGAGCTTTACCAATTACCTGCAATTAACCAAGAAGCACACACACATCTCTGTATATGTGAGGCAACTTACCTTGCTCTGATCACCAACGCTACTTACAATATAAATAGCTTGATTCTCATATAGGATAGCCTTTAGTAGAATGAAAACAGAACCTACAAAAGACTTACCAAAGTTTCGACTACACGCCCAAAGAACATGACTTGCATTCCAACTTTGCTCCAGCATGTATGCCTGTGCATCGAATAGTTGGATGCCCAACAAATCTCTGGCAGCAATAACAGGATTCCGACGATAGAATGCAATCGTTGCCGCATCACACTCGTAAATCTTACGTTTTACGGCTGTGATAATAGGTGCTCTTTGTTTCATTCTCATACGGCATCACCATCCGTATCTTTTGCGCTTGCATCAATACCGGCATCTTCCAACAGCTCCTTGAGCCGCTGATTCTCGATAAGAGACAGCCTGTATTTTTCCTTAGCGTCATCACTTTCTTTCTGGAACTTATCAATTAGTTCTCTTTGTGTATCGAAAATTTCCTGCATGTCATTTTCGTCAAAGAAAGCGTTTTCCTTGATTGCCTTAACACTCATATCTGCCGCCCATTGAGTGCCCGGAGACCGTAACTGGTCGTAGAAGTTTGCTTCTGCACCAGCAATATCCTTTTCACGCATATCCTTCATCAAGAATGTAAGCGTATTACGTCCGGCATCCTTGTTGGAGCGATTCTTAACAGAAATCTCGTTTTCCTTGGCAATCTTATCGTTGTTAGAAACCAGCTTAACCTTGATATCATTCAGACTCTTGATAGTGTCTGCTGAAGTCATCGGGTCAAGCTGGGCAAGTCGAAAATCAATCTTACGAATCTGGCCATTATTGATGACAACCTGAATAATCTGAGATAGCTTGTAAGGATCGTCCTCAATACCATCTTCAAAATATTTAATAAGGTCGCTAAACAAATAACGTCGGTCGTTTTCAGAGTGTCCTTCAAACGGGTCGTATCCAACAACAGAAACAACATCATCACGAGCTTGAATTTCAGCCTTTGACCACTTTTGTTCTTTTTCATCTCGAACGTCTAGAGCATTTTTGTTCAATTCACCATTTGTAAGAACGGTTGCAAATGTCTGGAATTGATACTGCCGACACGAGAGAGCTCTGGCGTACATTCCTGGTTTGCAAGAGCCGGAGTTCTGAACAATAGAATCATAAAGACTGTTATAGAATGGAAAATCCAGCATATGACAGAGAATCATACATGCTGTACGTTCACTCTCATATCGTTTCGTGTACTCATCGAATAATTCATTGACACATTCCTTACAAAGAGTAGAGAACCCACCTCGATTTTTAAATAATTGAGAAAAACTATTTTTATAAAAATGTCCAGTGGGAGCTTCATATGAGTGTTCACAACGAGTACATTCCCATTTTTCCTTGGTAGGTATAGATGCATCGACGGAATCTAGTACCTTTTTCTTTCTCGGCATCAATACACCTCCAATCAAAATCAAAAATAAAAGCCGTAGAACGTGCGCACATTCCACGGCAAACAAAAGACACCCTCTAATGTGCTTGCGTAGCAGAGGCCAAGGGTGTTTCATTCACAAAAGACCCACCATAATACGCATCGTTGAGAGACTTAGTGGGCTCAGGCGGCTCCGCCATTGTACGCTTCCATGAGAGGCGCGGCGGGGTCTTTATCATCTATATAGGTTTACTACGTCAGTAACGTACCTCACCCTGCCACCGAAGTAGCATAATAATCTTCAAATACCTGAGTTATGGAGGGAGTAGTAAAACCATAACTCAGGCTTGCAAAAGGAGAGATGCTGGGTGCAGCGGTTGGATTTGAACCAACGAATACACGGCTTATGAGGCCGGTGCCGTAGACCTGACTGGGCAACGCTGCGCTATATGATGCCTAAGTGTCTCAAGAAGTAGAAAGTCATGTGTACATCATGATTCTAAAACCCAGACTTCGGACTTGCTATATGTCGCGCTCATATAGCCATTTTCTTCGAGCTTGACAGGATTCGAACCTGTGTTGTATCCACGAACCATAAATTCACTTCGTGCGGAGCAACCATTTGTTGTCCACTGAGTTCAGCCTCTTCGCATTACAAGCTCACAATAAAACCTACCTTTTAGCCGGTGGTAGGGAACCGGTTTTAATTACAAGCCCTCCGGGAGAAGGACACGACATCAGGAGGATTCGAACCTCCGGTGCTTTACGGCACAAATGGGTTCAGGCCATTCGCAATAAACCAAACTCTGCCATGATGCCATAATAGCCCCACTTTCCATATATTGCTGCTTCTTGTTTTCGAAGAGTAGGGAGTAGCAATATAGTCATGGAGATGGAAGGACTCGAACCCTCGGCCTCTCAGGTTGATCAGTTTCCCGCGCTCTAGCCACTGAGCTACATCCCCATATAAACAAGCATCCATCAAGCTATCCGAGCTAAGTTGAATTGTTCTCGTGTTGATAAAACGCTTGTTTTAAACTTTAATGGTCCGCACTTACGGTGGCGGAACACCAATGCCAAAGGTCGGGTACGATCCGACAGTCTGCTGATTACAGGTCAGCTGCATTATCCATTTATGCTACCCTGGCAAATAACCCGTAGACACTAGCCTACGGGCATAGAAAAGGAGACAACAAATGATGTCCCAAGCAGACCTTGCGGTCGTACTTCTTTTTAATTCAAACGCACAATATGCGTTTTACTCTCAATCAACTTTCCATCCTTGTCCTGATAGACAACAATGAAACCCTCTCGTTGCGGAGTTGTCAGTTTACCGTCTGCATACTCCATTTTTGAAGTATCACAACAACAGCCCTGCTCGTATAGATTATACTTTCCAACAGAATAAGAGCCGACACGATGTACATGACTCATAACCAGCGAATCAAAATCAAGTCCAATATCCTGAAAATAGCGTAGCGCTTTTTCGCTTGTTTTCAAAATTCCAGATGAGAACGCCATAGGATGACACAAAACCGTGCTTCCTATCTGGCTGTACCAACTGTCGTTGTAAATGATTTCGATGCTTTCTGCACTAAACACCTCAATCAAAGGGTCATAATGAACCTTTGTATGAAGTTCCTTGTTATAATGGTTGAATCCATCAACAAGAATCAATTCAAGTGCTGTCTTTGGCATTAAGGCAAGTAAATCCTCATCAATGTTCTTGGCAAGATAATTCTGAAAACGAATATCATGATTACCGTAATTAACAACAACCTTCTTTGGTTGAAGCATTTCAATCAAGTCAATCAGATACTGTCTTGCCAACAGAATTTCATCCATTGGACTTTGCCGATACACACGCGAAAAACGCGACAGGGCAGCCGCGTCTACGCAATCTCCGTTTACCTGAAGGATATCAATCTTTCCAGCATACTCACTAAAAGTCTCAATGGGCTTCTGGAATGGAATATGTAGGTCGGAAATAGACAGGATACAGGTTCCTACATCTCTATTAGATAAGGACTCCTGATACTGCATACCCGCACGGAATGCCTTAAAACGCTTGCGATATGCGCACTCACCAAAATTCTTACCCAATTCATCATTGAGCACCTTGGATGCGCCATCCCAAGTCAATTCTCTAGCCAGAACAGCATTCCCGATTCTTACAAAGAAGTCATCGCTCGTTTCTTCTGGCCGTTTATTATAGCAACCCATTGGCATCAAGCCGGGTCGCCCAGCAGCTCATCAGAAGTGGAAATATTGATGGTGACACCCTCAATACCATCCCACTTTGCCAGAGCTTCCTTCAGATTGAAGACATTCTCACCGTCCTTGGTAATCTCGGTGATAGTACCCTCGATAGTATCAATAATAGCGTTCTTAAAAACAACACTCTTCTTAGCAACCATAATTTTATTCTCCCTTATATTTTATTTCAAAATTCCAACATATCCGCCCACTGACTAATCCACCCACGATGGTTGGTTTTCAGTTCACACACAGCAGCACGTTCTTTATCACGATAATGTTCAAGATAAATTTTAAAACCTGAGTTTTGCGGGTTTTTATATAAGTCACACTGACCAGTATGGCCCAAACATACGACCTTACAGCTATCGTGACACCGGGTAAGAATTTTCTTTAGATCCTCCCGATATACATTTTGACACTCATCAACTAAAATTACTTTGTTTTTAAAATTGATGCCGCGCATATATGTATGAGTTGTTGCTTGAATATAAGCACCGTATTTTTCACTCTCCGGGTCATCTTCGCTTTTAACAACTCTTGACGGATTGATTCCTAGCGTTTCAAGTGCCTCAAAAAGAGGTTCCATGTATGGCGCACTTTTCTGCTCTTGAGTGCCAGGAAGATAACCCTGTTTTTCCTCCTGTGTCGGTGACGCGATGTAAACAATCCCGTTGTATCGCTCGTATTGCACAAGTAGGTTTGCTACACCAACAGCAATCGTAGTTTTGCCAGTGCCGCTCACAGAATTCGTAAAAATTACGTCAATATCTGGACTCCACAGCATATCTCTATAGTGTTTCTGCTCATCGTCGAGCGTCATGCCATAAAAACTAGAATAGATATCCAAACTCTGAGGAACATCCTTCTTGATACGCATTTCAGTCTTATCAGAAGCCATATCTATATTTACTCTCCCTTAATTAAACTCATCCACATCATCGCAAATCTTATCTACGATACCAAAGTTGACCTGCTCATTAGCATCCAGATACCAATCCTTAGCTTTATTCTTGGTCATAGTCTTCTTGTCAATAGTAGAGTGAGCCATAATATACTCACGCATCTTCACAACCTGCCTCTCATAGTAGTCCATAGCCATCTTAGACTGTTCAAAAGTACCCTGTGCACCGCCAGATCCACTGTGAATCAGCGCGGTAGAGTGAGGCAGGGCAAAACGTTTCTGACCGGACAGAAGCATCACAAGAGCAGCACTCATCGCAATACCTGCATTGATCGTCCAAACAGGAGTCTTACTCAGCGCAACAACATCAATAAAGCTAAACATTGCGTCCAGCTCGCCACCATAGCTGTAAATAAACAGCTTAATAGGCTTACGCTGCTCAACAGGAGTATCCTTATCAATACGGTTGTACTGCAGAATCTTGCGCTCGATTTCAATCAGAGACTGGTCAATCTCAAAGTCAATAAAGAAGATGCGATCCTTCTCATCAACGTAGAAGTTCATCGTCTCAGGAGATGGGAGACAGCCACCATTCATCAGGTTGGTGATCTCTTCTGGTAGTTGAATTTCAAAGTCCAATAGTCTATACCTCGTTCTTTCAAAGATTAGTAACGTGCGTTACGCTGCATCTGCTTCAGCATCTCAACAGCGGCAATATTAAAAGGAAGCAGCTTAAGATATCGAGCAGACTCTTCCAAATACCGCTTGTGACGGGTCTTTGCAATGCAAGCATGAGGGAAGACCTTTCTCACGGCCTTCGCTTCGGACTTAGTAATTTCAATCATTAGGTAAAACACCCTTTCAAAATAAAATAGGTAGGAAGAAAACAAGCGTCCTCGCTCTCTCCCTACCATAACTTTCCGCACTGTGTTTTACTCTATATATGTAAAATTATAACGTATCTACGTTAAAATATTGCACTTTTTTACATTTCATAAATCAAACATTTTTCTATTCTGTGCGGTTTTCTCAATATTTATGTTTTTAGCGCACTTACGACAGTATTTTTGTCTGCGTCCGGTGCGAGCAACCATCTTTCCGCAACAATCACACTTGATGTATTCTTTCCCACAATACTGGCTCCACAGAATGCCAGCATTCTCAAAATCGTCCACGAAAATCTCATGAGGAGAATCCGGCTCCGCAATCAAAATATGGATATTCAAGTTGTCAATCTTTTTCAAGCTGGCAAACCCAATAAAGCCAAGATTATGTAACTCACAAATCATCTCGTTCTGTTTTTTCTCATTCACAGACACGTTTGCCATCCTGAAAATATCAGCCGTATCTTCCGTAATCCAGTAATTGCATTTTTCATTAACGGCAATATGGTATTTTGCCAAACACAGCATCGTAAACATCAGACGTTGCATCTGCTTGCTTTCAAGTGCTTGAATCTTCTCTACCTCAGCCTTCGTAATGCACACACCATCAAGTTCCACCATAGGACGACCCTTTGCAGAAGCAATTGCTTTATCAATCAGCTCTCTATCTAGAACCTTGTTATACCCTTCAAAATGACGCAGCATATACTCGTTAAGCTTTTCTCTTACGTCATCCTTTGAGTATCCCTTATAGAAATAATACTTCGCTACATAATGCAAAACATGCCCAGCTTTCTTCCAAGGCACATCTTTCTCTAGCCACTCTTCAGCGTAAAGAACTTCATTCAATACAATCATCCGCATCCTCCTTGCTATTCATGTCAACCAACACATCCTTGAAACGCTTACCATCATATTCAATATCGCCATTCTCATCCTGTACAAGAGAATGCACCATACCATTATTGCGTTCCAATAAGCGTTTAATCAAAGTATCGTGGAACAACTCCCAGACGATTGCAATACTGGATGCATTCTTCTTACAAAGATCAAGCAGGATGTCGCAAAGCACATCGTCATTAGAACACTTATCATGAAGATTGCGGAACATACTTTCCTGATACAGCGCGATGCGCTCCTTGCGGTCTGCGCCGGTTTCTTTATTATTGTTTCCGTTGCCAGAATGGATTGCGTTACCACGAGCAAACCTCAAGTAATCCTTAAAAATAGAGCGAATACCATAGTATTGAGAATTGTTGTACTCAACGCCAGACTTGAGCGAGTCGTAATCAAACTTGCGCCTTATCTTGAGTTCTTCTTCAAAATCTTCAAGCTCGTCCTCAACAGTCCAGCACAGGCGGTTCATGGTACAAGAATTGATTCCGACCGGCATCCGATAGAGGTAATACTGGATAACCATTTCATCCACGTCGTCCTTGACGGTCTTTTGCATAATCTCATCCAGACCGGCAAACCCATCCCACTTGATACGCTTGCGAGCTGCGGCCACATACTGCTTGTAATCGCGCATCTGAGCAGGGTAGATGTAGCTCATAAAGTATGGCTTACGCCATGCGCAAATACTACTCCAGAACTTCTTATCCTCGATAATATCAGGATTATCATCGTCTTTAACGGTGCAAGCTTTGTTGTCATACCAGTATTGCGGCATATCTGTCGTAGCTACGCCTTTTATTTTGTCAATCGCGTTCTGCTGATAAAGCTGTCCGCAGATAATGCGATACGTAAGTTCATCGTATTCTTTACTACCTTGCTCAAATTTACTTCGCACATCAAACATCGTTGTAATTCGGTTTGTTGTACGTCCAATATTATCTCCAAATCCGCTGATATTAGATTCAATAAAATCCTTTTCGGTCGGAATTTTTTTCTCGCATTTGCGCTGGACACAAAGAACGACAGGCTCATTTACCCATTTATCAATAAGAACTCTATTGTCTGTAGAAAATGTAAGGTCGGCATCGAAATCTTCACCGTTAAGTGCTGCACACATATTATCCCACGCATTGGTGATAAACACGGACTTCATATAGCGATACCAGTATTGGCAATCATCAGATACATTCAAATTCATGCACCGAATATTTGCCATCTGACTCATAGGAGCTCTAAAACAAGCAACCCTCTTGACGTCTCTATCATTCCAAAAACGACTGTAAACCTCACCGGCCTTCAATAGTCCGGTTACCTCCATCCGAAACATAGACTGGCAAAGCGCATATGGATCGCCACTCGCAACTTGAAAATTCCCTCGTACCTTTACAACACCCGTTTTTGCCTGAGAGATTTGCTTTTTAATAAAGTATCGAATCCGATTCTGCACATAAGGGTCGTTAATCATTTCCGGCTCGATCATAAGAGCCTTAATATAGTCGTTTTCCAGACTGTTTATGTAATTCGGGTCATCACGCATTCCACTACCACGCAAATACAGCAACGCATCACGCCAATCACCGCCCATAACGCCCTTGATCTCGTCTAAGGTTGGTTTCACAAGTTCATGAATCTCATCGTTCGTAAGCTGATAACTTTGGATAAACTGATAATTCAGATTGCGCTCTTCATCAAGCTCCAACTCACAAGTCTTGGTTACAGAGAAGTGATAGTGGTTCTCTCTACAGTTTTCAAGATAGTCCTCACAACTATGGTAACTATCCCAGAGCTTTAGCATAGAAGTGCTAAGAACGACCTGAATTCTATTGATGTCGCGATAATCTCCCCATGCGTCCTTTAACATATTCTGTTTTGCTACCTTCTTAGCAAACTCACGGAAAGGGAATGGAAATAACATACCTTTACAGAACGCATTTCGCACACAGAAGCCAGACGCGGTGGATGGAAGTTTCAGATCATCACTCCACTGTTGTGCAAGATCATAACTAATAAGTCCAAACCCATCATTCGCACAGAGCTCACAATCGTGTTCCTTATCTTCAACTATCGTAGGTTCTCCAGACACTCCATCATCCAGAATAACAATATGGTCTTTAAAGCGCGTGTAGCAATCATCTATAACAAGTACCCCATCAGGGTCAGTGACCGGAATAGAAGCAGAGCAAGCAAGGGCTCTATAAGCCTCTAACTTTGCAGGCACAAATTCCATACCCTTGTTACGGCCATTATCGATTCGCTTGCGGATCTCATCAACAAGACGGTCACTCACAAACACAATCGTACTATTCTTAACGCCACCAGTTGTTCCAACCAAACGGCGATACGTGATTCCATTGATTTTAAACCCCTTGGGAGAACACGCCCGGCGGTAATCATTCTTCTTATCAACCACCAAACACATATAATCCGGCTTGAACTGAACTGCGTCCAGCTCAGTGTATAATCTACGAATCTCCCGGCGGTTCTCTAAGCAAGATGGCTCATTCCGCAGCATCTTAATTCTACGCTTGATACTCCGTGCTTTAGCCTCTGCATCTGTAACACCGTTCAACTCATCAATCCATCGTAGAACAGTGCTATCAGCCAGCGAGATAATCTCGTGATTTCGTCTGGCTTCATCTAATGGTAGGGTTAAATCCCATTTTACTTCAACCAGACGCTTCGTATGGATCTTAAAAACAAACTTCTGGCAAGTTTGCTGCTTTGCCATTCGGCAGTCACCTCCGTATTCTTCTAAAGCGTATCCTGTATTGTATAGCTATAAAGAAAAAAATATAAAATTAGGCTTTTACAGATAGCAACTCTCGCTATCTTCCATAGCCTTGAGCCAAAGTCGTTCACGCTCCTGATAGAGCTCATCCAGCATATCATCAGCAGCCTCATACTCGCTGCGTGTCAGACTATTGCTATTCATATCACGCACAAGCTGCTTAATTTCTGCGTCAACATCCTCGTAAGTACGCATCATTCATCAACCTCAATAATCTTTAACCTTAATCGTCTGCTCGTCCATAATAGCACCGCAGGCACCGCAGAACAGTGTACAGTCAATTCCAGTAGAGTTATGACAACTGGAACACTCACAATACAGTGATTCTCCAAAATCCGCCTCATGTTCGATCCAGTGAGCATGAACCACTCGACGGAACTCACCGCCAGCAGATATCTCTTCTTCAAGAATGCGCTTTGTGTATTGCATTGCCATATCGCACCACATATCATCAATAGACTTTGCATTACCTCTGACCCTAGGACGAGCGATGGCACTATCGAGGACGCCAATCAATCGTGTTGCATTTACAAACTTATCCATCACTTGACCTCCTCAACAACCCAGCGGATCGTCCTATCAATCTGTTCAAGCTGCGTCAGCAAAACATCCACGGTATCAGCATCACTCTCGGAAATATTCAAATCCTTGATCTTATGTAAAGCCCATTCAAGATTCGGGTAATAGCCGACCGCAACCTCCTTTACGCCGGTGCCCATCTCACCAGTCTTTGGATTCTTGCCAGCTGGCCGCTGCTCAATAATAACGAGATTCCGCTCGTCGCAGTTTTTAATAATGTATTTACCAATCTGTACACGCATCTCTTAGCCCTCCTTTACCTTACGGCTTGCTTCAGAACGTGGAAGAATGCCCTCTTTTTTCAAACGCTCGTAAATATACGCCTTACCACGTTCAGTCCAACGCATGTGCTTACTAGATTTCTTTTTGCAGGTTTCCTTATCAAAGTAAGGAGTAGTCTCGTATTCAACAAAACCCTCTCCGTCAAACTTGCTGTAAAGATACCAGTGGGTGATCATCTTATCACCACGCTTTGACTTGCAAAAATACTGGAGACCAATATCGTGAAGTTTCGTATTCATACGTGCTGCAGTCCAGCCATATTCCTTTGCAATATCAGTAACTGTATATGTGCTGGTAGACTGCAAAACCGCATCACAGTAGTCGGAGCGAGGAGTTAGATACTCGTTCGTTTCCTTTAGCTGTTTATTTTTGCTAGAAAGGGCGGCAATGCGCTTATCTCGCTCTTCAATTTTATTTTGCGCCACAAGCAGTGCGGCGGACAGAAGCTCGTCATCAGTCATTTGCTCTTGACCAATAATATAACCGCCAGTTTTGCGAATAGATGGAAGGACTTCTGATGTAACCCATCTCTTGAATTTCTGAGCAGTTTCTAATTTACTACTAAAAACAAGACTGTAAAGGCCGCTCTCGTTAATAATAACTGGGTGCTGAACTCTACCGATGGAGTCGCGGATGGCTACCCCATCATCTTGCATTTTATCAAGCGGGTCAACATGATTTTGTAAAGCATCTCTAGGATTTGAAAATCCAAGGGCTACTGCTACATCCTTGCCAACTAACCACGCATCTCCTCCAATGTCAACCGTCCGAATCGTTCCAAATTCAGGATTATCAAACATCTGCAAGGTCTTTTCGTTCATAAATATTCTCCCTTTTAATATGTAAAATATATTTCAAACAAGAGCCACACAGACCCTCATTCTTTTATATAATAGCGCATCCTTTCTTCATCAAATGTTTGAAATATTCAATGAAGAAATTCTTGCCTCCTTGGGTAATCTTTGTGACATACACCAGCTTGTCGCCAACCGGTTCATCTTGATAATATCGATAAATCGGCTCTCGTTTCTTGAATACTTTAAATAGCCCAGAATCTTGATATTTCTTACAAGGAGTGTTATATAACATGCTGCCCTTTTTCATTAAATAGCCTTTGTGCCGTAGAACCGAAAATACATTACTACTATTTGGAGTAAGCCTACCAATGGATGCCTCGTTTATATAAATCTCATTTTGGATGAGAATTTCAGCGAGTTCTTCTGCCGTTAAACAACCGTCAGACGGATCTTCTTCATCGAGCATTTTAATTTCAGGAAGAAGTGTTAACTTATCTTTTAACATTTGATAAATAAACTTTTGCCCTTCTTGTGTCCAGACAAGATACTCTTGAGAATAATATCCTGTTTTGCTAGTAAACAATGAAGATTCAGTGTATCCGCTATCTTTATACTGGTCTGTTGCAAGCCATGTTTTATGCTCGTCGCTGAAATAGATCACATCATACTTGTAAAGAAAGCTGTTTAATCGTGCGGCACTCCAACCATATTGAAAAGCAATAGTCGAAATAGAAACTTTTTCTTCTGGTCCAAAACCAAATGGTAAATATTTCTCATCCATTTTATGTAACTCTCCTTAAATATTTCTAGCAGCCTCAAATGCAGCCACGTCATTCATGAAATCATTGATATGTAAATACTTATCAGCCTTCCGCACAGTCTTAGGCTTAAACTCTTGACATTTGCATCGCACCTCGTCACAAGTCGTAAAGCATGGAATCTCGTACCGGCACTTCGTACAAACATGTTTCTTATGGAACTCCGGCAAGCGCCCAGCTTCTTGGTAGCACTCGTAAGTCACCTTTAAATCAATCCAGTATGGGTTATCAAAATTCATTGTCGTCACACTTTCTTTCACAATTTGTTTCAAACGTTGCATTTGGAACATCATCGTCGTCCCAAATATCAATATTTACTCTCATGGTCTCTTCTATAAAATGGCGGATTAAATTATCATCATCAAGAATCTTTATGTCATATAAAAATTCTGGTTGTTCACCCCAAATTGTGTTCTCAAAATTTGGATTCAACTCACTCATCATACGACCGCAACGAAGACTTTTTAACTTGAAGACACCATCACACATAGCATTGTTTACCTTTATGTATTCTTCTGACGGCGAGATTTTTTCGATACGTTTCATTGCTCTATGGAGAGAGGACGTTTCTGTGATGATATGATACATTGGATAAGCATTGTCGTATCCGAATTCCTTGAATATTTCCTTTCGTAATTTTCTGTAATACTCTTCGCTTCTTCCGTTGAAAAATATTTCACGTTCACTCTCGCATTGTTGACCCTTTCCATTTTGAAAGCTTTCAATGATTCTGGTGGTCATTTTTAAATATCTTGTATATTCTTCTTTTGTTGGTAAATGAAGCTCACGAGGAGACCGCCTAAAAAATACCACTGGCTCAACCTTCCATATGATTTCTTTATTTCGAGCCATCGCCTTAAATGCGGATTTTACGTATCCTTCCATTGCTGCTTTTGCATTGTACTTAAAAAGCTTTGCTTTTATTTCCATATCAGAGTCTATATCGTGAAACTGCCTACTATAGTCTCTAAAGCTTTCATTCGTCATACCGCAAGAGAAAAATATGTCATAAGGATTCCAGAAAAGTTCAATCTTGTCCTCATCGTGCATATTGCATTCTTGAATCAGCTGATATGCAATCATATTTTCAAGCATCAGTGTGTACTTGCTGGTCCCAGGTGCTGGTCGTGGTGGTTTTATTTCTGAATCTGGCCGGATACTTATAATGGTATAGACGTACCCATCTTTCTTAAATTCAACAAACCTATCAAGATCAGCCAGAAACTGAATCTTACTATTTCCTCCAACAGGCTTATCATTTTCAGATGAATTTGTTAAGGCTCGGAAGAGCGCCCCGAAATTCTTAAACGAGTCTCCATCTTGAAGCTTTCGCGCGTTCTCTTTTGTCACAGTATGTATCTTCCTCATAAAGCCTCCAATCTAAATTGCCAAATATTACCAGTAGTTTGTCCATAACTTTCACATATAAATAAGGAATAGAATTAGGAAAAGTTATGGACAAACTTTTCTTTTCTAAAAAATTAGTTGTACTTTGAATTCTGTAAGGTTCTATCGCCCACAACTCTTCTTACAAAATATCTCTTAATGGTTTACTCGACTTGAAGCTATGGAGCGTAAGCGACATAGATTCAATTTGAGTAAACCTACGAGCGTCCGCAGACGCGAGATCCCTCTCCACGCCCTGTCTGGAAGACTACTATAAATATTCACCACAACCATCCTATCACTATTCACTAACTCCTTTACAGTATCCTGTATTGTATAGCTATCTACACTCATTATACCATGAGAATGCCAAAAATTCAATAGCTATCTAATACAGGATACGAACATTCTTGGTGCCTATTATAATAAGGTATGTTTCTGGGAGGTATTGTTCTCTATGAAGGACATCCAGATGCTTTGTATGCTTTATATGTTCTGTGTAAGCTGCCAGAGGCTACAATCATGCTTCTTAGAGGTCTTTGGAGTCTCTGAGAGTGCTGCTCAGATGCTGGATCAATCCATTTATAGCGATATGGGAGTACAGATAGGTACAAATAGGTACTTTATGCTCCGAAGAATAGTCATTTTCGGTACATTTAGGGTGCACATCGGAAAAAACCGCATGAATCCTAGCTTTTTCAGACTTTATTGGCTTAAAAAGGAACAAAATAAGGGTAAAAAGGTACAAACAAAAAGAAAAACTAGCCAAAATATAACGAAAATACGTTAAATTCTAGCTAGTTACCGAATGAACTACCGATTGAAAAATATCGATTTTAAGCCATTTTTAGGTATTTTGAGTGAAAAAATGAGTGATTTGCAGGTGTATGTAGGAGAGGGTACAGGGATATATTTTGGAGTATTTTTGGCAGGAGAAAATGTACCCGGGGTATGGTAGGAGGTAGAGAGTGTAATGGAGTGCCGGGATGGGAAATAAGATGGAGATTAGAAAGGTTTGATAGGAATTGGAAAGAAGGTAATTTTTGTGGAGATTGTTGTGCAAATTGTATAGCGATATGGAATATAACAAATTGATAATTGGCGATTATGAACAAGAAAGATGTACTGGGGGCTCGGTCTGCTGCTGGGAACGTCCAAAAAATGGAAAGTATGCCCCATTCCATCCAGTGCCGGAAATGCTCAAAATACGGCACTCAACATGGAAGGGAACGGCGGGAAGTTTTGGCGGTATCTGAAAACATGGTCAACAAAAGTTAAAAAGTTTTAACTATTTCAGCCGGGGATTAATTGCGTTTTTGTGTTCGATTGCGCTTGTAACCATTTTGTAACTTTTGTTACTCTTTTGTAACTTTTTCATTCTTGTTACTTTCTTGTAACTATTCTACCAAATTCTACCATTTTGCCTTTATAATGTACCCGTGTGCGTGCGCGTGCACACACGCCCAGGCGCACACCCAGGGACTCTAATAGGTACGCGCGCGCGAGATCAAGCTATTTTGGTATTTTCTGGAAAAATGGTTACAAAAAGGTTACAAGTGGACTAGACGGGTTGACGGCATGGATTAGACGTGATAGAGTATAGGCACGGGAACGGACTAGACGAAAGTTCCCGAACAACGCACGGTCGGAAGGTGCGGGAAAGTTCCCCGACAAATCGTCAAATAGTAAGCGGTCGTTCCTCGAACGGAAGGAAGTGCAAAAGCAAATAGTACAGAACGGCGCTCATGCAAAACACCACGCTTAACAGGCGGGTACAAGGGTATGACGGTTTGAACGTGTACACACAAAATCAACCCTTTAATCAATCGAACGGTTGAACAAATGGCACGGCGGGCAAGGCGGTCGGAATCCGTATTTGTTCAAGTAGTTCACCTTGCAAAACAGGTCGGAACTGATTCCAGATTGACGGAATGCGCTGGAAGGATAAAAACAATTTAACCGTTTTGAAAGAATCCAAAACGCAAGTTTTGGCAACGTTTCAAACGCAAGTCATCAGTTTGTTACTTTTGAGCGGTACAATGCAACCTTGCATGGTTGAGAAAACAGAATATTTTTGCAAAGATACGCAATAGACGGCGCTGGACTTCAAAAGTTTGGCGCTTTTTGTTTGGACTTCAAAAGTTTGGACTTGTCGCAGAAAATAACAAAAATAGGCGGTTTTCCATGACAATTAAATAATAGCAAGCATGGTTAAAGGGCTGTTTTGGCAGACAGAGGGTAAACCATGCTTTACAGCATACATATTTGCCCATCGTGGGCGAACCATAGGCTACAGGCAGAACCTGGAATTTTGTCTGTAGCACTTGGCTTGCTCATAATAGCAAGAAGTCCGTACACACATTATAACACAACAAAGGAGAAAATACTATGTCAACTACTACCATTCTGTCCGCTATCAATTTCAACGCTACCGCAGCCGCAGAGAAGAACCGCACCACCGGTGCCGCCGTTGCCCTGTTCAAGAAGGGTGGCAAGGAAGTTAACACCTCTGAGAAGGCTCTGGGCAGAGACTGCCTGAAGGGTATCACTGCAGAGCAGTACGAGACCTATTGTAAGGCCGTCCGTGCTGTCTATCTGGACGCTGATTTGCTGGCACGCTATGCCGCAGACGCGGACTCTGTTCAGAAGATTAAGACCTTCTACTTCAACGATCTGGCAAGCCTTACCACCGCTATCATGGGCGATACCTTCAAGGTCAATGACGTCTTTGCAACCTTCACTGTTGAGCAGTTCATTGAGCAGAGCGTGGGCAAGGTGCGTGCATTCACCGCTACCACCGCAGGCCACGGTTACGACACGGAAGCAGAATCTCAGACCAAGTTTGTCAAGTGGGTTGAAGCATGGTTTAGTGCCAACGCAAGCGGTGTTGCTATGCTCTCTATGGCAGAGCGTGACCGCCGTGCAAGTGTCCGCAAGCTGTCCTCTAAGGTTGTGCGCCTTACTAAGAGTGTCGAGAATGCAGAAGAGGTGCTGTCTAGTGCTAAGAAGGAGCTGGACTCCCTCAAGAACAAGAAGGACACAAACGAAAAAACTCTGGAAAAGAAGATGAAGGCTGTTCAGGGCATGGAAAAAGATCTGGCAGACGTCAAGAAGAGCCTGGAATCTGCTCAGACTAAGCTGGCAGACCTTCAGAGCAAGGACTTCACCAACGACTTCAGCGCAGAAGAGACCCTGTAAGTGAACTACACAACCACTGTGAACACGCAAGAATTCTACATAGATGCTAGGCGACTAAGGGTACTAGGGAAGACGTAACCCTTACCACTACGGCAGAAATGCCGTCACTATCAATCGAAAGAAGGGAATACTATGCAAAAGTTTCTGTGCAAGAACCATGCAGATCGTCAAATTAAGTTTGACGATCATTCTGTGCCGTCTGGTGCATACTATGGTCAGACCGCAGAGGGATTGCGCTTTATCGCAGTCGTCAGAGTGAATCAGATCGGTATGGTTTGGCGTTCTGGTAAAGGTTTGGTTCCGTGGGAGAAGTCTTACAATCAGACTGTCGTTGACTTTATCAGAAGTGAATCTATTGGCGTAAATCCTGAGACTGTGCATTTTGATATGACAGTGAAATCAGAGCGCAAGAAGGCTGGACGCTATGCAGCACGTTTTGCGGGCACTGGGTCTGCTAGTGCAAATCGTAAGAGCAAGAAGGCAGCAAAACACACTAAGGCTTTCCGCACTCGCAACGATTCCTTTACGGAAGAGTACAATAATGCCTCTAGCTTGATCTATGGTGAAACTATCGAGATGAACAGACGGCCTCAGAAGGTCTATGGCAAGATTGCAGAGTACATGGATGGCAGTGGCGCTGGAAAAATCCGTGGTGATATGCGTCCTCTTGAACCTGTTTTTCCTGTACCTTCTGGTAGAAAGGCAAGGTGAATCATGTCAACAACTGTTTCAAGTGGTCGGAACTTGCGTAAGAGTGAAAAGTTTGCTATAATTGCATCAAAAGGTGGTGCAACTATGGCAGATCGTAACTATGCAACCGAATATCAAAAGCGCATGGAAACGAATAGTCAGCTTGCAATCAAAATTCCCAAAAAGCTTTTTGAGGATTTTTCCGCAAAAATTGAGCAAGAGGGAACAACGAAAAGAGCTGTACTTGTGCAACTGATTGAAGGTTATACCTACAATTCCTAAGAACTTCATACTTCGGCAACAAACGTCTTGTGAATTTATCGCAAGGCGTTTTCTTTATGCCTTGTTTTGTATAATTATGCAAATATTATGCAGAATATGCAAAAAGAAAACAAAGGTGAACAGTGAAAACAAACACGTCAGAAAATCACATAAAAGAGGAGATTTATTATGGCAATTATTGCCATTGAATCGGCTCTTGATGTTGCCATAACGTTTGGTGATACAGAGCTTGTGAAAATCTATCAGGAAGCCCTAGCAGAAGCTGGTGTTGAATACGTCAGCACCGCAAAATGCTGGATCGAATAAGAAAGGATGTTAACAATGAAAAGTCTCTTGATGTTCTTTGGTTACTCGGCATATCAGGCAGGTTGTATTGCACCTATGATGTGTTTTTTCGTTCTGGGTGCTATCGCTATGGGTGTGGCAGAATGGAAAGGATGGTTGAACTGATGAAACTTAATCCTGTTTACCCCGATATTGTCAATCGCTTTCAGTATGTGAAAACGACTAACGCAGACGCTTGGCAGAAATATGTTAAGAGCGTCATTGCAGAGCATGAGTACAATGACCTGTTGACCCGGATTGCGTGGGATTTACTCAGGTATGTGTACACTTCTGGTACTATTTCTGGGTGGTACGATAAATATAACGTACATGATTCGCATATCACAACGGCAGTCAAGAAGGCTTATATTGAAGTCTTTGGAATGCCGTCAGAATAAAAGATATGTTTTAAGGAGGGCTAACATGACCGCAAAACAGTATTGTCAAAGCCATCCGGTAACCGCTTATGATAGCAGCTACGGCAGATGTGGCGGTTTCCAGATCCATGGTGACGTTCAGTATGGCATTGATGATTACCTTTATGGTATGTCTGGTGCGCTGTGCGAAGATGAGAAATATCATAGTTATCATCATCTGAAAATCATCTATGCACCGTCTGGCAGAGCATACGTCAAGTGTTTCGGTAAACGAATCTATCTTGATGAGTGCATGAGAGTGTAAAGGAGAATACAAGATGAAAAAGGGTCAATGGTTTATGAACGATGAAACTGGTGTTATCACCAACATTCATCGTGAAGCTGTCGAATGGTATCGGCAGGGCGCAAATGTCTCAATCTGGATCAACGGCGTTATTGTTTGCCGTTGGGGTCACTGATAAGAAAAGGAGAGTACAAAAAATGAAACTTACTCAGAATAAGCTGTCCGTTATCCTGGCTACTATTGTGGCTGGTGTTTCCATTTTGGCAAATTGTATGACTGCTAATGCAGCAGGGCCTATGAAAACCGGCCTGAACCATCGTTATGTGCTGGCTGGCCGTGTGGATGAAATCGAGGTATTCCGTAACGGAATCAAGACAATTCATGTGGTTGATGAAAACGGCGAGGAATGGCTGTATTCTTACGCAAGCATGGAAGAAACCCCGGTAGATGGTCAGAAAGTGACCATGGTTATGAACAGTAACGACACAGAAACCATCTATGACGATACCATTGAGGATGTCTTGTGGGCACGGCTTGATGAAGTGAATGTCGATTGATGTTCATAAAATGCTTACAAAGAAACAACGTATCAACGCACTAAAATGTGACGTTAATAAAATCTACATTTTAGTGCTTGACAAAAGCAATAGTATCCTGTATTATGTAGCTAGAAAGAGTAGTCCGTCATAGGACTTTTATTTTTACCATATAGCTATATAATACAGGATACGAAAGAAAAGGAGAGTCAACTGCTATGGCTATGTACAAAACTAAGAAGGATGCAGCTTACGCATGGGTTCAGGAATTTAATGCGATTCCTCAGAGCGTTATTGAAAAGCTCGCCAAGGTCGATTTGGAAGAGAATGGCGAAGGCATTACTGAAATCACGCCGCCGTCTTGTGGTGATCGTATCTATATCTTTAGCGGTGACCACTATGGTGAAAATGGTGAGATTCGGAGCTACAACGAAGATGACAACACTTACAAAATTTGTCTCGACGGCACTGGCGAGGAAGTTGATGTCAGAGAAGATGATTTTGAAGTCGAGCGTGACGACTTCTTTCCGATGTGGGGAACGATGTGGCAGTTTAGCGACAGTTGCGACAACTGGTGGCTTGAAAATCATCTTCAGGAAATGGCAGATTGCGGATTCCGCATCTACGAGCAAGAGGATTTTGAGTACATTTTCGGTATTGATGGTTGTGGCTACGACTTTTATGAAGCTCATTGGATTCCGCTTTATGAAAAGCGTGGATTCCATTGGGATGATGAGACTGTAAAGGAGATGGAAGAAGATGTGTAAGACGTTGCTTGAACGGCTTTTGGATGCCGGATATCCGAAAGCAGAAATTTATCATCATATATCTGACCTTTATGTTTTTGTAACACCGTTGACTACAAAAATTATTTCAGAATGGTGTGACGAAAACGGATATACGATGAATTTGCACTGTGCAAGGTTTGTTGACCAAATTACAGGAAACATGATGTACGACTGTGTTTTTCAATATTACGAGGTGAAAGAAAATGACTGATATGCAAGAAAAGATGTGGGACACGCTGGTTGAAATGTCTGGTGAGGATGTCGCAAGAGCATTTACAAACTTCTTTGGCGACCAGCTTTTGAGTGAGGATTTCTATCAGTTTTTGGTGGATGAAGGTTACATAGAAAACGAGGATGAAGAATGGGAACCTGAAGAATTCGATAGTGATTATCATCCTGGTTGGGCTTGTAATTACGAAGAAGATTATTGATTCTATTCTTGACCGTAAGGACGGCAGACAATACAGTGCACATGATTTCTATCTTGAAGTCAGAAAGTATGAACGTCTGGGTGGTATAAACAGCAGATGCTAGGTGATTGGCGGTACTAGGGCAGACATAACCGCTACCAGAATGCGAAAACACAAAAATATTAAAAGGAGTGTTTGTTTATGAAATATCGTGTAACCGTTACTCGCACTGGATTTGTTTATGTTGATGCTAAAAACAAAGAAGCGGCAGAAAAATATGCAGAGGAAACCGCATGGGATAGTGACGTATGGTGGGATGACGGTTGGGATGCAACGGATTGTCAGGAAGATGAAAACAATGATTGCGTTGATGACGAAGATTATATCATTGTCTAAAATCATGCTTTTATCGGAGATAAAAATATGAAAACTGTATACGTTATTGCCGTAAAGCATTTATTCTACTACAAAGGAAACACTCTTAATCGTTGGGAGTATGTTCAATTTGATGAGTATGGGTACACATTTTTTACTGAATCCGTTGATGGTGCGCGGCACTTTTATTCTGTTGATGAGGCTCAAAAATGGTTTGATAAAATCGGCCATGAACTTATCTTTTACGGAAAACGTAAAGGCCAGTATGATTTAGAGTCTCTTTGTATTAAGAGCGTTGTTTTCCGAGACCCTATTGTAAATTTTGTAAGAGATTTGGATTTCAAAAACTGATAAAACAGATATTTTACAATGATTAAGGAGATTCTAATGAAACCATTAAGAGATAATCCTATCGAAGAAGGAATAGATGCTTTCTTTGAAGAAAAGCAAAAACTCGAAGAAGAAATCAGAGATTACGAACAGGATTATTTGGACCGATATTATGATCTGTTAGAGGAGGAAGAACAAGAGTGTCGTTTAGAATTTCTTAATGACTTTTACAATGACTAAGGAGGTTACATTATGACATTTGAACAGTATAAAAAGAATCGTCCGTTATTTTCCGATCCATACTATTTGGATATCGTCGAAAGAGTAGAAAGACAATTTTCTATGATTCCAACGAAATATATTCATGATGCAGAAAGCGAACTTCCACCAAAACTTGATTTTGGGATTTTAGGAGAATCAAAATATCTTTCCGTTCCGTGTATTGTTTTTATGAGTGATGGTACAGAATACGGAACGTATGTTGACCTTTCATGTTATTACAGCTATCAAGACAATCAATGGTATTTTGATCGCATTGATGTTTGTAGAACCTTATCTTTACGTGAAGTGTACAGAAGAAAACCAACTGTTTTGAAGTGGGTTCCGTTAAAGATTGTATGCAACGAAGATAAAAGAACAGATAAATCTTTCAAATATTACAATAACTATTACGAAATGATGTAAAAGGAGATTACACTATGAAAGTTTATAAGAGCAAGGAATCGAAGAATACGGCTTATATTAGTGAAGTTATGATGCATCCTTATTACGGTGCTCCAGTGCAACGTGGATATCAGTTGGCTATCTATGATTCTTACGGATTCAATTATCATGTGTCGTGTCACGAAACGCAAAACGATGCTCTTTGGTATCTTCAGAATCGTTGTGGTGGTGGGTACGAATACGATAAGGAGATTTGAGTATGACCAACAAAGATATGAAAGTGATTCTCACAGCACTTAGTTTCTACCGCAGAAAACTGATTGACCAGTCTGTTGTGTTCCTTAGAGCAGGAAACCATGAAGATGCGAAAGCGAGCACGATGGAAGCAGCCAACGTGAATGCGCTGGTGATTAAGTTTACGAGAGAAAAGGAGTTTGCAATATGACTGACCCTTGCCGTTATTGTGTAGCACCGGAGCGTTATCCTGGTTGCCACGACCATTGTGAAAAGCTGAAAGCCCATCGTGAAAGTGATGAGTATAAGAAGCTGTGCGAATACAAGAATACATACCTAAAAAGTCATTCGACAGCAAGTTCTTCCCAGATTAACAAAGCGATGCGGTACTTTAAATGTAAAGGTTATAGCCTTTACGGATTCAAGAATGTTGGAGGAGTATAAAATGAACGGCTATTACGTTACTATTGAAACAAGCGTTACTTACACAACGTTTGTTAAAGCAGACAATAAAGATGATGCTTATGAGATTGCAAAAGATAGGTTTATTGCCGGAGAAATCGAACCTGACAATCCGAATCCGATAGATATTGATTATGTTACGGTAAGGAATGCGGAGGAGTGATAAAATGTGGGATTTAATTAAAGATGAATATTCCCCAAAATATGGAATCGGGTGTGCGACCTTTTTCCGTGACAAACAATTAAAAACAGCGATGGTTATGTATAAATATGACGGTCGTAGTGTTATGTTTTGCTATTCCGAGTACGATAATAAGATTCTATTTGACGGTGATAAAGACGAAATTGAGATGACTATCAAAAAGAAACTCAACTTTTGGAAGGATTAACTATGTGGGATTTAATGGGTAACAATTATTCAGAAGTATACGGTATTGGATATGCTTTACTGAATGGAATTTCAGCTGGGTTTTATGTAAGTGTCATGTACAAGAATCTTGGAAATGAAATTTACTTCTATTATCTTGATGATGCTCCTTACGGAGAGCTCGATGATAATACCAAAAATAAAATTGAGGATATTATCTATGATGACCTTAATAAGCGTCATATTTTTGGGGAGGACTGATTATGTGGGATTTAAGAGAAGTTCATGCACTGCACGATGGTGATGGTTGGGTTTGGAATGAATCTTTTCATCACAAGAATGTGTTCGTATGTGAGAATGAAGATCCGAAAGAAATCTTTTGGCAAGAATGTCAGATGTTCTTCCTTCAGGATTATCTGAATAAATGTGAAGTCGTGGATGATGGCGATATCCTAGAACTTCAGCTGAAAGATTCCGGTGAACCAGTTCTCGCTATGATTGTGGCAGGGTAAATGAGAATAGAGATGTTGCTTTTTAATGACGTTCTGGATGACTGCGTAGTAATTATCAAAGATGATAATGGCAATAATAGAGTTGTTTCTGGTAGCGCTGATTCGATACTTTATGACTGGTGGCACGAATGCAATTATGTGGCAAGTAATGATTCTTTGGTTGTTTACGCAGCTTGTTTTGGAGTAGAAGTGAAATGCAAAACGTTCGGAGAATATATGGAAATGATTGATAAGATTGCCGGAAACTGCGATGGAATTGAAAGGAAAGAATGAGTTATGCAACGATATGAAATTGTATTTTACCGCAATGATATTCTTGACGAGTTAATTCCATTTAAGAAAATGAATAAGGAATTTAATTCATATCAGGAAGCAAGAGTGTGGGCACAGAATGAGTTGTACGACTTGCCTACGGCAGTCGCAATGAATGTGTTTATGGACATTTGAGGTGAGAATATGGACGCCTTACATACGATTATGAATGAGCTTAAAAGTGGAAAGATGTTTGGTAAGACCGAGCATGGTACAGTGAGTGATTACTTTCGGTGGAATGTAATCAAGAGCGGTACATTTATCAGGTATCGCAACTTTGGACAAAGTTCAGTTGGTTGTAATCTTAAAGATCTTGCATGGGTTATTGAAGTGATTTTTAGGACTACGCCAGAGAAGTTTCTTGAAAAGTATGAATGTATTGATTCTTGGGAGGTGTAAATATGTTTAACATTGATGGTCGTAATTTCAAAGTTAAAATCTGGTCTGATTGGTACGCTTTTGAAGAAAAGGAAAGCGCATAAGAAGTGAATAGATATGAGCGACACTGAAAAGATTATCAATGCGTTAAAAGATGAATATTCTTATTGGCAGAATATCGCTTATGAAGCACAAAAAGAAGGCGATGAAGAGGGAATGACATGGTATTATGGCAAAGCAACAGGAATAAAAAAATCTATCGAAACAATCAAAAAAATGAAGGATTACGGAATCATTTTATAAAAGGGATATTGATATGAATTTACTTACATTTCTTTCTTTGGTCACTGATGGCACAAGCATAGCTCTTTGGGATGACTACAAGGAGCAAAAAATCAAAGATTATTGTAAACGTGACCAGATTTCAATTTCTGAAGCCAGTCGGTACGAAGTGTCGTTCTTTACGGCAGAATGCGAAGGTATGATTACAATTTTTGTGCATTAAAAAGATTGATAAAAGGGAGATTTTAGATATGAAAAACCTGTATTGCTATGATAATGAAATCATAAAATGGACTTTACGCGACAATCTATATTGTTTGCATATTCAGCACGATGATATTGCGGACAATAATCCTCGTTGGTGGGACGAACATGATTCTGTAATGGCCTGTTTTCATTCTCGGTATCGTCTTGGTGATAAGATTGATGCGAGTACGGCAGAAGAGTTTTGGAACAATCTTGTTTACGAGTATTGCTCTGATGAAGAAATTCTGGATGCACTTTTTAACATGAAGTTGGAAGATACCTGTGTCGTTGTTGATGAGAATTACAGTGACGAAAAACGATATACTATTTGTGGTATCGGAACTCTTTTTGATAAAAAGGTCTCTAATAATCCAATGTATGTTGGATTAAAGTATAACGAAATTGCTACATATGTTGCTGGTGAATTTTCTATTCGAGATTGTCAGATTCTTCTTGATAAGCATATTGCATGGCTTCCTCTTTGGCTGCACGATCACTCTGGTTTATCTATGGATTGTGATACACGGTTCAGAGGTTCGTGGGATGACAGTAATGTTGGTTGGATTGTGATCGCTATTACGGATGGTTCGGATAATACCAAAAACGAAGCAGAACGAATCATGCGTAACGAGGTAAAGACTTACAGCGATTATCTTTCTGGTGAAAACTATGGCTATACGCTTTATAAAGAAGAGCATGGAGAGTGGAAAGAAATTGACAGAGCATTCGGATTTATCGGTTCCGATGTATTTGAAAACGGTATCACATACAGCGTTGGCTGTGGCCTTGAAACAGCATTAAAGGAAGATCGGTGCCGTATCGGTGATGCAGAGAAGGTTGTGACCGTCACTTATAACTTTGATAAATGTTGAGTCCTAAAAGGGGTTGAATAGATATGGCATATAAATACACCGAAGAAGAAGTTTGGGATGCGATTCATACACTTTCTGATATGAGAGCTGGATTTAACTGCTTTGACGAAAATGATGTACAGAAGTATGAAGCGTGTTCAATGGGGATTGTTGCATTAAGAACGCTTGTGGACGCCGATAAAAGTTGAATTTTAGGAGGAAAATAAAGATGGATGACAACATGATGGAACGTCAGATTGCTGATTATATGGTAGAGTATGGCACTAAGAATACAAATTATGGCACATGGGTGTTTGAGGTTGATGAACTGGCGAAAAAGTTCAATATTACAGAGAAATGGATTCAGGAACATGAAGACGGTATTATGTCTGAGCTGTATCTCAGAGAAGAAGTGGCTGACGTTGAACGTGAATTAAGCGGCAATGATATGACTATCACACTTTTTGATGTGAATTTTTACACCGACTATTGCCCTAACTATATTGAAGACGAACAGGAAAAAGATGATGGCGTGGATCAATATTGGTTTGCTGAAACACGTTGGTGTACCGATGATATTATCGAAGCAGCAAAACGAAAAGGGATTGTGTTAACTCCGCAGCAGGCTGAGCTATGGTGGGAAAAGAACGAAAAGTGGTTCAAGGATACTCTTACTGAGTATGGTAATGAGATTCTTTTTAATGCAAATTTTAGTGAGGTGTAAATATGTGGTGTGTTATCGAATGTGGTTCTAAAGGTGAAATTTTTGAGCCTGAGTTTTTTCAAAACGAAAAAGAAGCTATGAAATATATCGTGGATGATTCGAAAGAATGCTATGCAATGTATTCTGACCTTCCTAATGTTCTGGCTTATTATGATAGTGACGAACTCGAAGCACAGGTTTGGACGGATGAATTTAGTTTCAGATGGAAAGCATTTGATATTTCTAACAAATTGATGTAAAAGGAGAGTTTTATTATGAAATACGACACTCAAGCGATGGCTGAGGTCCTTTGTAAAACAGCAGGCGTTGAATATAGCTCTGATTTGGAAAAATTGCTATACCATTTAGATATTCAAGCACAAAATCCTTACAATGCAGATTTTCGGCGTACAGGTTTGGCTATCATTGTAAAAGTGTGTGAGGAGTTGGAAAAACGATAATGTATTATCATCTTGAATACTCTGTCAGACACTTTATGTACGGCGATACATATAGAGGACATGAAATATATCCAACAAAAGAACTGCGTGATGCAGAGATTGACTGGATGAAAACGTGTTACAGCAGACTGACCGAGCTTGTCTATGCAACGTATGAAACCGAAACGCTTGGTGAAGATAAGATAATAATATAAAGGAGAAAGATATATGTATAATGTTGATGAACATGATTTCAAAGTCAAAATTCATGATGGCTGGCTGATTGCTACGGAATCGGCAGATAAAGAAAGCTATCCAGGAATGGGAATTTTTTACTCGAAAGACGGGGAAACATTTTCATGGAACGATTTGATTACAATTGTTGAACAGGATGCAGAAAATGATAAGATTCGGACTGATCTATATAAGAAAGGCCGCGAAGATTGTTGCTATGTTTTTGATTACGAAGATGGAGAATTGATAGAGTGAACGTTATGATGAAAAGTTGCTTCAATAGAAATTTCTTCAAATTTAAAACAAGGTCTGGGTACATTATTATTTTGACTTCAACGGATAAAAATGGGCACATGACTGCATTTGCATTTAGCTCAGTCGATGGAAAAACTTTTCATCCGTGGGATTTGATTAAGGTTTTTGATAACGAGGACGAGCGTATGGCAGATTTCAATTATGACGACATGAGGTGAGAGTTATGACTGCACGTGAAATTGCAAGAGATTTTATTTCTAAGATGAATCCATGTAGATGGAATGGACGTGGATACAAACCGGATACATTTAATGATAAAGATCAGATTAAATATCATGTAGATGGTCACCCTGAAATTGATGTGGATGTTTATTATGAATATGATGCTGGCGATAATAGCTGGTGGCATTTTTGTGATGCACGTGATAATGCTTCTGGCGATAAAATTCTTGGTGTATGTAATCCTAATGTTTGGTCTATTGATGCAATTGAAGAATCTGTTAAATATTTATTTAACAAAATGAATATTGAAATTAAATAAAATCGAGGTTTTAAAAATGTGGACTTTTAATAGGATTTATCTTCGGGAAAGTTGTATTTTGCTTGTTGATGAGGACGGAGAAAAGAGTACAATCACAACAAGTGTATATGACTTAATAAGAATGTACAATAACGGCGAGAGTGAATGTCCTAGTGATAACGCAAAGGTTATTTATTGCTCGATTTTTAATGTAAAAATGAAATGTAAAACGTTCAAAGAACTTATGGATATGCTTGAGAAAATTGTAGCTGATTGTTGTTGAGGTTTTAGATATGAAAAATAAAGCAGTGGTTGTTGTTTATGATGATACGATGTGTAATGGGCCTTACCGTGTAGAGCACAAAACAATGGAAGATGCGGTAGAGTCTGTTAATAATGATTTTGAAAGTCTGATGAAAGAACTGCGAGATGAAGGCTATGAACCTGAATGGATTCGTGATGGTCACCATATGCTTGAGGTTTATGTTCCGAATACGTCTATTAACGCATGGTGGGATTTTGAGTAAGGAGAATTGAAAATGGATACTACAAAATGTGTTGACTGCTGCTATCTCGGTGATAAATATAGTTTTCCACTTCCAAATAATAAAACAGATATTGATGACAAGAACCCGTTTCTAAAACACTACTATTGTTGCTGTGAGGATTCCGATAAGTACGAGTGTGATGTTACAAACGATAAAATTTTGGATTGTCGTTGTTTTGAGGAGATTTAAAAATGAAAATTAAACTTGAAATTGAAAACGACTATGGGCTCTTTAAAGCAAACAATAATGAAGAGCCGGATCGCCTGAAGATTTATGATAGTGACGGACAGTATATGGAATATATCGATGTAAGTGATGTTATTACAGAAGAAATGGATGATCTTTATTTGGCTGCAACAAATAAAGACGCTTGTTATGTTGCCTTCCAGCTCGCAAAACTACTTCGCAATCAAGGGGCTGAAATTGTAGGCGTTATTGATAATGCGGATTTTTGCCTCGTCTATGAATTGTATGGAGAAGAATTTGTGAATCGTGTTGGAAACTGTGCTTTGGTATTCAAGGAGGTTTAAAAATGGATATCAACGAAATCAAGATGTTTGAACAGAAGATGGTTGACAGTGCATTTATTGATGCTGTTGATTATGATCCGAAGGTGGCTGCACGAGCTGTGGGAGCACGTAAGATGAAAATGAAGGGTGTGTGCTCCTTTAATGAGTACATTAACTATTTGCAGACAATTACCGGAAATGCAAAATTGTTTTGGAAGTATCAGTTTTGAGGTGATGATATGGTTCTAAAACTTGAATTTACCGATGGTCACGAGCCTTGGATATCATTTCCAATGAATAGAGAAGAGGCTCTAAAACTGTGGAATAGTCTAAGTAAGATGCCAACGGTACGACCTGAATTCCGGTTTGGCAAATTGAAGTGTCGCTGTGATTGTCTTGGTAACTGGTATGTTGCTCAGTGGTTTGATGGAATGCATAAGAGTAAGACGTTTAGATATCTTGCTAACGCTCTGAAGTACATGGAAAAAGAGACGGCTTGAGGTGATAGTATGAGTGAATTTGAAAATAAAGTTTTTGATATTTGGAATCGTTTTGTGAGGAACTTACCTTGTTATCCAGAAGAAGGTTGTGATCGCTGGTGTGACGGTGAGAACATTCTATGCAAAACAAACGAAGATGCTCAAAGTGTTGCTGATTATATTGATGAAAAGGCTGGAACGTCAGTATCTGCTACTGGTTTTTATGACCCAGAAGAAGATAAACGAATGGGGTGTGTAGATAAGTACACCGGTTGGTATTACGTCACGATTTGATAAAACAGTTCTTCTAGGAGGAAAAATAATATGAATGAGAAGCGATTTGCAATCGATACACACATCGGAAGGATTATTGCAGAAGGTTTTGTAGAGCCATATCCTGAAATCGTGATTTACCTTAAAAGAAATGATGGTGAAACAATCAACTTGTCCAGTATCAATTACGAAAGTGGTGGTGATATTGAAAATTATCTTTGGATGGATGTGCTCAGTGACGAGTACACAGATCATAAGAGTTGGCCGTCCGAAGATTTGACCGCAGATTTTTCTTAATGAATGAAAAGGAGCAAAACAAATGACTACTAATAATCCTATGACTGTAATAACCTCTAAGCACTTTGGTGCACTGAATGTAGATGTGTACCAGAATGACAAGCACCAATATTACATGACACGTGAACAAATTGGTGCAGCGCTAGAGTACAATAATCCTAATAAGGCAATTCAAAACATCCATGTTAAGAATACGGATCGTCTTGACCCTCTTTCAACATTCCTCAAACTGAGGAAAGTTGAGGGTGGAATCACGAAGGAACGTGAATATATTGTTTACAGTCTGCGTGGCGTAATGGAAATCTGCCGTCTGTCTCGTCAGCCGAAGGCTGATGCGTTCATGGATTTCTGCTGGGACATTATGGAATCTTTGATGCGTGGTGATTCCGTTTTGGCTACTCCTAATATGGATGCAGCACTGAGTAAGGAGTTTATTGATGTAAGACTTCATGCTCTGTTTGATAGTATGAAGAATCTTCAGAGTGAACTCAAGTCTGTTCGCAAGGATCTCAGTGAACAGATTGAGGAAGCTCGCGCCACCAGTAACGAGGCATTGAATACGATTAGCAGCGTATCTCGGTGTGTCCATCAGATTAAGGACAAGCAGATGGATGATGCGATTCGTTCTACCAGAAACTTCACTCCTCGTAAGGATGTGATGAGTGACTGGCGTAAGAAGATGTATGAACGTATCAATGTGATTGCGGAAATCAATGAGATGAAGGTTCAGGATGTGTTTCGTGATGTTTACGAATACATGAATCGTGTCTATACCTTTGTTATTGAGGAAGAACGTAGAAAGTATTGCGCAAGAACTGGTCGTACTGGTCATATTCCTACGATTGATGTGGTCGAGGCAAGCAAAATGTATAAGTCTATCTTTGGCGCTCTGGTTGAAGATTCGTATACTGAAGCAATCAATAAGAAGAAGGAAGAGACCGCTGAGCAGAAAGCTCTGCCTGAAGCTAAGGCTGTTGATGCAGCTCCTGAAGTAGATGTCTGTGTTGCTCCTGTGATTGATGTTGAAGCTAAGGAAGTTGAGCCTGAGCTGGTTGTAGAGGAAAAGCCTAAAAAGCAGACTGAGACAGCAAAAATTCTTTTCCCCATTATACTTCCTCTGGCAGAAAAGCTTGGTGATAAGCCGCAGTACAAGCACACTTACACTCTGATTTATGAGCGTATTGGCTATAAGAAAATGAATAATTTGTTTGTGGCTTACGAAAAGGCACACGGTAAGGCACCTCATCCGAAGACTAAGGTGTTTATTGAAAGCGAAAAGAACCTCGCGTTGTTTAAGAAAACTGTAAAGCAGTTGATGAAGGAGCAGGAGAGCAAATAATGTACGTAATCTCGAATGGTCATAACTATATTATGAAACGGAAGGGAGGTCGAATCTGCGCCACCTGTGATATCAATTTGGCATTACAGTTTGAATCCAAGGGACTGGCGATTTGTGAAATCAACAAGCTTCCCGCCGGGTACAAGAACGGACACTATGCACCGAAATCTATGGATGAAGCTACCATCGCAGGCAAGAGTCCGAATATAACGGCTCCGGCTGTAAAGCCGAATACATACGCATTTCACATGGAAGATTCTGAATGGCTGGCAGAACTTAAAAAGAATTTGGTTATTACAGATAAAACCATGTGTAATTTGAAAGAGCTGTATTCAAAAGTGTACGGCGATTTGACTGCCGCAAGTGATGAGATTGATGACCTTGAGCACGCTATTGAGTTCAAGACTGTTAATGCAGCACAAGGCTATCAGCTTATGGCAGAGCTTAAAAAGGCTCGTCGTAAGCGAAGAGAAGCTAAGGACGCAAAGCTTTTGCTTGAGATCGTTATGAACACAGAAACCAGAGAATGGGGAGATGGCAAGCTAGAGACTGCAATTGAGCAGCTTGGCACTCGTCAGTTTACTCCGAAGGTTCGTAATGATTTATTTGAAAAGAATTGAGGTACATAAAAATGAAGGTCTATATTTTGCACGAATGTATTGATTCTAGCGATTTTTACGCAGAAGGTAATGTGATTATGGTTACAAAGGATAGAATCAAAGCAATTGATAAAATGGTATCCCTGTTTAATGAAAGCAAGGATGACCTACAGCCTGTTAGCGATGATGAGACATGGTGCGAAGCTGCGGAAGCATCTGTTGTTTGTAGTGGTGAAAGTTATTATCGTCACCACTGGAAGATTGATGAATTCGAGGTGTAAGGTATGCTCAAATATGGAAATATAACGTGTAAACGTTGTGGTATTACATGGTATGGACCAAAATGCGGAAAGCTTTACTGTGAAGAGTGTCGTAAGGTTGTAAACAACGAGAAGAGTCTCAAATGGTACAGAAGTAATAGAGAGCTTGTTGCAAGGAATCGTGCAGAGAGAAAGGCAATGAGGTGAATGTAATGAACGCAGTTGTTGAAAGAAAAGAAGAACAGATATCGAAGTTAGTTTATTTTAATCCCAAACCTTCTGTTCCGGCTAAAAAACGTGGTGTTACAAAGAGTAAGCAGAAGCGTAAGCGTAATATTTCTCCAATTAGAAGCTTGGATGATGTTCAAATGATTTCGGAATACTTCTGGGATAAAAAGCAATATCGCAATTGGTGTCTATTTAATGTAGGTATTGCAACTGGTTTGCGTGCTAGTGATTTGCTCAAATTGAAGGTTTCCGATATGTCTTATTGCCTTTATAATGGAAAGATTGAAGTGGTTGAAGACGCTGGAGTGTGTATCGTTGAGGAAAAAACGTCCAAATATCGTGAGATTATTCTTACTCCAGAAGCGAGGGACATTGTTGAAACATACATCAAGATTGCGAATCTTGGATATGACGATTGGATGTTTCCGTCTCGGCAGGGGAGTTGGAAAAAGTCGTTGAGAACAAATGGTGGAGATGGGAAAACTGGTATTCCTCATATTGCAGAACCTAAAAAGGCCGGTGATCCTATTGATGTTGATTCTTTTGCTCGTATCCTTCGTAATGCTGGCAGAGACTTGGGTCTTAATTACAAGATTGCATCTCATTCTTGCCGTAAGACATTTGGTTATCGTGAGATGTGTCTTAATAAGGATGATAACCAGGCATTGTCTTGGATTCAGGGTCAGTTGAATCATAGTAGTCAGGATATTACATTACGGTACGTTGGTTTTGATGAGGATAAGGCAAAAGAATATTACAAGAAGACTTTTTATGGTGTGAATACACACAGCTTGGAAGACTGAGGTGTATGATGGCTGATACTTATATTAAAATCTGGGATACTTACGAGAGCTACTTCGAACCCCTTAGTGCTGCTGAGGTGGGGCGTCTGGTACTGGCGATGATGAAATACAAATCGTCTGGAACGGAGCCTGAACTTAACGGAAATGAGCGGTATGTTTGGCCTGCTGTGAAGAGAGATTTGGATAAAGATGCCGAATACATCGAAGGTAAGAGGATTTCTGGTAAAGCTGGTGGCTCATCAAGCAAGCGTAAGCAAAACGAAGCAACCGCAAGCAAAACTAAGCTAGAAAAAGAAAAAGAGAAAGATAAGATATCGTCTTCGTCTTGTGATGAGACGACAACGACGAAACCTATCGAAGATGTTTTCCGAGAGAATATCGGGAAGCTTGGTGCTACTGGTCAAAAGGCTTTAGCAGAATATGTTGAGCGCATGGGTGACGAACTTGTGCTTGCTGTGATTGGTAAGTGTTCTGATCTCGGCGGTAGCACATGGGCTTATGTGCGAAAAGCTCTTGATGAAGCAGAATCTCTTGGTTGCAAGACTGCTGATGATTATCGCCGGGTGTGTCCGATAGGGAGTGGTCGCAACACGAGAGTGGATAGACAATCTCCCAGTGGGAATGATTGGCTAAAAAATGCAACGAAACGTCGTTCACTAGTTAAAAGAGAACTGGAAACAGCATGAGTGGAGGTTTGAATTATGGGATTGTTGTTTGGTTTGGGTTTGCTTGGTGCAGCGTTTGGTATTGACGCAGTAAAGCAAGCACCGTTTGATAGAGCGTATCGCCGTCTGGAAAACGAATGGGGGACTTGTACATCGGAAGAGAGTAAGCGATGTGATGCTCTGAAGTATGCTGTGCAGAATGGTTTGTGTTTCGAGGATGAAAAGAAACCTGTGATTGAGTGGCAGAAGCTGAGAGATCTTCAGTGGAAATATCAGCTGGCTGGTATCTCTTGGCCGAGAGAATCTGCGATTCGAGATGTATGCCGGTTGGCAGCTCGTGACCGTGGATTTGAGTACAAAGGGTATCTGCGAAACACACTGACCTTTGGTTATATCACTGATCCGAAAAATATTTGTAAGCTTGGTATCGTAGATTGAGAGGAAATTTGAAAATGAATAACGCTCGTAGAAAAGCTATCCGTAAATCTATTCAGGACATCAATGAAATCATTCCAAGGATCAATGCACTGGCGGATAGTCTGAAAAGCATTGTAACAGATGTTGAAATCATTAAAGCTGACATTGAATGTATTCAGTATGATGAAGAAGACGCTCGTGATAACATTCCTGAAAGTTTGCAGGATAGTGAACGGTATTGGGCTTCTAATGAAGCGTGTGATAATCTATCGGATGCAGTGACTGAACTGGAAGATATTTTGGACAATCTGGACGTTTCGTTTGATGAAGCTATTGAATATCTTAATGGTGCAAAAGAATGATTAAGATATTCAAACCCATTAAAGAGAAGTGCATGGGCTGTGTTCTTGTATAGAGGTAGGCAAGTTTGCTCATATCTTTTGCGTAATAGTAATCTTGGGGACAAGGAACGAATGGTAGAACTGCTGGCACGAAGGTACATGACAGAGCCTGAGAATATTGTTGTAGATATTGAATTTAGAGATTGAGGTGGTAGAGAATGACCGCGTTTGTAATGTTTACTTTCAATGTGGCACTGATAATAGCAGTGAATAATAGTCCGTTTGCATTTTAAGTGGAGGCATGAATATGAAAGAACTGGAAGAAATTTACAATCGATTATATGATGAATACATTGACGCTAGACGAGAGCATATTAAGTCTAGTCTCGATATGAAAAAGAATGGTGACAGAATATATTTACATGGAAAAATGCATGGGTTAGAAATTGCTATTAGCATCGTCGATGAAGTGCTCGAAAGGGTTAAGGCAGAATATACCAAGGAAGCTTTTGACGTAGACCCATATAAAACCTAAATTCTTTGGAGGAAAAACTAAATGATTATTACTATGTATCGAAGAAAATGGAAATTCTCGGTAATGAACGCAGAAGATGCAGAAAACTTTATCCGACAGCCACATTTTGAACGAATTCGGTTCATCTCAATCACTGAAGCTAATGGTTATCATATTGATTTTCATAAGTGTAAGGGCAATATTACTTTTCTACCGCTGAAGTTTGATGATTGCACTACTGATTTAGAAGGCACCTGTATCACTGATGTTCAAGCTAAGAATATCGTGAATTTTGTTCTGGACAACCATGAGGAAGATAAGACAGATTGGTTCTGCGTGAATTGTGGTGCTGGTAAATCAAGATCTGCAGCTGTGTGCGCTGCTGTTATGAAAATTCTGTGTAATGATGATATGCCGGTATTTACAAACAGCTACTTCGATCCGAATATGACGGTGTACAGAGAGGTGCTAAATGCTTGGGTTAACCGTCTGTCTGATGAAAATGAAAGTGTTTCGACTGAGATACGGAATACTGTAAATAAAGATATAGTAGAGGAGTAAAACATGAAATACACAAAGCGTGAAATCATTAGCGCATATCGAATTCTCACGAAGAATATTCAACAGAATGATCTCGGCTGGCGTGGAAAAATGATTTTAAGTGATGTGCTTGATGACTATTTCAGCCGTATTGATGGTGAAATAGTTGTTGTCGATCCAAAGTATGGAAATTTTCGTTGTCCAAAATGCAATACGGTAATTACGAGTAGGTATGATCACTATTGCAGAGATTGTGGTCAGAAGTTTGATTGGAGAGAAACAAGATGAAGATTGATTTGACTCTTAATGAAGCACGAGTAATCCAAGACGCACTTGATGCGACGAGCCTGTGCCGTTCTGGATGCTACATGGGTTACAAGAGTGGTGATGAGGATTTGTGTTTCAAACTTGATAAGGATGGAAATTATCGCTGCAAGCTAATGCGAGAAATTGATTCTATCAATGGCAAGCTTGAGGATGTAATAAATAAAGGCCGATAAAATCCGGGTTCTTGTGGATACTTAACAAAAGGATGTGCAGATCGATGATATAACTATTGATGACGTAGGATTATTAGTAAAATTTTGGTAATTTTGATAATTGTGTTGAATAATCTCTTTGTGCGGTGTATGCTTGAGACAACCTCAATACAAGATGGTCAAGCCAAAAGAATGTGAGGTTAATATAATGTGGATTATGATAATTTTACTTATGGTATTGGATGCCGTGTACGCACTTAGTCTGTTAGGAGCGCTTTCCGATGCCGATGATCAGAGTGGGCGGCTGGAAATGAAACAGGGAAGGAATGGTCGAAATGGATAATTTGAAACCGTGTCCATTTTGCGGTGGAGAAGTTACCATTGCAGAGGGCGGTTATCGCCAAACACGATGGATGTATGTTACGAGAGGAAACAAAGAAAATAGGTGCAACTGCTATGTTATCATGGAAAGCAAAACTTACGACTTTGATTCCTCTGAAATGGAAAAAGCAAAAATTAAAGCCGATCTTATCGAAGCATGGAATAAACGGATTTATAAAAGTTAAGTTCTAGGAGAGTTTTATATGATTGCTACAGAGTTAATTAAGATTTTGGAAAAGCTACCAAGTGATGTTTTTATCGAAACGGATAGCGGCTGGGAATGTGATGCAACAGAGGTGAATGCTGCTTATTATAGCAGTCAAAAAAATGTTTTGGTTTTAACATGGAAACCGCAAGGAAACTATAAATATTACGAGGAATCTCCAAAATGGGAGTGCGTGTTCTGCAATGTAGACAGTCATTCCCCGGTAGTGCTGCATTCTGATTTTTGATAAAAGCTGAGATTTAAGGAGGATTTTATTTATGCTTTTTGAAAAGAATATGTTTGCTGACTGTTCTAAGGCTGAACTTGAGATGATGGTTAGAGCAATTGAAAAAGACGAAAGTTGCGGCCTACTTACTTTTGGATATGAAGCAATGGCCCGTCAAATTGAACGAATCCAAAGATACCTTAGTATTGATTACGAAAAGAAACGCTTCGATTCCGCTTCGGCATATAACATGGCGCAGAAAGAATTGTATGAAGAAATCTCTAAAAGATATTTTGAAAGCTAATAGGAGCCTAAGATTTCCTGAACTTTAAGGAGGTTACAATGAATATAGTTGGACATTCCGTTTTAGAACGAGCAGAAAGAGAGCTCCGGGGCCAGTTTTCTGATACTGATGTTGAATTTTTCCGCAGGGGAGATGGCATAGACGAACCAATTCACTTGGTCGTTTCGTTGCCCGGAATCACAAAAGAACCAGATGAGACAATTTTGATTGGTGAAGCCTTAATTGTTGCCGGTAAGGCAGCAAAAGAATTTAAGTACAACGGATATTTTGTCGATTACAATGTTTGATAAAAACTAAGATTTAGAAGGAGATAATAATGGGCGTATTAGTAGACCGGGAAACGGCAAAGAAAGTCGAAAGAATCTTTGAACATCCAAACGAAATTTACTCTGTATATCTCAAATCGTCTGACGAAGCAGTCTGGCTCCAAGGAAAAGTTGAACTATACAAATATTTAAGAAGCTTGTAAAACCAAGTTCTACGGAGGAAATACATTATGAAAAAGTTCGTTGCTCTTTTTGAAGGTTGGAATGATAAACACGACCATGAATGTATGTGCTATGTTATTGATGTGGATGATGACTTTGAAAGCATTTTGAGTGTTGAAGAACAGGCAGAGAAGATGGCTCGAAACGAGTATCCTCATCTGAAAAGTTTTGAGACGCTTTACATCAAAGAACTGCTTAACAGATAAAACTAATCTTTTATAGGAGATGACTTCGGTGATACTAACATTAGGTATCGACAATTTTGATAAAGACAAATTTGAAATTCCTCATAATTCAGAAAAATCACAGTTCTTGAATAAGCCGGCAGGAGGTTTGTGGGGTTCAACTTTTACTCCAAATTATAATTATGTAAGTGATTGGGCGATGTTTGTTTTTGAAAACGATTTTGCCACTTCTATATACCGCAATGGAATCGCATACGAGCTAAATTCTAACGCCAGAGTTTTAGACGTTGATACTCGTTATGATTTCGTCAAACTGTTGAAGAACTTTGGGTGCCTTTGGCTTCCTGGATGTGCTTTAATTTGCATTCAAAACAAACGATTTATAGATTGGGACAAGATTGTTAAGCTTTATGACGCAGTTCATTTTAGTCGAGAAGCGATTATATCTTGTCGTTTTATAATGAATGAGGAACGATTGGATAATGGCAAAGTGTTTACTGTGTCCAATTTGTACTCGTATGATTGCGAGAGTTGGGTAGTGTGTAACCCCGATGTGATTGATATGAAATCGATTCGCAAGATCGAATTAGATAGTGAAGGACGATTGGTGAAAAGCTAAGTAAAAGGAGATGGCTACAATGAAGCGAAGAGTAAATGGAGATAAGTTCAAACGTGCAAAACAGTACATTGACAATAATCTGGGGCCAACTGAATTTTTGGCTTTGTGTTATGACTTGTATGATTTTGAGCATGGAGTAAATAATAAGCCGAGTGGTCCATTTAATAAGACTCTGGATGTTCTTGGAATGTGGGATGAAACAGACTCTGTGGCCGCAGCAATCATGGACTCTGCACACAAGATGTTTGGAAAAATGGTGTTTATGCTGCTGGAAGACAATGTGACGGAATATCTGGACTATGATGTGGATTGTTTGCACAGTGATTGATAAAACCAATATTTTTGAAAGGAAGTGATTTTTATTAACTCCAATTTGTTAATAAATCGTAAGCAAAGTGTTGCTATTGTGTGTATAATGTGCCTGTTGGCAGGGAATCTGGTATCGAAGATCAGCCCGGTGATTCAAAATCAGAGTAATTCGTACCTTTATAATAGTAGTCCTCCGGCAGTGAGTGTTGTGCAACAAGAGGAAAAGGAGTCAGAAGTCATTGTAGAGACTGTTGTTGAGACGCGGATTGTGAACTTCAGTCAGGGGAAGCGCGAGCTTACCGATGACGAGCGTGCTCTTGCGGAGCAGATTGTTGCTTGTGAAGCAGGTGCTGATAGCCTAGAAGGTCAGATGGCTGTGGCTCAATGCCTTTATGATTCCGCTGTGCTTGATGGTCTAACCATCCAGCAGGTATTTAAGAAGTATGGTTATAGTTCCTTATATAATAGGAAGGTGACGGCAGAGAACGAACTGGCTGTGTCTATGGTGTTTGATTACGGTGCTAAGATTTCAGACAAACCTATTCAATGGTTTGTGACCCCGGCGGCAGCTCCCGGCAGTTGGCACGAGCGCGGAGCAACATTTGCTGGACAATTTGGCGCACACAGGTTTTATTATGACGCGAAGCTGGTTGTGGATGATGCTGAGTAAATGGCATCATCTAAAATTTCGATAAACAATACAACAAAAAGATGTGTAATATATTGACGAAAACAAAAAGATGTGTATAATATATCTTGAAAGTTGTTTATGTGAGCGGAAGGCGGTATTTCAATGAGTGAGAAAAAGGTTTTGGAAATTATACAGGTTGAAAACTTTTTGAAGTACATAAGAAAAAAGCGAGTGTGGGTTTGCTTTATTTGCAATGGTGTGGATGTTCACATGATCTGCAAGAAGATGGATGACATTGGTGTAGAGACACATGGGGTTGTCAAAGGCATTGGATTTTTTGGAAACGAAAGTCATGTTGAGTTGCGGCAAGAATGCTATGAAGTAAGGAAGATAGAACTTAGGCCGGGCGATAAAGAGAAAGCGTATGAGATGATCTTCGATAACACCAGTGTGTTCGTGTCGGAAAATCCTGAGTTGTACGGGCACTAAAAATATTTTCAAAAACCTCTTGACTTATATGGTTGTATCCTGTATAATATAGCTATGGAACGGAGCTACACTATTATAGAGGAGAAAGATTATGGACAACAATATTGACCCAAAGGTCGGAGAGGTTTGGTTGGTCGATTTGTCAAATGCGACAGGTCATCAGCAGCGCGGTATTCGACCGTTCGTTGTGACGAGCAACAATAAGCGCAACTTCTTTAGCCCCACAATCAAAGGGAATCCATTGTCTTCCAGAATATACAAGCGTTCTCCGGTTCATGTTCTACTTTCAAAGGAAGACTGTAATTTCTTAGAGGTTGACAGTATCGTTCTTTGTGAAGAGACTGACACGCTTAACAAAGGACAGTTCATCAAAAAACTTGGTGTCTTGTCGGAACGTCAGATGAATATGATTGCAATGGCAAGATGTAAGGATGAACCGTTTTTGCTCGCAGCATTCCTGAGCGGCGTACAACATACTATGGAATTTCAGAATTTTGCCGCATTTGCTTGATTTTTTATAATGTTTAATGGTACACTACATATAATAAGAAGGAGTGTGCCACTATGCTTACTGAAGAAAAAATCAACGCTTTTGCCGAAAGGTATTCTGATAAAAGCGGTAAGTTTGTTGTATCGACACTTAACAATGTTATGATCTATGAGGCCGAGTGTGGGTATGAGTTGTTTGATTTTACAAAAAATGATTTTGTAAAGATGTTTGCAAAATACAATTGGGTGAACTCAAGTCGTTCATTTAGAAATGTGAAATCAATAATCACTGGCTACATCAAAAGTGAAGATCGTACAAGTTTGTATGACTTGGCTGAATTTTCGGAAAATGACGTAAGTTCAGACGATATGTATGCAGACAAGTATTTTGCATCGGTTGATGAATTTGTTGACTTATTAAATAAATACGAAGAGCCATATCAGATTCGTATGAACGTGATTGCTGTATTATACTGGATTGGACTTACCGCTGGTGAAATTGTTAATCTAACAATCAATGATGTTGATTTTGAATCTCGTACTGTTCTCAATAGGACTGGTATTGATGCGAGGTTGATGGATATCATCAAGCAGTGTTATGAAATGAAACAATATGATGCTCCCAACATGGGAGGATACAGAACGTTTTATGTCATAAACGGTGATTACATCCTTCGCAAAACAGAGGACAGGACTGGAGCAGACAGTGACCCAAAGATATCTACAAATACAATTCATACCTATTTTATGCGATTGAATGATATTCTCGAAAAAAGAGGTTGTTCTAAGATTTTGGACCAAAGACATTTAACAAGAAACAACGAGTATATCAAGGTTTATGACTATTGCAAAACTCATCCAGAATTTAATCTTGTAGAACTTAGCTTCGGAAATGGTAAAGATCCTCTTGCAGACATTATCGGAAGAAAGTGTAGCAAGGTAGCCTATATTAGCTTCCGGCAAGGATACAAGGGCTGGATTGAGTATTTCCATAAAAATTAAAAATAGGGGCTTCGGCCCCTTAATTTTAACACGTTAGCTATATAATACAGGATACTCATTAGAAAGGGAAATGTAGATGAGAACGCTTTTGCTGTTCCGTGGAGCACCGGGTTGTGGGAAGTCCACCTATATTAAAGAGCATAATCTTGAGCAATACGTATTGAGTGCTGATACACTTCGCCTTATGTGCCAGAGCGCACAGGAAACACCTGCCGGGCAGATGGAGATTTCTCCACAGAATGATGATGTTGTATGGGAGATGCTTTTCAAACTGCTTGATGTGCGTATGAGTCATGGCGAGTTTACCGTGATTGATGCAACGAATTCCAAGACGGTCGAAATGAACCAATATAAGAATCTTGCAAAACAGTATCGTTATCGGATGTATGTTATTGACATGACGGACCTTCCGATCGAGGAATGCAAACGAAGAAACGCTCAGAGAGAATGGTTGAAGCGAGTTCCTGAAGCGGCCATTGATAAGATGTACGCTCGGTTTGCTACTCAAAAAGTTCCTTCTGGCGTGACAGTTCTTCCTTCTACTACGGATGTGATGTCCGATTTGAACTACTATCCGAATGACTTCAACCAGTGGGAAAAGATACATATCATCGGTGATGTTCATGGCTGTTATACTTGTTTAAGTGAATACCTTGGTGAGATGAAGGACGACGAACTTTATATCTTTGTTGGTGATTATCTCGATCGTGGCGTCGAAAACGTTGAGGTATTCAAGTTCTTGTGTGATGTTGTAAATAACAACCGCAAGAATGTGATCCTTTTGGAAGGAAATCACGAGCGTTGGCTGAACAAGTGGGGGCATGATGAACCGGTTCAGAGTGAAGAGTTTGCAAACTACACTCGTCCGCAGCTCTTTAAAGCCGGTATTGACAAGAACACTGCTCGTAAGATCTATTCCAGAGTCGGCCAGTGTGCCTACTTTGAATATGATGGGAAGCGGTATTTCGTGAGCCACGGTGGTTTGAGTTATTTGCCTTATTTTCTTCCTTTTGTGTCTGCTGATCAGATGATTAAAGGTGTAGGTCGCTATCCTGATATGCTAACCGTGGCTGAGTCTTGGGGAAAGTCGATGCCGGATAGCTATATTCAGATCTTCGGCCATCGAAATGTACAGGATGTTTCTATTGATATGGGTCATCGGTGCTACAATCTCGAAGGCAAAATCGAGTTTGGTGGATATCTTCGTTGTGTGGAGCTTGAACACGGTCAGCCTATCAAATGCGTAGAAACCAAGAATGATGTATTCCGAAAAGAGGAGTCAAAGACTGAAGCTGCCGCTGAGATGAAAACTGAGTTTGATAACGCAGAACTTGTTAGTAAGATGCGTCAAAGCAGATATGTGTTTGAAAAGCGATTTGGGGACATTTCTTCTTTCAACTTCTCTCGTGAAGCATTTTACAAGAAGCACTGGGATGAGGTTTCTACCAAAGCGCGTGGATTGTTCATTAACACTAAGACAAATAAAATCGTAGCTCGTAGCTATGATAAGTTCTTTGCGGTTGATGAGCGAAATGAAACGAGAATTGGAAACCTACAGAACACTTTGAAGTTCCCGGTGACCGCATATCTAAAAGAGAACGGATTTCTTGGTATCATTTCGTATGATGCAGAACAGGATGGTCTGTTTATTGCAAGCAAATCCACTCCTGAAGGTCCTTTTGCAGATATGTTCCGAAAGATTCTCATGGATACGACTTCTGATGAAGACCGTAAGAATCTAAAGGAAGTTGCAAAAGAGAATGGTTCCATCATTTTTGAGGTAATTGATCCTGTAAATGATGCTCATATCATCGAATACAAGAAACCGCACATTGTTTTGCTGGATATTGTTGCGAATGATATGAACTTCAGTGTGATGGATTACGATGATCTGAAGCGTGTTGCTGAAAAGTGTCATTTGCAGATTAAGGAGAGGGTTAAGATCTTTGAGAGCTGGAGTGAATTCTATCCTTGGTATGAGGAAGTCATGAACGAGAACTATCTGCATCATGGCTTTGAACACGTTGAAGGCTTTGTTTTGCGAGACAGCAACAATTTCATGTTTAAGATGAAGCTTCCTTATTATAAGCACTGGAAGTTCTTGCGTGGTGTCATGCAGAGCGTTCAGAAACGTGGCTATTATGAAAATACCGCAAAGTTGTTTACTGCTGAGGATAACCTGTTTTATGGTTGGATGCGTGAACAACGAGAGAAAGACCAGGAATCTTTCTGCAAAAAGGGTATTATTCAGTTACGGAATGAATTCTATGAGAATCGGCACGAATAACTAAGATATTTTCTTCCTCCGAAAATGCCCTGCGCGGGGCTGACAGCCGGGAAAGACCGGCGATATGGCCCTATGGCGGAATTAGGCATACGCAACAAGCTCAAACCTTGTAAAATTCTCAGTTCAAATCTGAGTAGGGCTACCAACCCATTTGCAGATGGGTAAGTGCTAGAATATTGGCAAATCGGAAAGACGGTTGACTGCTGGACAGACAGCTTTGATATGCTACCGTGGTGGAATGGCAGACACCGGAGACTTAAAATCTCCTGTCGGCAACGACGTGCCCGTTCAAGTCGGGTCGGTAGCACTAATATCCGGGTGTAGCTCAGTTGGAAGAGCGCGTGCTTTGGGAGCATGAGGCCGCAGGATCATGACCTGTCACTCGGACCAGCCCGAAAGGGCATGTAGAATTTTTCATTCACATTATTCCCAGCTCTCTGGAAACAGAGCAGTGTGGCATAGCAAGCTGGGTAGATTACGAGGATTAGCCAAGCGGATAAGGCAGTGGAATTTGACTCCACGACCGCAGGTTCGATTCCTGCACCCTCGATTTATATGCGGGTATGGTGTAACTGGCAGCCACGCGGATTTTAGGTGTCCGTGCCGAAAGGCGTGAGGGATCGTGCCCCTCTACCCGTACCACGGTCATAGAATGGTTGCGTACCGTTTGTTGATCTCCTTTGGCCACTATTATTCCCAGCTCGCTCGTAAGAGTGCAGTAGTGCTTTGTAAGCTGGGTGATTGTGCAGTTATTGTGTAGTTGGTAAGCACGCTTGCTGATGAAGTAAGAGGATGAGTTCAAAACTCATTGACTGCAAAATATGAAATCAGTTGTTCTAGCTCGTTCGTGGATTGGCCGTACATTGGCGACCGGAAAGACGTCATACCGGTAAAGGACGTCAAGCCAGACAAGAAGAGAAATAAGGTGTAAGCCGACTAGCTATCGGATAAATACTCTTCGGTTCGCCAGAAAACTAGAATGTAAAACGAATGGTTGGCTGTTTCTGATTTCATTTATATGCGACTGTAGTTCAATTGGCAGAGCGTCAGATTTCCAATCTGAATGTTGCGGGATCGTGCCCCGTCAGTCGCTCCACACGCAGCCCCTTACGCTGCACCGGTTGCTCAGAGCCGAAAGAAACCTATATGTTACGACATGGTTTCCAAGAGTGATCATATTGGAACGCGACGTAGCTTGGATAGTGAGAATTAAATTCTGAGGTATACTGCTGGATAGCTTAATGGTAAAAGCGCTCGGAAACGCCGAGAGATAAGGTTCGATTCCTTCACTGGCATCACGTCGATGAAAGTCGGCGTTTGCATGGGATAGTAGCTCAGTTGGTCAGAGCTGGCGGCTCATAACCGCTTGGTCGCGAGTTCAAATCTTGCCTGTCCCACCAGCCCGATAGGGCATACATAAAATCTGCTAGAACTTTTGTTTTATAAGCGAATGAATAATATGACGTTAATACGTCTATTATTTTTCGCTAATTTTTAAAGTTTTAGCTATATAATACAGGATACGAAAAGGAGGAATGAAAACTGAAGCATTACGGAGATATCACACAACTTCATGGATGGCAGATTGAACCGGTTTCCTGTATCACAGGAGGCAGTCCATGCCAAGATTTGAGTCAGGCCGGTAAACGTGAAGGTTTGGCTGGTGAACGCTCTGGATTGTTCCTTGAAATGATTCGTGTGATTACAGAAATGAGGGAGGCCACCAATGGGGAATATCCAAAATTCTCAATCTGGGAAAATGTCAGAGGAGCTTTTAGCTCAAGCAAAGGTGAAGACTTCAGATGTGTGTTGGAAAGATTTGCACGCATTGTCGAGCCAGACGTTTCAATTCCTCGACCTTCAGGAAAGAACGGAAAGTGGGCAAAATCTGGAGCGATTTCCGGTAATGGATGGTCTCTTGCATGGAGATTGTTCGACGCTAAATACTGGGGAGTCGCCCAGCGCCGCCAGAGAATCGCGCTTGTCATGGATTTTGGAGGACAACGTGCCTCAGAAATTCTATTTGAGCGCACGAGCATGCCAGGGGATTCTTGTGAGAGCATCCCGGCGTGGAAAACCTTTGCCCGAACTCCTGAAGCAAGCGTTGCTGGATATGATCGAATGGTGGAATCCGGGAACTCTGTCACAGGTGGTGCAGAAAGTGAAAGAACAAGAAGGTCTGGAAGAAAAGGAATTGGACGAGTATTGGAGTCAGACCATCGAGAGACTTCGATTCGATGCACAGAACCTGCAGCTTACACTCTAAAAATCCGTTCTGGATGTGAAGGTGGCGGTAAAGGCGCTCTGGTTCAAACTGAATTGAGCGCAACGATTTCTACGTTGCAAGACCAGACGCTAATTTGCTTGGCAGAAAATCCCTCCTTACATAATTTAAAACAAAAGATTTCGCCGGTGGTGTTTGAGAGTCACAGTCAGGATGCTCGATACACTCAACAGGGCGACACAAGTCCGACTTGTACTGCTCAGTGGGGAACTGGTGGCAATAATATGCCGCTGGTCGTTGAAAAGAAAGCCTTTGCAATGCAGCGCATTGGCGAGTACAAGGAAAGTGAACGCGCCAGTACGATGAAATCTCGTGACTACAAAGATGCAACTGACCTGATTGCAGAGAAAGAAATGAAGAATCTACGATGGATTGTTCGCCGTTTGACTCCTTTAGAGGATGAACGGCTTCAGGGCTTCCCTGATGGTTGGACCGATATCGGTGACTGGATTGATGAGAATGGGAAGAAGCACAAAACTTCTGACGCAGCTCGGTACAAGGCACTCGGCAATTCGATTGCATTGCCTCAGTGGTATTGGATTTTCCAGAAAATGAAGCCGTATATCGGTGAAAATCCTACGCTTGGCAGTCTCTTTGATGGTATCGGCGGTTTTCCGCTAGTATTTCAAAGTACATATGGAGAAGGTACTGCTATTTGGGGGTCGGAAATTGAACCGTTCTGCGTTGCGGTGACAAAGAAGCATTTTCCAGAAAAGCAAAGAGGATAAAAATGGGAGCTTTTATTGCAAGACAGCCTAATGGTCTGTTGTGTAGGTTTTCTTCGGTTGTAGATTGTATTACCGATTACAACATGACAGAAGATGATTACATCGAAATGTGCGCCGAAAAGGCACGAGAAGAAGCAAGAGACGTTCTTGACCATTATATTAAGCCGTTTGAAATGGTTGACAGGTGTTTCTTCCCGAACAACATGACAATCGAAGAACACAAGCGGATTATGAAGGAAATGGAAAAGCCCGTTGACAAAGCAACTCATATTCCGTAATAAGAAAATCTCATAAAAGGCTAATTCAAATAATAGGTGACCTAATGAACAGAAAAATTCTTATCAATGTAACTATCGACCACGGTTCCTTGAGCCTTCCGGCAAGTCCTATCTTTCAGAAGGAGAAGAACACGTATCTCTGTCCGTTTTGTGTGACAAAGCTGGAAAAGTTTGAATACGAGTGTTCTGATTGTCATCACAAGATGGATTGGAGTAGGTTTACTGAAAAGAAGGAGGAGATGTTTAGTTGAATATAGATTTCTTCCAACGGCGTAAAACTCAGCTTGAAGATGCACTTCTTTTGAAGAATCAGGCGGTCGATATGCTTGATTATCTAAAGACACACTGTATCAGCAGTGACCAGTATTGTGCAATTCGAGATTGTATTGAAGAAGCTGCGAAGATTCTGGAGAGCGATCTCGAATATGCAAACAACAAACTGCAGTCCGCATTCAGACCTAAGCATGGTCTGAACAACAGATTGACTCGTGCTCAATCTAAAATGTTTCGTGATAGGGAATATTAAAAAGGGGTGATGCCGTATGAACACGTGTAAGAAAATATGCAACTGGTGTGGTCGTGAAATCAAGCCGATAGGCAGCGAGCAGGGAATCAGTTTTGAACATCAATACTCTTACGGTAGCCAACTTGATGGTTCATGTTTGAGTTTTGATTTATGTCCTGAATGTTCAGAACGGCTCCCAGTAGTGCTCGGTGCGATGTTTTTACATAATCCCTTAAAGGATGATTTCTAACGGTAAAAGCCGTATGAAATATAAGCCATCAATAAGCCAGACGGAGGACAACATATAGAATGAATAGTGCATGAATTGATTTAAGATAGCAGAAAGAAACATAAGTGATTATCAGTGAAACAAAATTACATAAAGGAGACTTGATATGGCAGATAGAATTTTTAATCTTCCTCAGACCCGTGGCTCTTTTGAGATGGCTGGTAAGGTCACCGGCACCCAGCGTAGTAACTTCTATAACGAGAAGGAGACTAAGAGTGGTGCTATGCGCCGTGTCCTGAGCTTTGGCGTTCAGACTTCCAATGAAAACACTTTCTATATTGATCTGGCTGGTATGCCTCGTGATAAGGTTTACTTCTTCCGCCGTGCCGATAAGGACAAGGGCATCGAGAAGGATAAGAAGGAAGTCGCTTGGAAGGATCGTCTGACTTATGTTGCACCGGAAGGCTATGATATGATTGGCGTTAAGGTCGGTGTTACCAAGAAGACGAATGAGTCTGGTAAGGTCGTCAATGATAACAAGACTCTGACTGACTTCGATGCAGCCAAGGAGATTTCCGAGAATCTGCATGACGGTGACAACGTGTATATCCGTGGCAACATCGAGTACAGCACTTACAACGGCAAGCACCAGATCCGCTTCGTTCCTACTCAGGTGTCTCTGAGCTCCAAGGAAATTGACTTCGATGCAGAGGGTTTCGAGGAGCTGGCTCTGTTTACTCAGACCATTATTTACACTGGTTGCCGCAAGAGCGATGAGTGCGATGAGGTAGTTGTTGATGCAAAGATCGTGAATTACAACACTATCGAGGATGCAGAGTTTTTCATTGACTATAAGGCAAACACTCAGAATAAGGTTCTGGCAGACTCTATTCGTAAGCGTTTGAAGCCCTATACCAGTTTTGAGTGCTTTGGCCCTATCGTTAATCAGCAGAAGGTTGAGGAAGTTGAGACCGAGAATATCTGGGGTGGCCCCAACAAGATGAAGCGCCAGAGCACCCCGGCGGTTCGCAAGCTGTATATTGAGGGTGTTAATCCTGATTCCTTTGATCCGAATCCTGGTGACAAGGATGCGGAGCCTACTTACACTGAGGACAATATTTCCGAGGCACGGGCAAAGATTGCCGCTAACGCTCAGGCAAAAAATGACTTTGATGGCAAGGCTGCTGAGAACGACACCTCTTGGTGGGGTGGTCCCAATAAGTCTGTTGCAACTCCTGCAGATGAGGAAGAGGTCGATTGGGGCTAAAATTTTTTAGTATTAGCTATGTAATACAGGATACATAAGGAGTTTAGTTATGCAGAATACTCTTGAGTATACCGCCTATAATGGCATGAAATTTTACATTGTCTACATCGAAGCACTTGAAAAGGAACCTGAAGAAGACTCTCCGATGATGTCTATTGTGTTTACTACGCATCCTGAGATTATTGCAGAAGCTAAAGCTTATGCGGAATGTAGTAACGATGCTGTACCGGTAGGGTGCAAGGATCTTCTTGTTGATAGTGTGGATAGTATTACCCGCCAGTTGGATTATATTGCTCATGCAGTTGAGACTGGTGATCCATGGTATGAGTGCCTGAAAGTTTAATAAAAGAAAAGATTTAGAGAGGAATTTACATATATGGCTATGATTCGTAAGGCAAATGCCATTCGCAAGAAAATTAAGATTCTTGTCTATGGCGAACAGGGTACTGGGAAATCTCGTCTGGCTATGCAGATGTGTTATTTGAAGAATGCAGATGGCCGTCCATTTCGTGTTTTATATATTGATACCGAGAATGGCTCTGTTGACAATTACACAGAGGAACTTGAAGCAAACGGTGTTGATCCTGAAAACCTACTTGTTGTGTATACGCAGTCTCTCGCAGAGGTACAGGATTTCATTAAGACTGTTGCTGACAATGAAGACTTTGAGTATTCGGATGGAAGTGTAATTCTTGATGCGGACGGTAATCCATTCCGTGCTGATGCGATTGTTGTTGATTCCACGTATATTTTGACCCTTACTTGTAAGCAGGGGCTTTCGGAATTCTCGAAAAAGCGTGCAAAAGTAAAAGCAAACGCACAAGGTTTGACTGGCGATGAAAAGGCAGTCAAGATTGAGGGCGCTGGTATGGAGCTGAAGGATTACCAGCAGTTGAATTTCAAGGGGCAGTCTTTGATTCTGGATCTGAATGCAACTGGTGTTCATTATGTTGTTGTCTGCCGCGAAAAGGACGAGACTGAAAACAAGATTGTGAATGGTTCTTCTGTCAGCGTATCGACTGGTCGAAAGATTCCTGATGGATTTAAAGGTCAGGGTCATAATGTTGATACTGAAATTCGTCTGTACAAACAGAACGGTGCACATCTTGCTTATTTCGTTAAAGACAGATCTGATGTGCATCGAGACGAAGAAATTGTTGAAGATCTTACCTTGCTGGAATACCAAAGCCTTATCTCTAATAGTGCAAAGAATAAGGATTTCGTTATTAAAAACGGACTGAGCGATGCAGTCAAGACTGAAATCAAGCTGAATATGCGTGATCTTGGTCTTGATGAGAATGAAATTGAAGAATCTTCTGATGTAAAGAAAGAACTTTCGCTTGATGAGCTAAAGGCCAATCTAAGCAAGATGTTGTCTGATGCATCTCCGATTAAGAAAAACGCAGCAAAGAATGCGGTTGAGGAAGCTGGCTTGTCTACTCGATTCCGTTCCATGACTGATATCGAGGAACTGAAGAAGGTTGCCGCAATCATGGAGAAGGAACTGGCTTAATGGAACTTACCCGTAAATGCAAAATTTGCGGGAAGAATATTTTCATCGAGCGAGACCGTAGCACGTTTTTCTACGACAAGACCGGCTTTTGCCATAAGGATTGTTTTGTAGAAAAAAAGAAAAATCAAAAACGCCCTTGGACAGATGACCTGCTAAGGGCATTTTTTGACAAAGTGAAGCCCGCTACGGATAAAAAGGTCGATGATCTTCTTTCCAAAAAGAGAGAACAAGACCACAATCGTGAGCTTGCACAGATCAAACAGGAAGAAAAAAAGATTCTTTTCGACCATATTCGAGATACATACGCCCCGGCGGTTGTTCCGGGTAGCTTCTACTCGAAACTTACGCAGTTGATTTCCGGTAATTATTACAAATATAGAGGTTCGATTCCTCCGCTAGAACTTTACGATATGTGGGTTTTAGCGAAACCCCGACTAGATAAAATAATTGCCGAGAAAGAAGCAAAAGGTTTTGATATGAGTCAGCGATGGAATTATGACTTGGCTGTTTTGCTGGCACAATATCCGAGTTATCTCGAACAAAAAGAAAGACAAGCTTCGATTCGTAGTGAATGCGAAGGTAAAACAAAAGAAAACCTGACGGAAACGGTACTGAAACGGATGAAAACAGTACCAAAACAGAGTAAAAACGAGAATGAAATTGATATAAATGCAATTCTCGATGAGATATAAAAGAGGTTGGTAAATGGATAATACAGTTCATGACGCACAAAGATTGAAGGAGCTTCAGGTACTTCCTCTTGAGCGAAAGATTCAGATTACTCAAAACCGCATCCAAGAATGGTATATGCACTACGATGGTGGTGTGTATGTTAGCTTTTCTGGTGGCAAGGATTCTACTGTACTTGCCTATCTGACGAGGCAGTTATTCCCAGATGTTCCGCTCGTGTTTAGTAACACTGGTTTGGAATACTCGTCGATCCAGAAGTTTGCACGAGATGCAGGTGCAGTTTTTGTTTATCCTAAAATGGGATTCAGTGATGTGGTCTCTACATACGGCTATCCTCTTATCTCTAAAGAAGTGGCAGAAGCGATTTACTATGCTAGACGAATCAAAAATAGCGGCGTAGCCACCATGAGAGAGAGAGAGAGTAAGAACGACTCTCAGGAAAAGACCGGAACTACTCGGAATGAGAACGGTAAGTTCGGGAGGTGCCTTTAGCAATCCTTGGCTTTATGATGAGACAGGCGTATTTCAAGGAAATAGACGAACCATTCTTCTGGGAAATGAGCCAGATATAACGGATGGCAGTTCTGTATCTTCTGGAAAGTCAATGTTTAATAAAGAAAAGTGGTTGCCAGCAGCTCAAGAATTGCCAATCTTCATTTCTCATTATTGTTGTAATGTAATGAAGAAACTTCCAATGAAAAAATATTCTCGCGTGAGTAAGCGTAAGCCAATCATTGGAACATTAACAGATGAGAGCCGCATTCGTAAGCAGGCTTGGATTCGTCATGGGTGTAATGCTTTTGATAGTAAATCCCCAACAAGTCAGCCAATGAGTTTCTGGACTGAACAAGATGTGCTTACATTTATCAAGCAGTCTGGAATTAAAATCGCAGATGTCTATGGAGATGTCGTCCCTATGAGTGATAAGCCAGAAGCCCCGCTGTGCTGTACTGGATGTGACCGTACCGGATGCACATTTTGCGGGTTCGGAGCACACAACAAGAACGACAATAGATTTCTGACGCTTGCTGAACTTGACCTCAAAAAGTACGAGTACAGTATGAACGGCGGTCAATGGGTGGACAATCCGAGATATGATGCTACTGCACCTGAGCACGATGGTGTCTGGAAGAACTGGAACCCGAAGAAAATCTGGGTGCCCAGCAAAGAAGGTCTTGGCCTGAGAAAAGTTTTTGATATGTTCAATGAACTGTATCCAAATAACAAAATTCAGTATTAAAAGTATAGAGGGAGGTGGATGAGTGGAACTCATTTCAAATATCCCGAACGAAATTCTATTTGTCGGCGCAATTTACAAGCATCCTGATTATTTGGTCGAGTATGGGCATTATGTCAAGAGCAAGTACGATTTTGCCGATGAAGCAACAAAATTTTTCTACGATGCAGCGTTAATTATTTACGAAACTCGGACTCAAGAATTCAATAAAACATCTGTTTTAACGTTTATGGCTGAAGACGAGTCCAGATTGTCCCAATACAAACGGCTAAAGGGCTGGTCAACCATTGAATACTACATGAGCCTTGCAAATGACGAGGACATCAAGGGATATTTCAATATCCTAAAAAAATATTCGTTACTTCGTGAGTATCAGAGAAACGGATTCAATATTGAAGGAATCTTGAAGCATCGACAGTTTGAAATGTTTGGTGCTCAGGACATTTACAAACTGATTCGTGGTAAGGCTGACAAGATCAATACCGTCATCATTACAAACGACGATGCTGAGATTTTGAATAATGGTCTGCTGCCAATGGTCAATGAACGTCTGAGCGTTCCTGATATGGGCTTGCCGTTCCAGTATCCTATCATGAATGATTTGTTCCGAGGATTGAAGCTTGGCACTGTGATGTTCAATGGTATGCCATCTAACGCTGGTAAGACTAGATACATGATGGCGATTGTTGCATACGTCACATTGGTTCAGAAGCAAAAAGCACTTCTGCTGCTAAATGAGATGGATCTCGAATCCGTCCGATACTGCTTACTGGTCACTGCTATCAATAATCCTGAGTTTCAAGAGCTGCATGGTCATCGTTTTCATAAGGACGAGCGAGAAATCACCCTTGGAATGTACCGGGATGCAAATGGAAACTTCATCTTCAGAAAACAAAACGAAGACGGAGAATACATAGAAAGCATTGATGAGTTCACCGCTCGCGTCTATGAGGAAAGCGAAGAGTATCGCAATGTGCTTGATGTTTGCCAGTGGATTGAGAGCGAATCACAAGGCTTGATTATCGCAAAGGATGTCTCCGCTGATTATAGTGATAAGTCTCTGCGGTTCGAGATCCAGAAGGCAGCTCTCACCCAGGGTGTCAAGTATGTGTTCTACGATACTCTAAAGAACGATATTGCTTCGATTGGTGAATGGGCAGCATTTAAGGTCACAGCCACCGAACTTGAAGAGATTGCGAAAAATCTGAAAATCTTTATCTACGGTAGTATCCAGTTGGCTGAAAATGCTCATGAGTATCTTCCTGATGAGCTGAACTCAAACAATATTGCTGAGTCAAAGATGATTAAGCACGTTGCTTGGACTATGGTTCTATTCAAGGAGATTCCAAAAGATAAGTTCGCGAAGTATCAGTACATTTCCCATGATCCTGAATGGGGCGGTGACTGTGCCCATCGGTTGAATCCAGATAAACGGTATTATGTTGGAAACATCGACAAGAATCGTTTTGGCGAAAAGAAGAAAATCATGTTTGAAGTGAATTTGAACCAGAATGTCTGGAAAGAGGTCGGTGTCTGCACCAGAAAGTAAGGAACTACAATGGTAAATATCGCAGATTTGAAAAATTACATTCTTGAAGAACAGCAGATTGAGCCAATTCTGGAGGAGCTTGGCTGTCATCATATTAGTCACAAAGCTGGATATTACCAGTGTGCGAATCCAGATGGTGATAATAGAACGGCACTCTGTATCTACGAGAATGAAAATCTTACTGCGGTAGATTACACACGAGACATTGCTAATGGAAAGACCAGCTATGATTTGATTTCTGTCGTCCAGTTTTTTCTGGAACTGTCTTTCCCAAAAGCCATCAAGCAAATCTGTGAATGGGTTGGACTTGACTACTATCACAACTTTGAGGAAGACCTTCCTAAAAGTATGTTGATTCTGAAAGAACTTATCGCCATGCAAAATGAAGGTGAAGAACACGAGGATGACCGTCCGATAGTCCCCATCTCCGAAGCCATCCTCGGTTATTACAAACCTTATGTGAACCAGATTTTTGCTGACGATGGGATATCTTATGAGACGCAGCAGGAATTCGAGATTGGCTTTGATGAGCTGACAAATAGAATCACGATTCCAATTAGAGATGAAATTGGTACTCTGGTTGGTGTAAAGGGAAGATACTTTGGCAAGCCGCCTGAAGGCAAGATGAAGTACAAGTATATTGAGCCGTGTGCCAGAAACCGCATTCTATATGGTCTGTATAAGACAGAGCCGTATATCAAGAATGAAGGTCTGGTATATGTTGGTGAGGCCGAAAAGTCTGTCATGCAGATGTGGAACATGGATGTCTGCAACTGTGTGGCGACTGGCGGTAAGAAAGTTTCACAGAATCAAATTGAAATTTTAACACGTCTTTGCGTTGATATTTGTTTTGTCTTTGATAAAGACGTTCAGCTTAGTGAGCTTATGGTTCTCGCCAATCGATTCGTCGATGGCGTAAGTGTGTATGCTGTAGTAGATGATAAAGGGATTCTGGATGAAAAGGAAGCCCCGACTGACAATCCTGAAAAATTTAAGGCATTGATTGAGAATTGTGTTAGGAGAATTAAATGAATGTAAAACTCTGGAAGGGGAGTAGGAACGACCTATCCGACCCGATTGGAACGATTATGGAGAATAGAGGGGTCGAGGATTATAAGACCTACATGAATCTGGATGATTCTTGCTTAAATTCTCCGTGGGAATTGGATGATATTGAGTATGCCGTCATGATGTTGAATAAACACCTTTGGAAAAAATCTACTATCTCTATCCTTGTTGACTGTGATGTGGATGGTTTCACAAGTGCTTCGATGATGTTTCAATATTTGAAGGCGATTGGTTATTTTAGAAAAATCAATGTTCTGTATCATAGTGGCAAGGAACATGGACTCTCTAAAGAAATTGAGGTTCCACCTGAAACTACCTTGCTGATTATTCCTGACGCTGGCAGCAATGATGTTGAGCAGTGTAAGGAACTCCATGAAAAGGGCATTGATATTTTGATTCTTGACCATCATATCTGCGATAGAGAAAATCCTTACGCAGTAATCGTCAACAATCAGAATGGTACATATCCTAACAAGGAACTTTCTGGCGCTGGCGTGGTGTATAAGTTTCTTCAGGCTGTTGATGAAGATAATTGGACTAATGTTGCAGACCGATATCTTGATCTGGTGGCTGTTGGAAACATCGGTGATGTCATGGATATGCACTCGCATGAGACAAAGCGCCTTTGCACGAAAGGTCTGGCACGAATTGTAAATCCGATGATTTGTGCTCTGGTTGAGGCGAATAGCTTCAACATTAAGGGTGACCCGACCATCAATGATATTCAGTTCTATATCGTCCCGATGATGAATGCGCTGATTCGTGTTGGCTCATCTGAGCAAAAGAAGCGGATGTTCCGTGCAATGGTCGGTGAAGAACAGACTTTCCAGTACACTCCGACTCGTGGTAAGAACGCTGGTGTCACGATTGATGAAACTCTTGCGCAACATGTGGCTCGTGAGTGTTCCTCTTGCAAGTATCAGCAGAATAAAATCAAAGACAAGGCTGTTGGAGAGCTCCAGAAGTTGATTGAAAAGCACGGTGCAGACCAGAATAAAATCCTTTTCTGCAACTCTACTGGTATTCTTGATAACACTCTAACTGGTGTTGTGGCAATCAAGCTTGCTGAAATGTATGCGAAACCGTGCGTGTTGCTCCGTACTTTTACTGACGAACCGGATTATTATGGTGGCTCAATGAGAAATCCTGACGGTTCTCCGATTGAAAGTTTAAAGGAGTTCTTGATGAGTACCGGAGATTTTGAGTCAGTTCTTGGTCATGATAACGCAGCTGGTGTGAAAATCAAGAAAGAAAATGTGCCAAAAGCGATTGCGGATTGTAATGAGTTGCTTAAAAATGTCACGATGAGTAAGGAAATCGTGGTCGATTTTGATTTTGACTATAGTAGGTTGACTGTTGCATTGCCGAAGACCATGTATGAAATGCATAAAATCTGGGCACAGGGAATCTCCGAGCCGTATTTCTACATTAAAAACATTCCGCTGATTCATAGTGGATGTGCTCCGATGGGCAAGAACGGCAATATGTGGAAGTATTCTGATGAAGAAAAAGGCATTGATTTTGTGTGCTTTGCTGATAATGGTCGGATGATTAGCTGGATCAACAATGATTTTTATGGTGGGCAGGAAGAAAAATACATCAATGCTGTATGCCGGTTGTCTTTGAATCAGTATGGAAATAAGGTGACTCCGCAAGCACAGATTATTGATTTTGAGGTGATTTGATATGGGAAATTGGAAACGTGCTATCGCCATCGACTTTGATGGAACTCTCTGTGAGAATAATTATCCTGATATCGGTGAACCAAACTGGAATGTGATCTACCAGGCAATTCAAGAACAGAAGCACGGTGCTGGTCTGATTCTCTGGACTTGCCGGGAAGGAAAGCTTCTGTATGATGCAATGGAGGCTTGCTTTGATTGGGGTATTCAGTTTGATGCCATCAATGAGAGTCTTCCTGAGTGGAAAGAGCATTTTGGTACTGCACCTAGAAAGGTCGGTGCTGATGAATATTGGGATGATAAGGCCAGAACTGTAAAGAATGGAGAGTTGGTTGACAATGACTAATGCGAATAATTACGATTTATCATTAAATCTATTGGATGGTGCATATCAATCACTCGCGAATGCTCTTAAAAACTTGGAATTGCTTCGAGAAGGAACTGTGTTTAATCAGGTTTTGAATGATGATACGCATATTATTGAACCGGATGAATTGACTTATATTCTTGATAAATTTGCAGAACAGCATCCTGATTGGGAAATCTGTATTGAAACTGACTATGGGACGATTAGTGAAAAACTCAAAATGAATCATAATTTCTACGAAGGAATGGGTAATATGATTGTCCTTGATTTTGAATGAAGATGACAAAACGACGATATAGACATTACAGAATTGATTATCGCACATATAATTACACACTCAAGAAATATCACAACTTACACAGAGAAATCTACGCTGAAAATGCAAGAGATGCAGTTAAAATGCTAAGAAGTAAAGAATGTAATCGTGAGTTTGAGATTGTTAAAGTCTGGTTTGTTGATATTTTTGGTGATAAAAACGATAGATTTTATCCACGAACTTATGTGATTGACAAAGAAGATTATGAGTGAGGTGCGCAATGATTATTACTACTCCTACTTGCAAAAGGCTTGAAAGTGAAATTCAAGCTTTAATTGAAGAATGTAAACGCCGGACTGATAATCCATGTAAGACTGATAATCTATGTGGATTATGTGATGATTGTCGTTATCTTGATTTTTGTAAAAAATATTATGTAGAAGACGAAGATATGTATGGTTGGAAGATTAAAATTAAGGAGTTTGACTGATGGCGGTTTACATTACAGGTGATATTCATGGTGATTTTAACCGTTTTTTAGAATTAGAGAAATTTTGCCATGAATATAATCTTGGGAAGAATGACTGGATTATATGCCTTGGCGATGTCGGGTTGAACTACTATGGCAAGGACGATGATCGAGAATGGGGTATCAAGACTATTGCTGCAGATATTCCTGCGAATTTGTTTTGTATCCATGGAAATCACGAACGCCGCCCATCTCGTAAGGATGGCTATAAGACAAAGGAAATTAGTGGAGATATTTGCGGCAAAGTGTGGTATGACCCACATTATCCCAATCAGTATTTTGCTATTGATGGCGAAGTTTACCAGATTCTTGCTGATAGGGAAATTCTGAACTGTCTTGTTTGTGGCGGAGCTTATTCCGTAGATAAATGTTATCGGTTGGAGCGTGGATGGAACTGGTGGCCGGACGAACAGCCTAATGAGAAGACTAAGAAAAAGATCTGGAATATTACACATAACCCTCAAATCGATGATATTGATGTTATGCTCACGCATACCTGTCCATTCCGGTTCATTCCAACTGAATTGTTTATCGGTGGTATTGATCAAAGCACAGTAGACCAATCAACTGAAATATTCTTTGATAATATATACGAATGTTATCCTAACGATTGTAAACCATTCTGGTACTTCGGTCACTTCCATGGTAACAAGTACACTGACGACTATGTGATGCTTTTTGATGACATTATTAAGTTTGGAGATAAGGTGAAGAGTGATGATTAAAGATAAAAATTTACGAGTGCTTGATTATATTGATGGCAAAGAAATCCTCATTCAGATGGGTGAGGAAGGTTCTGAGCTGTCGAAAGCTGCGATAAAGTTTTATCGTGCAATTGACATGAAGAACCCGACACCTGTAAGCATTAACGAGGCTTATGAAAACCTCGTAGAAGAATTCGGTGATGTGCTGAACTGTATCTACGCATACTATGATGATGACGAGGATTGCATCTTGGCGTTTACATCGAAAGAGAATGAGATTGCTAACGAGAAGCGCAAGCGTTGGATTAAGCGCTTGAAGGAACGTAATCAGTTTTAATGGTGAAAGGAGAATAGATGTCAAATAATTTTGTAAATCTTCATGTACATACAGCGCAGGGTTCGTTACTTGACTCTATTCTTACCGTCAAGGAACTTGTAGACTTTGCCAAAGAGAATGGTCAGAAGGCTATTGCTGTTACGGATCATGGCAAGATGCACTCTTTCGTTGACCAAGTTAAGGCTTGTAAAGCAGAAGGTATTAAGCCTATCATCGGCTGTGAAGTCTATGAAGTAGATAATCAGGCAGAGAAAGCCGATACAAAAGACTATAAACAACCTCGTTACCATCTTGTTTTACTAGCAAAGAACGAGACCGGTTTAAAAAATCTATTTAAGATTGTTTCAAATGCTTGCGTTGATGGCATGTATAAAAAGCCTCGAACTTCTTTGAACATCATTGAACAGAACGAGTGGGGTAAAGGTATCATCTGTCTTACGGCCTGTCAAGTTGGTCGAATGAGTAGATTGCTTGTTGATGGAAACGAGACTGAAGCATGGCAGTTATGGAACAAACTGAAATGGATCTTTGATGACGTGTTTATGGAAGTTCAGTCTCATGATACGCCAGATCAGGCTGAAGCTAATGCCAAAATTGCAGCTTTTATTAAAAAGTACAATCTTCCGTATACTATTACAACCGATGCTCATATGCTTTCCAAGGAAGATGTTGATGCACATTCAGTTTTTGTAGAAATTGGAGAAGGACGAGAAGTTGGAGAAAGTTATGTTGACTGCTATCTTCAGACCGAAGACGATGTGCTGAGAACACTTTCAAAGCAGTTTGATGAAGACTTCATCCGAGAAGGCTGCTCAATGTCTGTGAAGATTGCAGATATGGTTGACGATATTGATATTGGTCTTGGTCAGCCAAACCAGATGCCCGAAGTGAAAATTGAAGGTGAATTTGATTCGCATCTGGATTACCTGCGTTACCTCGTTTATTCTACTTTTGATGAAAAATTCGGATGGATGAGTAAAGAAGAACAGCAAACCCGGCGGGACAGAATTGAGATGGAGCTTGACGTTCTTGAATACGTTGACTACATCGATTACTTCATTATGCTATATATGCTTTGCAAGGTGGCTGATGAACGAGGTATCCCTCGCGGCTATTCTCGTGGTTCTGGTGCAAACTGTCTATGTCTATTTATGCTAAACGTTACGCAGATTGATTCTGTTCGTTGGGATCTTGACTTCTCTCGTTTTGCAAATAAGGGTCGTAAGAGTCTCGCGGACTTCGACTTTGATATTAGCCGTCGTCGTCGCAAAGAACTTGTTTCTATTGCAGAAGAGCTTTTTGGAAAAGAGAGTGTAGCACCAATCGCAACTTTTAATTCTCTGTCTACCAAGGTTGCCATTAAGGATATTGGAAAGGTACTGAACGAAGATCCAGAAAGCCCATATTATATGCAGATTCCGTATGAATTGCGAAATGAAGTTGCTAAGTTGATTCCGACCGTGAAAACATTGGATGATCTCGGAGAAGAAGTTGAGAAGGAAGTTCTATTGAAGGACATTCTTGGAAAGAGCGAGCAGCTTTCTAATGTGTATGATAAGTTCCCTCTATGGTTTAAGTACGTTATGCGGCTTGAAGGTTTACCGAAAAGTATGGGTCGCCATGCTGCAGGAACTTTGATTACACCTAAGCCTGTCATTGAATATTGTCCTCTCTGTATGGATAGAGAAGGAAATCAGATGTGTCAGCTTGAAATGCACAATGCAATGGACGACTTATCATTGGTCAAGATGGATTTTCTTGGTCTTGAAAATTTGGATACGATTGATGACACATTAAAGATGGCCGGTCTAACTTGGAAGGATGTTGACATTAACCATCTCGACCTAAACGATAAGGCGGTCTACGACGCAGTTTATAAGTCTGGACACACAATTGGTATTTTTCAGATGGAGTCTGCTGAAGCTCGAAAGATGTGTGTTGAAGCAAAATGTGACAACGCCGAGGATATCATTGTTGTGAATGCAGCAAACCGCCCTGGTACTAAGGACAGTTTCCCGACGTATTGCTCCAATAAGCTTCATCCAGAGACTATCAAACTACTTCATCCTGATATCAAACAGCTTTTTGCCAAGACTCAGTACATTCTTCTTTATCAGGAACAGGCTCTGGCAGTATTTCGTTATGCAGGATTCCCTGAAACTGAGGTTGACAATGCTCGTCGTGCCATTGGTAAGAAAAAGAAAGATGTTATGGCATCCTTGGAGGTCCAGTTTAGAGATGGTCTTCACAAAAAAGGATGGAACGATTATCAGATTTCTGAGATGTGGGCATTGATCTTGAAGCAGGCTTCTTATTCCTTCAACCGGGGGCACGCAGTTGCTTATGGACTTCTTTCTTACCTGACAGCATACCTGAAGACTCATTATACTGAGTATTTCATGGCTGCGTGTATGATTACTAAAGAAGATGATTCTGGCAAAATGGGTGTGTTTATCAATGAATGTGACCGTTTACATATCCGGGTCCTTCCTCCAAGTGTTAACAAGTCTGATATGGAATTTAAGGCCGATGCGGAGAAACACACAATTCTGTTTGGTTTGAAAGCCATTAAGGGAATGGGCGAGAGTGTCGCATCAGGAGTAATTGCAGATCGTCCATATTCTGGATTGGCAGACTTTGTTCAGAGAGCAAACGGTGGCAAGATTGGCGCTTCAAATGTTGTCAAGTTGATTAAGGCTGGAGCTATTCCAACAAAGGACAAGAGAAAAATCTTAATCACTTTTGCAAATATGGTTTTTGAGAACGAGTATAAAGAGAAGAGTTTCCGCGAAATGGCATCTCTCCCCAAGATCTCTATTCTCAAAGACGAATACGGAATTGACACAGATTCTATTAAAGACAAACCTACCAGACTCGCCTTATATAATAAGGTAAGAAAGGAGCGCTGGGAAGCGGACACATGGAATCGAAAGAAAGAAAAAGACAAAAAGCGGAATGCCTTTATGCAGGCGTTTGCTGAAAAGTATATGCAAGACGAGCACATGTGGGAATTTGAAACCCTTTCAATGTTCTTGACTAGCAATCCCATTAAGGATGCTTGTACCTATATTGATGCTGGTCTTGATACTGTAGAGGATTACGGTGAGGCAACTGCTATTTGTGTCATCGTAGATATCCAAAAAAAGAAGGATAAACGTGGCAACCAGTTTGCGTACTTACATGTTTACACGACAGGTGGTATTGTCGAAATGATTTGTTGGGCATCTCAGTATGCACGATATTCAAGTCTGATTTCAAAGGGTAGCGATCTTGCAATCCTTTGCAAGAGAAAAGAAAATTCGTACATTGTTGAGAAGATGAAGCCCTACAAGCAGTGGCTGCGTGATAGAGAGATAAAGTAATGAATGGTGTTTTATATACTATTGACGGAGAGGTTCTTTGTGAGCTTCCTATGTTTAAAATTGATTGGTACAAAGATAAAACTGTAATTAAGATACATTGTACGAATTGTTGCGTCGTTAGAAAAGTTCAGAAGTGGAAGTTTGATTGCGCAGAACAATGCGAGCTTACCACAAAATGGTTTTATTGCAGAGTGTGCGGAGGACTGACAGAATTTAGATTAGGTGCATAATAAGAGGGTTATAAAGTGGCAGATAAGAAATTTAATGAAAATATGATCCGTTGCTACATCAGGATAAAACGAGTCTTTTATCCGAAAGATGGAAGGGAGGTGGAGCCCGGCGGCTTCGCCACTTTCTCTGCCGAGGTGGTAAAAGTCAAGCAGGGAAATCCTATCATGAGTCGATATAGTGACCTCCGACTGAAGGGCAATGTCCCTAGTCTTGATATGAATAAAACTTATTCGTTCTGTGGTGAGTATGTTCATCATGAAAAGTTTGGTGATCAGTACAAAATCATCTACATGAATGAGTTTCAAGAGATCACTGACCCGGAAGAACAAAAAAGCTTTCTCCGTTTTATTTTGACCGATCATCAGTTTGAGATGCTTTATGAAGCATTCGATAATCCGTATGAAGTTATCAAGAATGGTGACATCAAGGCTCTTTGTACTATTAGCGGTATTACGGAAGGTCGAGCACAAAAGATCATTGACTCTTTTGAACGCAACATTGATAACAGTGAAGCGTACACAAAACTGATTGAGTACGGTCTGACTCCCAGTGCTATTGAAAAGCTTGTTCGTCAGTATCACGGTGCAGACATTCTGGTAAAAAAGATTGAGGAGAATCCTTACGTCCTGATTGATGATGTGTATGGTATCGGCTGGAAAAAAGCTGACGCTATTGCTTTGAATATGGGCTTAAAGCACAATTCGCAATTTAGAATCGAAGCTTACGTCATGCATTTTCTTGCTGCTCGTGCCGAAGAAGGTAACTCTATTATCCCGGCAAACCAGACAATCAATAGCTGTATTAAGGAACTTGATTTGAACGAGGGTGATCAAGAAGTCATCAAAAGGGCACTTTTCCATTTACATGATGTCCGTGAAACGCTTTGGTGGAGTGATGACCGTCAGGAATTTGCTTTAACTAGAGTGTGGAATCTTGAAGATAAAATCGCAAAGGAAATCAAGCGACTGGCGGATGCACCTGTTGAGCCGATTGGTCGAAACATGGATGCTGCAATCAATGAAGCCGGGAATGCGCTTGGCATCGAGTATACTGAGGAGCAAAGAGATGCTATTAAAAAGGTATGCTCTAGCAACGTCTGTATCTTAACAGGCTACGGCGGAACTGGTAAAAGTACCGTTGTCGCTGGTGTTTTAAAGGTTCTTCGTGGCAAGTCTTTCGCTCAGACTGCACTTTCTGGTCGTGCCGCAGCTCGTATGCAGGAGATTACTGGTCAGGATGGAAAGACCATTCACCGTCTTCTTGGCTACGACATCGAGAATGGTGGTTTCATCCATAACAAGGACAATCCTCTTGAAGAAGACATTATCATTCTGGATGAGACCTCTATGGTTGGAGCTCAGTTATTCTATGACTTGATTCAGACAATCGAGACCGGCAAGCGATTCATCATGATTGGTGATGACGGCCAGCTTGAGAGTATTGGTATGTGTAACATCTTCAAGGATATGCTTGCATCTAAGGTTGTTCCTGTGGCTCGTTTGACTAAGATCCATCGTCAGGCAGCTAAGTCTGCAATTATCACGGAAAGCATTAAGGTTCGTAACGCTACGCAGTTGGTGCCTTATGGCTGGGCTGGTAGTGAGATTCGTGGTGAACTTCGTGATTTGGAGCTTGATATCTATAAAGACGCAAGTGAGTCATTCAACCACATCATCAATCAGTACCGTACCTTATATAATAAGGTAGGGAATGATAGTGCGAAGATTCAGATTGTACTTCCACAGAAGCTGCGTGGCAGTATCTGCACATACGAAGTTAATAATGCTATTCAGGAAATTGTGAATCCGAGTCGTGGTCAAGCAGAAGCAAAGGTTACAATCTATGGTGATGGCAAGGATAGGGTGTATACTCTGCGTGAGGGCGATCAGGTTATTATCAACAAGAATAACTATGAGCTTCACACATACAATCTCAAGACAAAGAAAAAGGAAGAGAAGTGTCCGGTGTTCAATGGAAACCGTGGCATTATCCGAAAGATTGAGAGTAGTTTTATTCTGGTTGATTTTGACCAGTGGGGAACGATCTTCATTCCTCATTACTTTGGTGGGAATAACATCTGGGCAACACTTGAACTTGCTTATGCTTTGAGTTGTCATAAACTGCAGGGCAGTGAGGCTCCGTATGTGATTGTTGGTATGGACAACTCTGCATACTTGATGCTGACGAGAGAATGGCTCTATACGGCCATCACTCGTGCCAAGAAGTATTGTGTGATTTGCGCCGAAACTCATGCTCTTGATCGGGCTGTAAAGACTTCGAGAGTGCCATACAAGCGGACGTTCCTGAAGGAATTTTTACGGAAAGAATTTGCAGAAAAGCATTGACAATTATGTGAGTATCCTGTATAATATAGTTATAAAAAGTCTCCATCCCGGAGGCTTAAAATTCTCTCTTTAACTATATAATACAGGATACGGGAAAGAAATGGCTTGCTCGTAACGACAAGCCTTTCTTTATTAGCTATAACTATATAACACAGGATACGCAAGGAGGCTTTATGACAGATAAAGAGCTCATAGGTAAGCTTGATGCGATGGTTAAGGCATTGCAGAAAGCAAAGAAAAAGACGGACAAGACCCGCATTTTGTTGGATGCACGTAAGGATTTTGGAGATGAAGCTGACGAGCTAATGGCATTCTTCAAATTCCTGCTTGACCCAGCGATTGTGACTGGCCTGTCTGATGCAAAGATCAACAAGAAGGTAACGGCAAAGCCTGATATCGATATTCAGTATCTCAGCTGCGGATACCTTTATATTATGGGTGCTGGGCATAATACTGGCTCTGATGCATCCATTGTAACAATCCAGAATTATTTACATAAAAATCCTGAATACGAAGAGTTTCTGAAGCGACTGTTCACTAAGAACTTGCCGATTGGAGTCGAGGCAGCGACCATCAATAAAGTGTACGGCGAAGAGATTATTCCAGTCTGGGAGGTCCAGCAGGGATATCCGATTGATAAGGTAAAGTTGAAGGATGGCATTTGGTTCAGTTTGAGCCAGAAGATGAATGGCAATAGGGGGACTCTATATCGTGGAGATTTAATTTCTCGTCAGGCACAGAAATTTGAAGGTCTTGACCATATTAAGAATGACCTGCTCTCTTTGTATGATGGCGATGCGACGAGGCGAGATTCTTTGGTATTTGACGGAGAACTTATCTACAAGAATCCCGAAGGAATGTCGGACGGAGAGGCGTTTCGTTTCGGAACTGGCCTACTTAATTCTGACAACAAGGACAAGACTGAAATCAAATTTGTGATTTTTGATGTGATTCCTGTTGTAGAGTTCGACCGTGGGAAATGCGCGGTTCCGTATCGGACGCGCCGTGAATGGTTAAATTGTCTTCGCGCAGAGATTACTCGCAAGAACCTTGAAAACATCGAAATTGTTCCAATGGTATATGAAGGTACTGACCAGAGTGTGATCCCGAAGTGGCTTGATTATGCTGTCGAACATGATTGGGAAGGTCTTATGTTGAACACGGACGTCCCTTACCGCCGGACTCGTCACAATGGTTGTCTCAAGATTAAGCGTTTTTACACTGTTGACCTGCGAATCACCGCAATCGAGGAAGGTCAGAACCGTCTGGCTGACACGATGGGAGCTCTCGTTGTGGATTACAAGGGTAATGTGCTTCGCATTGGCTCTGGCTTTGATGATGCTACGAGAGCTGCTGTGTGGGCAAATCCTGATAATTACATCGGTAAGATTGTGGAATGTAAGTACAAAGAGGTCACGATGGACAAAAAGACTGGCCTTGAGTCGCTGCAATTCCCGACATTTGTACGATTCCGAAATGATAAAAATGAAGTGAGCTACGGCTAAGGAGAAAGCTATGAATCTTTCCAAGAAGTCCATTAAACATATTCTTCGGATTCTTGATAACAAATGCGTCGAGGTTCCTCCAAAGACATCCGCTTATAACAGCAGTGGATGTAGAATTTTGACTCGTGATTTTGAGCCAAAGGAGTCACACGGAATGAATGGCTGGCAACGGATCGTCTATGTACCGTCTGAAGGATATTTCTACGGAATTTATAACGGAAAATCGGAAGAAGATTGGGATATTCCAGATATCTGGTCTCCTGCACAGCTTGCTGATTTGTGAGGTTTTATAATGTTTATTTTAACGCAGCATCGAGCCGAAATTGTTGATACCAGTAAATGTTTTGGAATTTGCATTGTAGACGATACGACAGTTATTAGAGCGTATTGCAATGATACAAGTAACTGGATAATGCTTGGTTTCTACAAAACAAGAGAACGAGCAAAAGAAGTAATTCAAGAGATTAACGTTGCTCTTTGTGAGAACCGTGTTAGTTTTGATATGCCGGAGGATTAAAATGCTACTTTTAACGCTAGATGGAGAGATTATAAATCTTGACCGCATGGCAATCATTGATACCGCAAGCCTTAATGTTTATGCAAGGCAGGGCATGGGTGAGCGTGGAATTGTTCTTGGCAGCTATAACTCCGAAAGTAGATGCTATGACGTTATTGCAAATATTTTTGACTGCTATCGAAAAAATGAGAAAGCATACATAATGCCAAAATGAATGATTTTAAAAAACTAGCTATCCCAAAGAAAGAACGACTTGAAGTTCAACTTACGGATGGCACAGAAGAGCACAATATATTGTACATAATCACATCTCTAGCCACTATTAAAGGTGCTGAGATTTTTAAAAATTTTCGTTTGTATTCTGTAGGCTCCGCCGGGGAGCTCAACTTATTAGAGAAGCGAGACGGCGATCCCTACTTTGATAAGCTGAAAGGAACAGAATATGAGTAATTCGATGAATCGAGAAGACCGGCGCAGAGAGCAGCGTAAGGCACGAATCCTTGCCCGGCGAATCAAAAAGGCCGGTGGTCCCGACTTTCTGGCTGGAATGCCCGCAGAGGAATGGGAGCCAAAGATTGGTGATGAGGTCACCATTAAGGTAAAGCGGATTCAAGGAAAGAAGGATTTCTTTAAGATGAGTTCTCAGTATCAGGACTTTATCAATAGCCTTGAAGACGGAAAGCCTTACAAGATTACCAGCACCGGCATGAAGGGGCAGGTTTACGGCATTGACGCACATCCTTATTTCCAGATTTGGAAGGGTGATATGGAACCCTACAAGGAGTCCTAATGAGGATGTACTTCAGAACGGATTATTATGCTTGTTACTGCGTGGAGTGCTTGAATCAAGTCATTTTAATGCGAAAAGGTTATTTTTATGATGTGATAGGTGAGGCGGATACTTTTTATCTTGTATGTACAGATAAAGGTGACCCATTTCCACAACCATTTAATATCGTAAAAATTCTCAAAGAAGATCTTGAAGATGACGTATATGTCGTGACTGGCAAGAGTAAAAAACTTGAGGAAGGAGGTGGGGCGATATGATTGGTATTGACCATCGTGAGCAGGGTCGTAAGGAACGAGCCCTTGCAGAATATTACAGAACCTTGGCTCGATATCCTACCGAGTGTGGAGAACCGATTACATATCAGTTGTCCGATGAGCAACTTAAACAGGTTCTCTGTGGGAAGGTTACTGTTGATGAATTGATTGGAAGAGGTGAGGTAAGTGAGAGACAGGATTAAGATGTGGATCGCTTTTATTAAGATTTTTAAGGATTATCTTATTGCGGTCGGAATCATGATTGTGTTGTGGCTGCTGTCTTGCCTTATCAAGTATGGGATTTCAGTATCCAACTTCCCAGATTGGTTTAAGTTTGCACTTCTAAAGTAATGGAGGATTGAATGGTAACCGATATTCTTAATAGAGAGATTCATGTTGGCGACACAGTTCTTAGAGCTAGAACTCGAAATGGTCGCGGAGTTCTTTGGAGCATTCGTAAAGTTGTCTCAATTATGAACGTAATGATTAAAGTTCAAGACGGAAAGTACACAACGAATGTTGCACCTAGGAATTGTATCGTAATTGACGAGAGTGACATTCCTGAAAACTGGCAGGACGAATATTAAGGAGAGTTGAATGATTGTTGATTTGATCGCGTACACACAGCGAGTTGTTCCTACAAGTGATAAGAATCCTTTAGATATTGTGGAGGAAGCTGCGAGTATTTGTTACGATTCTTCAATGACTGACGATTATAAGATTGCCAAGGGATGTAAGGCAAGCGGTCACTATTCTGTGCTTGAACACATCAACTTTACGTTCTACGTCAAAGATGTAAGTCGAGCACTTCTGGCACAGATTAGTCGTCATCGACATATTAGCATGAGCTGCCGCAGCCAGCGTTATTGCAGCGAGGATGGATTCAAGTATGTGAACCCGTTTACCGGTGAAGATGCTGATGTTTTCGATAATATGATGTCGGACATTGATACCGATTATCAGATTCTCAAGAAGTATCACAACGCCAAAAATGAAGACGCCCGTGCAGTTCTGCCAAATGCTTGCTGTACAGAATTTTACATTACGATGAACGCTCGTGCTTTGATTGAGATGAGTCATCTTCGACTTTGTTCTAGGGCTCAAAAAGAAATCCGCGAGATGTTTACAGAAATGAAGAAGGAAGTTGCACAGGTTTGTCCTGAAGTAGCAAATTGGATGGTTCCTTCCTGTGAGGCTAATCCGAAGTATCCGTTCTGCCCAGAAGGTCGTGGCTGCTGTGGCCGTCATCCTCGGTTGGCAGATGTTTATAAGCCTATTGAAAAAAACAAGGAGGTTATTGATGCAAACACTTGACGAAATTAAGAAGAACGTCGAGCACCCGTCTTATTACGGCGGTGCAGACAATCCCTATGAGGCTATCAAAGTGCTGCGAGAGTGGCAACTGGACAAGGATGCTTATCTTTGGAATGTTGGTAAGTATTTGAGCCGGGCAGGACACAAAGATGGCAATTCTAAGCTTCAAGATTTGATGAAGGCACGTAAGTATTTGGACTATAAAATCCGGCTTTTAGAGGAACAGCAGAAGATTGCTGAAAGTGTCGTAGATACACTAAAGAAGATTCCTGATGAGACTAATGATAAGCTGACTACGATGCCGAAAAAAGACATTAATGGTTATTTTTGTGCTCCAAATCTCGGCGGCGTCTGCCATGATTTGGTTTATCGCCCTGATGATTCATTTAAAGAAAAACTGGCAAAGGCAGAGCCGACGTGCAGTATTGAAACTGCTGTGTTTCCTGATTGTGCCGATAAGGTCAAGTTTTAAGAGGTTTACATAAATGAGATACAACTGGAAGCTACCTATTATCGTTATTTGTGTTGTGCTGATTTCCATTCTTGGCATGACCTTTATGGTGCAGGGGCCTAAGAACACGGCCATCTCTTATGAAGAGCAGATTCAGGAAGCTAAGTCTGGCATTGAGATTCAGGAGAAGCGCAGAGCTGATCTGATTCCAAATCTGGTTGAAACTGTCAAGGCTTATGACCAACATGAGTATCAGACACTGATGGACGTTGTGAATGCTCGTGGCACTTCCGGCCAGACCGCTCAAGAGATTACGACTCAGATTGCAGCTATTGCGGAAGCATATCCTGAACTGAAGTCTAGCGACAACTACAAGGAGCTTATGAATGAGCTATCCGTTACTGAAAATTTGATTGCAAACTATCGTGGCGATTACAATCGTGTCGTGAAGGAATATAAGCAGAGCGTTCGTAAGTTTCCGAACTCCTTTCTGCTGGGTCTGACTGGATATGAGGTTCAGAATTATGAGTATCTGTCCTATGAGGGGAATGAGGCGGCACCGGCAGTCGGGGACCTTTTTGGAAATCGGTAACGCCGAAATTACTTATCGTGAATTGATCGTCAGTGTTGGTATTGTGTTCATTATGCTGATACTTGGTAGCGTTATCGCTGAAAATATCACAAGAGATTCGCTTGAGCAGAAAAAAGAATATAATACAGCAATTTCGATTGAGTCCGAAAATATGTTCGATTATGGAATGAGAACCAACGTAGGTAATGCGTTTTGCCAAGGCGCACTAGAAGCAGTAGATACCGTAAGTGACTCACGTATCGACGGACAGTGGATGTACATCTATTGCGAAGAAAAGCATTATACGATGCATACACGAACTGTAACTACTACGGATGGAAAAGGCCATACCAGAACAAGAGTCGAAACGTACTGGACTTGGGACTATTACAGCTCAGAAGAGCATAGCTCCAAAAATGTAACGTTTCTTGGTAAAGAATTCAAGTATGGTGACATCAAAATGCCATCCAGCAAGTACCTGACAACTGTACAAGTCAGTTCCCATGTGAAATTCGAGTTTTATGTCAAAGATGTTCGTTATGATGGTACGTTGTTTGCAAATTTAAGCGACGAAAGTATACATAATGCACAATTCATTAAGGATAAAAACATCGAAGAAGCACGAGATTATATGATTTCTGCAGCTGGTACACGAGTGATTTGGTTTTATGTATTCTGGATCACATTGATTGTAGCTGTGGTCGGAGTTTTTTATGTAGCCGAAAATCGTTGGTTGGAAGATTAAGAGGTGATTGCATGGAATATGTGATTAAACGCGATGGAACGAAAGTTCCTTTTGATAAAAGTAAGATTGTAAATGCGATTGAGAAGGCGATGACGAATACGACTGGTGGAGTTGATTCTCGCGTGTCTAACGCTATTGCAGACTACATCGCAGACATCCCTGATACGATGTCTGTAGAGCAGATTCAGGACGTGGTTATTGACCAGCTGAAGAACAGTCCTCTTTCGGATGTGGCTGACGCTTATAGTCACTGGCGTATTCTTCGGCAGGAGATTCGTGAGAAACAGCGAGCATATGGCGAAATTCTTTCCATCTGTGATGTAGATAATGAGAAGGTCAAGCAGGAGAACAGCAACAAAAATCCTGTTGTGAATAGCGTACAGCGTGACTATATGGCTGGCGAAGTCTCCAAAGATCTGAGCTTTAATCTGCTTCTCCCGAAAGATATTGTGGATGCTCACTATGATGGCCGAATTCATTTCCACGATTCCGACTATTTTGCCCAGCACATGTTCAACTGCTCGTTAGTCAATCTGGAAGATATGCTGCAAAATGGCACTGTGATTTCTGGTACAGGAATCGACAAACCACATAGTTTCTCTACGGCGTGCAATATTGCAACACAGATTATTGCACAGGTTGCTTCAAATCAGTATGGTGGGCAGAGTATTACTCTGTCTCATCTGGCTCCCTTTGTGGATGTCTCCCGCAAGAAGATCGCGGGTGAAGTTCATGATGAGTTTTACGACATGATTCAAAACAATGAGATTGACAAGATGCCAAATCAGGAGACCATCAATCGAATTGTAGAGAAGCGTTTACATAAAGAAATCGTTGCAGGCGTTCAGACTATTCAGTATCAGGTTATTACTTTGATGACCACCAACGGGCAGGCTCCTTTTATTACCGTTTTTATGTACCTGGATGAAGTTCCTGAAGGCCAAACCCGTGATGACCTTGCAATTATCATTGAAGAAGTCCTTCGTCAGCGCATTAAAGGCGTGAAGAATGAGACTGGTGCATGGATTACTCCGGCTTTCCCAAAGCTGATTTATGTGCTGGAAGAAGACAACATTCGAGATAATTCTAAGTATTATTATCTGACTGAACTGGCAGCTAAATGTACTGCCAAGAGATTTGTACCTGACTACATTTCTGAGAAGAAGATGTTGGAGTACAAAGGTGCTTGCTACCCCTGTATGGGATGTCGCAGTTTCCTGACTCCTGATCGAACCACCGAGAATATTTCTGGTGCCATGAATTGGGAGAAGGGCCACAAGTATTATGGTCGCTTTAATGCCGGTGTTGTCACCATCAATCTGGTAGATGTTGCTTGTAGCTCTAAGAAGGATGTTTCTGAATTTTGGAAAATTTTTGATGAGCGTCTTGAACTGTGCCATCGAGCACTTCAGATTCGGTATAAGCGATTGATGGGTACGCCTTCCGATGTGAGTCCAATTCATTTTCAGCATGGTGCAATCGCACGTTTGAAGAAGGGCGAGAAGATTGATAAATTGCTGTTTGACGGATATGCAACCATCAGTTTAGGTTACGCAGGTCTGTATGAATGTGTAAAGTATATGACCGGTAAGAGCCATACTGATGATGAAGCAAAACCTTTTGCTCTTGAGATTATGCAACACATGAACGACAAGTGCAGTGAGTGGAAGGCAGCAGAAAATATTGATTACAGTCTCTACGGCACCCCGCTGGAATCCACCACCTACAAGTTCGCCAAGTGCCTGCAGAAGCGGTTTGGCATCATTCCAGATGTAACCGACCATGATTACATCACCAATAGCTATCATGTCGTGGTTCGTGAGCATATTGATGCATTCAAGAAGCTGAAGTTTGAGTCTGAGTTTCAGCAGCTGTCTCCCGGCGGAGCCATCTCGTATATCGAGTGCCCTAATATGACCAACAATATTCCTGCTGTGATGAGTGTCATCAAATACATCTACGACACTATTATCTACGCAGAGCTGAACATCAAGTCTGATTATTGTCAGGTTTGTGGTTATGACGGCGAGATTAAGATTGTCGAGGACAATGGTAAGCTTGTTTGGGAATGCCCAAATTGTGGTAATCGAGACCAGAATAAACTGAATGTTGCACGACGTACCTGCGGATTTATTGGGACTCAGTTTTGGAATCAGGGGCGGACGCAAGAGATTCGAGATCGAGTAGTTCATCTGAGCGATAACTAAACAAAGGATGAAATATGGATACTACACAACAGATTTTAGAGCGAGATTGGGATAATGATTTTGTTAAAAAGATGCAGAATCGTATTTTGGTATCTCATTATAAATATGGTTGGATGAATCAGACATATCCAGATTTGGCTCAAGCTGTAAAGGAAATTTATCCAAGAGTCAAAAAGTATTTAGAGACAGGAAATACAGAATGGCTCATTGATGTTGCTAATTTCGCAATGATTGAATATTTGCATCCTAGTGTTGTTGGAGCGCATTTCAAAGGAACGGATAGTGAAGAGTCTCCGGGACTGACAAGTGGAATCAGCTACAAAGAACTCGAAGAGAGTATGAAGTAAAATTTGAATATAAGTGGTGGGTTGGTGGGATTACATATGAAAGAAATCATTGTTTTCTTCGTGATTGTATGGGTTATCGCCTATTACATTCTGAAAGACAACTATAAAGATTAAGGAGATACTTATGAAGAAATTTATGGCAATTTTTGTTGCATTCCTCATTGCAGTTGGTGCGGTGCTTTGCACTGAGCGAGTACATACTGGTTATGTAGGTGTTGTTTATTCCGCAAAGGGTGTCGAGCAGCAGACTATTTCTCAGGGCTGGCATTTTATGAGTCCTCTGAAGCATGTGTCTGAGTTCCCGATTACTCAGCAGCGAGTGGTATTTTCTAATGCTCCGTCCGACTATGGCGCAAAGGAACACGCAGATTGGCACATTGATGCCCCTGCTAATGGCGGTACGATTGCAATCAACTTGACTGTCAATTATAACTTCCTGCCGGAGCATGTTGTTGAACTGTACACCAAGTTTGGTGGCATGGATGGCGAGAGCCTGATGGAGAGCAAGATTCAAAACGATATTATTGCTTATGTTAAGGAGGTCACTCCTCAGTTCAGCGTCATGCAGATTTATTCTGATGACCGTGCAGGTGTTAATACTGCAATCACCGACTATCTGAATGAGAAGCTAACCGCAGAATATGGTATCAATGTTTCTTCCGCACTGATTGTTGACGCACAGCCTGACGATACCCTGATGCAGAAGATTCGCGCAAAGGAGCAGGCAAAGCAGGATGCAGAGATTGCAGAGCTGAATAAACAGACCGCTCTGGCTCAGGCAGAGACTGATAAGGTTAAGGCACAGACGGAAGCTGATGTTAAGATGATTGAAGCACAGGCTGAGGCTGATGCGAATAAGGTGCTTTCCGAATCTATTACTCCTGAACTGATTCAGATGAAGGAAGCAGAAGCTCGCCTGAAGCATGGCTGGGTTACCGTACAGGGCGCAGATACTGTCGTTACCAAGGGTGAGTAAATAAGAATTACGATAAAGATTGGAGTCTATAAAATGAAACGAATGTTTGGCATGATGCCCAGTAGTGAAGTTGAATTGCGTGAAAGTTACAAAGATAATTTTGGACTGACCGTAAGAATTGAAGCTGGCAAGCATGGATGGACTATTATGTGGGCAGATGGTGGTTCTGATTACAAGGATGTCGATGCAGAATCCGCTATTGAAAATTTTAATGAAGCATTTGAGACTGCACAGAATAGGATTGGAAAACTCGTAAAAGTGCGTTGTTGTGGTGAATGTTGCGGTGAGTGCTAAGAGGTCTTGTAAAATGAAAATTCTTGAAAGAAGGTGATTGGTATAGAAGCATGGAAGAATTTCTTTAAGGCGCTTGGTTCTTTCCTTGGGATTGTTGTACTTTTTTGTGCTACATATTTTGTATCGTGGATTACCACGATTGGTATTATCTGGCTGATTTTTAAGCTGTTAAACATCACGTTCACAGTCAAGGTCGCAACAGGTATTTGGTTGGCACTTATTTTACTTGAATGTTTCATTAAGGGCAATCGAAGTAAATAAATCAACTAGTAGGGTGGGCGTGGTGGCATGAAAGGAGCTATATGGATTATTGGTCTGTTGAAGTAATGTATTACGATGACGGGCATCAGGCGTTCAATACATATATGGTTAAGGCACAGGATCAGAATGATGCTATGAACAAAGCGCGTCATCGCTTTGAAAAATCTCATCCCGGTGTGAGCTGTATGGTTCAGAATGTAGAAAAGGCAGGTGGCTAAAATGGAAGACGAAAATATCGTTTATGAAAACATCAATCCTGAAGACGATGATGAAAGATATTTTTTAACTCCTTGGGGTTGTCTCTGCTGTGCGTTTGCAGATTTTAGTCTAAAACCTCCTGAAATCTCTGAAAAGATGGCTGATGCTCTCATGGATGATTTCTTTGAGATTATGGAAGCAGCGGGTATTTTAGAGAAGAAAAATAAATCTTGATAAAAGTGCCGTTCTAGCGAGGTAAATATATGAAGAAATGGACAAAAGAGCAGCTTGAGTCTGAAGGATACGAAATTTGGAATGCAGAAATCAAGAATGTATCTCTTAGTATGGAAGATCATGCTTGCCTTGTTTCTTATCTGAGTCTTGATGGTCATGGTCCTTGTTGTTGCTATGGAGGATATGTTCTTGGTAAAGGATATGTAGGAGCAAAAAACTTTAAAGGTTATGCTTCCGGCATTGAGGCCATCATGCGGATTATGGATACGGTTGGCTGTAGTACATATGAGGGCATGAAGGGGAAATATGTCCGTGTTGCAACTAAAGGCTGGGGCAGTACAGTAAAGATCATTGGCAATATTCTTGAGGATAAGTGGTTTGATTATGAATCTTTCTTTGATGATATGAAAAACGACACTGCCGATGATAAGGGTACTGAGGTAATATGGAGAAGAAATACGTAAAAATTTTTAAATGCCGTGGATGCAATCGCGATATCATTAAAAATGATGTTGGTTTATCTATTGCTGAGAAATGGACTCTTTCAGGAATGTTTCAAGATGGGTGTGAACCCGTTGAAGTGTCTGGCGGGTCTAGGCTTTCTGGACAGAACAAATTCCTGCTTCATCGGTGTGATCCAGAGAAGCTTTGTATTTGTGATTTCATTGGATGGAAAGAAATCGAGGCTAGAAATGATTAACAATCCTTTTGCAGAAGATGGTATCGTCTCCTGTCAGTGCTGCGGCAGTGGTGAGTACCTTTATAACGAAGATGGAAACCAGAACGGCTACTGCGGAAATTGCGGAGCTAGAATTGACTGGCCAGAAGAAAACGACGGTTGGAAGAGTACAAATACTGATCTGCCAAAATATGGAGTGCTGTGCAAGACTAAATATAAAGATGGTCGAGAAGATACGGCTGTTTTAAGTTCTTATGTCGGATGGCATACCGAAGGCGTATTTAATACTCTCAAGGAGCCTGATTATTGGCGTTATTTTACGGAGGATAACAATGAAGAAAGTAACACTTGAACTTCTGGTTGATGAAAACGGAGACGAAGATATCAACCCTATTAAAAGTGAGATTGAGAGAGCTCTTCAGCGCTGTTACCACGATATGAAGTTGGTTTCATATGAAGAAGAGAAGCTCGATGTACGATGGTTTTGTGCAAAAGACGTAACTCCTCCTGTCCCAGAATATGGTATGTGTTCTGAAGATGTCATCGTAAAATACAAGGATGGCACAGAAAGCGTTGCGTGCATCACATTTAATGGAGTGTGGTACGATACTAATTACAATGAAGTTGCAGATGTAATAGTGTATTGGCGATACATGACGGATGACGAAAGGCCAGATTAACAAATAAAATTCCGCTTTTAACAGAAAGGAAAGGCATGTTTAAGACTTTTAAAAATACTGCTGTATGCGTCCTTCTGGCAGCGATTATGCTGACTGGATGCAGTGCAAGTGTGAAAGACTCAGTAGGAAATGTAGCTGTAGAGAATGGCTGGTTCTATCGTATCAGTGATACTCCTATGGTATACGACAACACACATTATGTATTACTTATTCTCTAAATGTACAGGCAATCAAGGCTACGGTTATATGTCTCCTTATTATAATGAGCACGGTCAGATGTGCTACTACGTTGATGGTCAGGTTATTCCAATCGAGGAGGTGCTAATCGATGCTGACTGAGATTGTTTGGATGCTTGTTAAATCGTATATCGTTTTGATTCTTACAGCCGCAATTATCCGCTCTGAAGAAATTCTATACGATTTCTTACGTAATACTGTAATGTATGACATCAAACTTAAATATGTAAAGTGGACTGTCGTTGCACTGAATATTCTTATTATCGTATGTGTGAGTCTATGGACAAAGGTGATTTAAAATGGATACTAGCTTTAATTTAAAGCACGTTCCCGGAAGCTTTGCATGGATTATTGAGCGAGAGAATGCCGACAAAAACTGTAATAAATGTGATACCAACGGAAATGTGAATATAACATTCTTTGACGGTACTCAGAAAAAGTGGCGTTGCCCAATTTGCCTTGGATACAAAAAGGTTGTAAAAGACGTATATCGAATCAAAAAATGTAAAATCAAGAGAGTAAACATCGGAGCAAGGATTAACGAAGATGGCAATTTAACGGTAGAAGAAGAATCTATTCAACTAGAAGGAACTAACATAAGGGACAATATCGATCCTGATTTTGAGTATTACATTCGTAATATTTATGACACAGAAAGTGATGCGAAAATTGCGGCAAACGAAATCAATAAAGCACGAGGGAACACTGATGAATTATATGAAGATTGTCCCATGTGATATAGCGAATGGTCCGGGCGTAAGAGTCACGTTATTCTGTGCTGGTTGCAATCACCATTGCCCCGGTTGCCAGAATCCTACTACATGGGACCCGAATGGTGGTCAGCCATTCACAGATGAAACGCTTGATAAAATTGTAGATTTACTTCGACCTGATTATATTCAAGGGCTTACGCTCACTGGTGGAGATCCACTCTTGCCGGAGAATAGAACTACAATCTTTCGTATCTGCAAATGTGTTTACAAAGAGTTTGGGCGAAAAAAAGATATCTGGTTATGGACGGGGTACACATATGAAGAACTGCGACAAGAATGGATGGAATCATGGGATAGCGTCATTCTTGTCAACATTTTTTCATACACAACAGTTCTCGTTGATGGTCCTTTTATTGAGGCGAAAAAAGATATTTCTCTTCCATATATGGGGAGCTCAAATCAGAGGGTGATTGATATTTGGAGGAGCGCAGGAAAAGATAATCCAGTCCTTTGGTGGACTCCAGAAGAGAAAGGAAAATAATATGGATTTAGGAAACGTAGCTAAGTATTTTTATGGGCGTCACGGGGCTGTAGAGTCTGTCGCTCCAGTTTATCGCCCTAATATCAAAATCAATAGACTTCACGACGATGCTCATCTGCCGACTTATGGTTCTGCAAATGCTGCTTGTGCAGACCTGTATGCCTATATCGGTTTTGATGATGCAACGATGGTAAACAAGAATGGTGATCGCTGCATTATGATTCAGCCGCATGAGACCGTTAAGGTACATACTGGTTTACGGATGGCTCCGCCTGAAGGTTGGTACATTCAGGGCTTTGCCCGCAGCGGTCTTTCCACAAAGCAGGGACTTGCACCTGTAAACGCTGTGCCGATCATCGATCAGGATTACCGTGGAGAAATCATTATTCCTCTTCACAACTATTCCAATATCCCTCAAATGATTACTCATGGCGACCGTATTGCTCAGATGGCAGTTGTTCCGTTCTGGCAGGCTGATTTTGAAGAAGTTTCCGAATTGGACGAAACTGAGCGTGGAGTTGGAGGATTTGGTTCTACTGGAAAACAGTAATCGAGGTGTTTATGGGAAAGACGATTGATACGTCCGAACTTCTGTATCGGATGGGAAAGTACGCAGAAATCGATGTTGAAGAAGAAAAACATGATGCGTTTATGCATTTCATGCTTCTTTTGACACGCACAATTGAAAAGATGCCGAATGCTGCATTGATTCATAAAAATCCGATTGATGATGAGATTATGGAAAATCAGTACAAGTTGACGAACGCAATCTCACTGGTAACTGGCCGCACTCGAAACGACGGCTGGTATTCTACTTGGATTGGCATGACTATGAAGATTGTGCGTCTGAAGAGTGGAGAATCAGCTGGTTTCCGGTACATTAAAGATAATGAGGGACATGATTATCCGGGCACAATGCATACATCTTGTGTTGTTGATTATTACATCTCAAGTGACAAGAAAAATGTTATTGTCCAGACTGAGAACACAATTTATAAGTTTGAAAAGGTTAAGGAGGACTAAATTATGGCTAAGTATTTTTATGTTTACAATATCGCCGGTGTCGAGGATTCTATTGTAAAGATGTTCAACACTGATACTGGTGCAATGGGCGAGAAAAGCGTCAAGAAGGATCGCATGGATGGCTTTATTGATGGTATTAAGACGAGCGGCTTTGTTTTGAATAAAGAACTGGCGGAGGCTGACGTTGCAGAGGCCGAAGCAAAGCGTGTTCTTGCAGAGAAGATGACCGCTTATCAGGCAGCTCGCGATGACTATCACAACAAAAGTGAAACTCTGAAGAAGGTCAAGGCCAAGTACGGTATCAAGTAAGGAGAATACATAATGAAGTATTATACGGTTGAATCTTATGCCGAGAAAGAAGCTCCATTTGGAATTGCATGGCAAGTAAAGCTGTTTGACGAGCATACTCTTCTGGATGAATACGACCATATCTTTTATAACGAGATTGCTGGCTACTGCAAGTGTCTTGAAGATATAGGATTCGTGGATGAGCAATGGACTTTTAAAAGGCCACAGGACGAAGAAATCCATGACTTTGTTAAAATGTGCATAAAGGAAAAGGAGAATGCACTTCAGATGGAATGGTATGAAATGACCGGTAACTGGCCGAATGGCGCAGTGACTCTCGATTAAAAGGTAAATTTTACGGAGGAAGTGATTCTATGGCATACGCAGGCAAAAATGGATACGATAAAGACACGGATATTTTATTTCCAATAGCTACTAATATTATTGGATGGGTAGGTAAAACAGATAGAGAAGAGATTCTTGATCTCAGTTTTGAACGAATTTCCCTTTATCAAGTAGGGAAGATCCTTGAAAAACTTGGCTATCAGAATATTGATATGAGCGAAAACGGATGGGAAATGGATTACTGGTGGGAGTACGAACTTGCCAATAACGCCAATGATATTCCAAACCTTCCTTGTCGAGTTCAAATTAAAGGAAGTTGCGCAGAGGGCACAATGATGCTTAATGTTTTAGATAACGAATAACTCTAATAGTAGTGGTGGGTGGGAGGAATAAATGTATGAAACGGAATATCACAATAAAACAGACTTGCAATTGTAATGGTGATAACTGTACTCAAATTGGAATCATTCGCAACGATGAAGTATATGTCATGCAAACAAGTTCTCCGAAAAGAGAAGACCCAGCGGAATTTACGTGCAGTATGCCTGAACAGAAACATTGTTTAAAAAATATCCTTTATAAGATTGTAGAAAAACTAAATAGTCTTATTGGATGGATTATAGATACGTTTAACGATATTTGATCAAGGAGATTGTATGAAAGCACATATTCGAGAAGAAAAGAAAACAACTCCATTAAAACTTGGTGAGGGAATATTACTTCAAGAGAAAGATGGAAAAATTTACAAGGTTTGCGATACAGTAGAATATGATGAGACGCATACCGACGATGAAGTTATAAAGGTTGCTTTATCTGAAGAAAATATGATTGTTGGATCGAACTTTTTTAATACATCGTTTGTGTTTACAGATTGAGGTGTAGATATGCACAAGACTGATAGTTTGAAAAATCCGGTAATCGTATTTCCATGTAAGAATTGCGGTTGCACAACTAAGATTCGAGTGGCTTCTTTTGAAAATCCTGATTTGGACATTCCTGAGAATAATGTGATTGCGTGCTATAGATGTAGAGCGGAAGTTGCTGGGTCTGAGTTTATTTCTTGGAAAGAAGCAACTAAAACTATTTTTACCGTGGAGGTGCCAGATGGCGATTAAGATTATTGAACACAAACATGAGCGAAAGAAAATAAGATATGCCGTTAAATTCCTTTGTAAATGTGGATGCGTATTTTGGGCTGATGACGAAGATACGAAAATTCCAAAAGAATTTGATTGGACTGAATACTCACCGGTTAAACAGGCGATTTGCCCAGAATGCAACACAGAAGTTTCATCTTGTTTATCTGCAGTTCCAAGAGAAAAGATTTTTGTGGATTGAGGTGCCAAATGGCTATACGAATTGAAGTCCATGGTAAAGAAAGAGAAAAAACAAAATACTCAGTATAGTTTAGATGTTCTAGCTGCGGTTGCGAGTTTTGGGTTGATGCAGATTCTCTTGGAGAGTTCAAGCCAGCCAATTATTGTGATTTAAAGTATAACTGTCCTGAATGTGATTCTAGTTCTTATCCGGTTGATATTATGGAGAACAGCCGTATCTTTAATGAGCACAAATGGAAACCTGTATTTTGGCAGATTATCGAATCTCCATTTCATCGGTATTGTAGAATTTGCGATAAAGAAAAATAATATGCTAAAGCAAGCTTATTTTTAAGAATGTATGTTTTAAGGAGGGCAGTATGTGGATAAAAATTGAAGACGAACCAATTCCTACTTATGGAAAAAATGGAGTGTTATTCAAATTGTTTCTCAGTTTTCATGTATATTATGGATACGAACCATACGAAACTGATGATCCTCTTATAGAAGCTGCATGGGACAGTCTCAACGAATGTTTCTTTGAAAAGCGTACTGGACTTCAAGTTCGAAATGACGACATCAGTATGTGGTGGAAAGAAGATTAAGAACTAGACTTTTATGAGGTGACTTATGGGTGACTTTGCATTTTGTAGTACATTCACAGAAGATTATAAACTTTTCAGAAAAAAACTTGAAGCTGGTACGCTTACGGAAAAAGAACTAATAGAGTTTGATAAAAAATATGGCTGCAGATTAGAATACACTTATTATGCAGATCAAACGCCTGAATATCTCAGACATCTTTTTAAACCAAAGAAATGTGTCTATAACAATCCAATCATTAAAATGCGGTGAAAATCATGGCACTTGTTTACAAAGATGACTGTACAAATCTCGTAACGAAAGAAAGGTCATATGCGATACATTTATTGAAGCAACGACATGAAATATCTGTTTATCGTGATTCTGTATTGGATGAAAATTATATTGAATATTGGTTTCAATATCTACCAAAATACAATAATTTCAATTCGCGTGGCTCATCTCCTCTAATATCTGCACCAGACGCAAATATGATTTTTGGAAGTTTTAGAGATAAACATCGTGGAAAATATTGGTTTAACGGATGTATGCCAGCCACAAAGGAAATAAAGTATCTTAAAAATTATGAGGTGGTGAGAGTTTGACTAAGCAAATAGGCTATTATAAATCCGACTGGTACATTATGGGCATCGACGGAAAATATAACAACTCCTGTATCTCGCATACAGAATCGCAGCTTCGATATACAGTCCCAAGGTCGCCAGAATGGACCATCAATGGATTGGGTTTTGCTTACCTTAGAGAACATGGATTTGAAGATTATCCTGAACTCTATGGTATTGTATTCTATGATATGGAGTGGTGGCGAAAAAAACGCTATCCGGGTGACTTTTATGTAGAAATACCAATTTGTGATTTGTGTGCAGATGCCTTTCATTTAAAATGGCGTTGTAAGGAATTTCGTGTACATCAATGGTCTTGCTTGCGTAAAGAAACAAAGTGGGTGAAAGGCAGAAGTAACTACACTATTTGTGAGCTTGCCGATAAGTTGCCACACGAAGAATTTATAGAATATCTAAAAGACAACGATATCTATATTGTAAACGAAGGTGGTGTTGAACTTGGATGATAATAACGAAAAACTCACTCTTGGAGAAAAGATCTTGTTTTTGACAGTCGGTGTGCTCATTACTCTTATTGTTGGATATTTTGTATGGGCGATTGGCGACGGTATCTATCGTCATTATAATCCGATTGAGTGGACTGCCACTATTGAAGAACTGGAACCGGGCATCTACGGATATACATCTACTATGGTATCTAATGTCCCAGCAGAAAATTATGAGATGCTTACAGTTCTTTGTAATGGCACATACATGAATATCAAAGGCCATGTACAGATTGTGTACGATAGCAATACTCCGTATATCGAATATAAGTCAACCAATACTGTTAATGCTGACTCTGTGATTATCCATGCACAGAAATGGCAGATTAAGAATAACGGAGTTAGCACAGTAACGAGGTGATTTTTATGGAAGAATTGTATGTTTTAATGAGGGTAAATAATATGACTTATACACTTATGTCTGTTCCAGAAGATAAAGAAGTCTGGTGCACTGGATTTCGATTTGATGATACGAAGGCTGGCATCAATTGCAAGCCGGTACAAGGAACTATTCATAACAAGAATTATTGGGAGTCGAAGTTTAAAACAAAAAATCGCACAATCAGCGTGAATACAAATCAATCGTATTATGCATTTGCTGATACTTACGAAGAGGCCGCACATATTTATAATGAGATGATAAACACATTTCTTGTTGAGCTTGATAAAAGATACCATAAAATCGCAAGTTCATTAGAAGGCTGCTATCTATCAAATGATCGCGGCGTGATGTATTAAGAACTAGATTTTTATGAGGTAGTGAATTATGATTGAACGCGGAGAATTTTATGTGGTAAACAATCTCATGGTTGTTGCGCACGACTACGAACGTATCGATGGATATTGCCGTATGTGGAGCAGGCTGCCTGTAGATAAGAATTGCCTTGAAACTTATTGCCAAGCTCTAAAAGACTGTGGGTATAAGGATACTACGGAGAATTTCAAAAATGCTTGAAGAATATGTCAAAATTATATGTGATCGGTGCGGCGAATATACGCTTATTAAAAAGAATGGATTCCCAGACAGTGTCGCAAGTTATTACGTTCCTGATGATAAAAAATGGAGCTTAAAAGGCGAAGATGCTATCTCGGATTTATGCCCACAGTGCAGATGTGAATACGAAAAAATGCTTCATAAATTCTATTGTGGAGGAATAAAACGCAATGACTGAAGAATTAGGGTTTTATAAAGACCAAACAGAATATTACAAAAGATCAATCGAAGATCTACTGCACCATTATACTGATAGCTGTGGCATGTGTACGGTTAATTTAGATTGCAGTGAATGCGTTGTGGATGGTTTTATCAATCAGCTACGAAATATTCTATATAGTAGTAGTGAGTATAAAGGAGAACATCGATGAAAGAGCTTGGATATTATATTATCTCTGCTGACTTATGTGGCATTGCTCCATACCGTAGAGAAATCTTTTATAAAAAAACTTTGCTACGATACGTTGAGGAAAATTCAATTGAAGAATATTCAGTAAAATTTTATAACAGAGATGGAACTGGACGTCCAAGTTGGATAGGGGAGACAATTAAAAATCATTTTTATGTTGCCATCCCGAATATCGGTGAGCACTCAGAAACAGTAAAAATCAAAAGAAATAGTGACAGTTATATCGAACTGAAGAAGCAATTTCGGTACGTCTCTCCGAATAAAGTATCTACTGCGGAAGTTATGCACGACTTGTCTTTTGAGGAATTTTTAGAGCTTGCACGAGATATGGGTTACGATATTACTAAGCGACCTTGATAAAACTTGGATTCTTATAAAGGAGATTCACAATGATTATTGATTGCAAATCTATTGCACAAGATATCAAAAATAAAATCAAGAATATTATCGCAGAAGATGACTACGCTCCTATTTTACATATTTATCAAGTAGGAGACAACCCTGCATCCAACGCTTATATTCGCGGCAAGCTGCGTGACTGTGAAGAGGTTGGAATCGAAGCGGAGCTTATCAAATTACCAGAAAATATCACTGAAGACGAATTAAACAATAAAATACTGGAAGATTATAATTGGGAAGATGTGGACGGTATCATCGTTCAGCTACCTCTGCCCAAACATATCAATCCCAAAAATATCATTATTCCAGACGAACTTGACGTTGATGGTTTTAATTCTACATCGCAATTTCAGCCTTGTACTCCGCTTGGCGTTATGAAGATTTTTGACGCGATTGGTTACGATCTGGGTGGTAAGAATGTGCTTGTGTGCGGCCAATCTGATATTGTAGGTCGTCCACTTGTCGATATGCTGATCGGGAGACACTGTAATGTGATCTCTGTTAATAGTACAGGGAGCTACATGAAGAATACTGCTTACGTTACAAAACTAGCAAATGTTGTCATCTCTGCGGTTGGAAAACGCAATTTTATTTCTCATATAGATCTATTCAACACAGACGTCTGCATTGATGTTGGTATTAACTACGACGAGAATGGCAAGCAACATGGAGACTGCGCTGATGAGGTTTACAACATGAAAGATATTATGGTGACCCCTCGTATCGGCGGTGTCGGCCTGATGACCAGGGCGATGCTGCTTTATAATGTATGTGTGGCTAAATATGGTGAGTATAAGATGGAAAACATCCTATAATATAGATAATAAGAAGTGGAGAACATTATGGAAAGTAAAGAAGCAAAGTTGGTGTACACACCAAAAGACATTCAGAAGATGCTGTCACTCAGCAAGAGTGCGGTATACAATCTCATTCGAGATGGCTCTATTCCGTCTGTTAAAATCGGACATTCCTATAGAGTCGGTGTAACCCAGTTTAATCAATGGTGTAAAGACAACGCAATCGACAAAATTTGCTGATGCGACATGGGTTCTTTGTCGTGACTAGGTTACATCTAGGTTACATTTTAGGTTACATAATACCAAAAAGACAATATGGACTATATGGAAAATATGGACTATATGTCCCTGTTTTTAACAAAGATTTGCTGAATTATCTGCACTATATGGATAATATGCACTAAAAAGACAGATTTGATGGCAGTTCGACTCCCATCGCCTCCACCAAATGAAAGGGCGAGGGTATTTGGTACTGTTATTTTCGGACAGTATCGGATACTCTCGCCT